GTCCCCCCTCTACAGACACCCAAAATACCCTATATTAAGGGGGGATACGGGAGGGAGGGGGGTATGGTTTGAGGGGAGGGGGTAGGTATAGGGGGTATGCCAAACAATTTGTGGGATGGGGGTCGTCAGGTTCAGGGTGGTCAAAATCCACATTCAGGATGTGAATAACTTTCACTTGTATTATTTTAAAATTGTTATATCTTTGTACCCACAAACCAATTAATAAAAATATGGACACACAAAAAGTTAAAAACTTGGTTAAAAGTAAAATTGACCAGTTATTGTCAAACCAAATTGACTACGAGTGGAATGGTACTGATTTCACGAATGACCTAACAAATGAGTTGTACGATGAAAAAAACGAAAAGAACGTAACCCTTGTACACACAAGACAAAAGGTTATGTTGGATTACAAGTTGTACGAAACCTTTGTTAATCACTTGACCGAAGTTGTAATGTCGGGAATTGAAGAGGGTGAAGAAGATTAAACACCACACCGAAAGTCCTCACCGAAAGGTGGGGATTTTTTTTGTCCAAGAAGATTTGTGTGAACTTGAGGAGATGGTTCAGGTGGAAATTTGATTGGCGAATAGACCATAATTGCACCGACTCGCCAACCAATTTTCGGATACGGACGACAGGTGGTCATCGGGTTCGTGGTAGTCTGGCGAAATAAATAAAAAAAAGTTTTGTTTATATGAAATAGTGTTTTATATTTGTGTATTCCTAACAAACTAAAAAATAAAAGTATGAACAAAGAAATCAAAAAAGTAACGAAGTCCGAAATCATCAGTATCATCAAAGAGATTGAGGAAAAAAGTCCTAACACTTTTGTAGGGGTAAAAATGAAAACCCTTTACAAAGAAGTTTTACAAAAGACAAAGGACACCAAAGAATTAAACCCTTACTATAAGGAAATCTTTAAGGTATCATCTAAAACTTATCGTTTGGTAACTGACTACGAAAAGAGGGTACACAACAACCTTATGAAAGAGGGTAAAGACCCGAACACCTTTAAGGTTGAAAGTCCAACGGGTAAAAAACATATCAGTAAATCATTACTGACTGACACCGACACCGAAACAAAAACCTACCTTATGGTAGAGTGGTTTCCCGAAATCAAAGGAACAACGGAGTACGAATTTCGTGGTAACTCAATAGACAAAACATTGTTTGAAAAGTGGATAAGTGATAGAAAGAGTAGTAACGAAAAACAAGGTTTGGATAGAGAGGTTAAACCGATAACACCCGACCTTGACAATGTACTTGAAATTTCGGTAAACGGAGATAGGTACGAAATTGTAAAGGAGTAACACACACCGAAAGAAAAACCGAAGGGGGTACGAAAGTATCCCCTTTTTTTGTGTGTGAAATTTTCCGAACCCCGTGAACCATCGGGAATGTTGTTTGGCGGGAACGAATAAAAAAAGTAAGAAAAAATTTGGGAACAGAATTTCACCCGGGCTGCGCTGTTAGATATTGTTTGGCGAGTTTGTTGCAAATGCGCCGACACGGACTAAAACCGCCAATCTAATTTCCCTCATGCGCAATTGCTCGAAGGAGAAGTTGCTAAATGCTTTAGGTGTTGCTAAAACCGCCAATCTAATTTCCCTCATGCGCAATTGCTCGAAGGAGAAGTTGCTAAATGCTTTAGGTGTTGCTAAAACCGCCAATCTAATTTCCAACCATGCGCTGTTGCTCGAAGGAGAAGTTGTTGGTGTTATCAAGTTGGCAAAATAGATATAAAAAAATGTTGTTTATATTGAAACTTATATTATATTTGTATCGTTAAACCAAACAAAAGAAACAATTATGAAAAAGTTATTTCCTTACATCGCAATCATCGGGTTCATTGTTTACTCAATGTGGGTATCATTAACTTGGGATATTCCCGTAGACAATCAAATGGGTATGTTCTTATTTTCTTGTATGGGTATTGGTATGTTCTTTATCATTTTGTTTGAGGACATCAAAAATTACATCAAGAGTAAAAAGAAACCACAACCTCAAAGGTTCTAAAAATTCCAAAATGGTAATTAACCCTCAACGAAAGTTGGGGGTTTTTTATTTACACGAGGTTCTGTGGTGGATTTGAGCAGCGTAGAAAATTGTTTGGCGGGGTATTACACATTGGTATTATCGTATTACGCTCGCCAACCAAAAATCAAAATCCGTCTTCTGTCCCTCGACATCTTGTATCGTAAGTTGGCAAAAAAAATATAAATTTATTTGGAATATCCGTTTAATCATATTATATTCGTATTGTTAAACCAAATAAAAAGAACAAGTATGAACAATTACAAAGACATTGAAGAAATCAGAGATTTTATTCAAGGAATGACACACTCCGCAAAAGTGAGTACCGAAGAAATGTTGGGAACAAACGATAGTGTACCCAATGTAAAAATGTACCTTTTGAAAAAAGTAAACGAAGAAGGGGAAACCGAGTATGGTGTTGGTGGTGGACCAGTACCAAACGACCCAATCGGTAGAATGGTGTACGACCGAGTTGTTCCACAAATCATTGAAAGGGATGGACACGAAATTTTGTGTAGTGTTGAAACAACCTTTGACAAGGGCGTTTTGAATGTTGAGTTCCACAATTTTGTAACCGATGAAAAACATCAAGAGGTTTTTGATTTTTATAAACCTTACCAAGTTTCCGACCTTATGAAAAATCTTTGTTTAAATTGAATTTAGTTTGTTGGTTCAGACTAACCCTCATCAGTAATGGTGGGGGTTTTTTATTTGTTTCCCTTATTGATAAGGTGAACATTTCAGGACTTGAGTCAGGGCCCTGAAGGAAAATTGTTTGGCGCCGTATGACAAATAGTGAGTATCGTATTACACCTACGCCAACCAATTTTTGGATACGGACGACGGTTCTGAGAAAAATAAAAATAAATTTGGTATATAAGAAAAATAGTTTTATATTTGTATAGTTAAACCAATAGACAAAATCATGAAAGTTATCTCATCTCGTATTACGGAACAACCAAAGAGTTTGTTCGACCCGATGCCCCAAGTGTGGGTTACAATGGAAAATGGACAAGAAGAATTTTTGTTCGACTACTATCCCGATGAAATCAGTTTCACTCCCAACGAATTTGTGGGATTGACTATTGAGGAATGTAGACACCTCAAATTTGTCAAAGACAAGAAATACCTGACCTCCTGACGGGAGATGTTGGAATTTGATTGGCAAAAAAAGATTTGGAATATAAAAGAAATAGTATTATATTTGTATCGTTAAACCAATAAAACAAAAAAGAAATGTCAAGAGGAATTTTAATCGACGTAGAAAACAAAACAATTTCCGAAGTTGAAGTTGTTCGTGATGAAACTGGTAGTCAGTTACCAAGTATCTATGGACACTTAAAGTGTTCTATTTTTGAGATTGTTAGTTACAACAACGAAAACGATGTGTATGTTGATGAAGAAGGTATAATGAGTGTTGATGAAAACACAAAGTTTTTCAAGTTGAAAAATTACCGACAACCTCTATCGGGTAATGGGTTGATAATGGGTTACGATGATGAAACGGGTGAAAATGGTGATACCAAACTTTCACTTGAAGAAGTCAAAGAACAAGTAACATTTATGTCCGCGTTTGACGTGGCGTTAAAAGAAAGGTTTGGTTCATATTAGGTTTGGTTTAGTTAGGTGGAAAGTCCTCGGCGAAAGTCGGGGATTTTTTTTGCTCGGATGTGTGCAGTGGAGCTGCACAGTTGCAGCTCGGAATTTTGGTTGGCGTTGTATGACACTATCATACATTGTATTACACCTACGCCAAACAATTTTTCGGATTTGACGACAGGTGGTCATCTGTTTCGTGGTAGTTTGGCAAAATAGATAAAAAAAAATATACTCAAATGTTGTGTATATTAAAATTTGATTTATATTTGTATTGTTAAACCAATAAAACAAAAAAAACAAAATGGAAAAGTACATTGATTTCTCTATCGACTACGATGGTAATTGTGAATGTGTTGATGATTTCCTCGTTAATAACGAAGAAGTAACTATTGACGATTCGGATGTTCAACCTCTAATTGAGAAGTTGGAACAACTTGAAGGGTTTTTTATTTCCGACCACCGAACCCAAGTCCGTATTTGGTGGAACGAAGATGGAACTATGGATGTCCGTTTTCGTTATTTCAATGAACCCGATTGGGGGGAATTTGATGATTACGAACTATTGGGTATCCCACAAATTGAGTTTGAACCCGAAGTTTTTTAACAACGAACCCTCACCGAAAGGTGGGGGTTTTTTTATGACCTGAAGAACTTGAGTCACGGTTCAGGGTGAAAATTGGTTGGCAAGAAAGATATAAAAAAATTTGGATTATACGAAAAAATGTTTTATCTTTGTGTTTCACCAAAACTAATTAAAATGACAAGACAAGAAGTTGTTGGTTTAATTTACCAACATATTCAAACCGAAAACGAAATGGGTTTACCACCGAATAGAAGTTGGGAAGGAATTTTTGAAGGTGATAATGATTGGGTAGATGAATGTATTAAGAGTGGATATACACTATTTCAATTACAGAATGAATTGTTCAACGAAGCGATTCAAATTTTTCGGGATAGTGAAGAAGAGTAAAGACAAGACCTCAACGAAAGTTGGGGTTTTTTTATGACCTGAAGTCCTGAGTCACGGTTCAGGGTGAAAATTGTTTGGCATCCACTTTACAGATTAGTAGGTTTTTACTTTACAGATTGTAAGAACGCCAACCAAAATTTTCCCGACGCAGCGGTTCTGAGATGTTACCGAATGGTAAGTTACTATTTGGTTAGTTGGCAAGAAAAATAAAAATAAATTTGGTAGAATAAAAAACTCGTTATATCTTTGTATCATAAAATCGACAAAATAATGAAAACACTTGTAATTCATCCAAAAGACAAATCGACACAATTTTTAGATATTGTGTACGAACCTATACCGAATAAGACAATTATCACGGGTGGGGTAACAAAAGAAGAAGTTAGAAAACTTATCGACGCCCACGACAGAGTAATAATGTGTGGACACGGAGCACCTATGGGATTGTTCTCGGTTGGACAATTTCCTGGTTCAAATGGTTTCATCATTGATGAAAGTATGGTGTACCTATTAAAAGAAAAAGACAATTCAATTTTTATTTGGTGTAACGCGGACAAATTCGTTAATCACTTTAAGTTGAAAGGTTTTTATTCGGGAATGTTTATTTCCGAAGTAGGGGAAGCGTACTATTGTGGTTTACCTGGTACCGAACAAGAAGTAGTTGATGAAAGTAACTATGGTTTTTGTGAACTTTTATCGGAGTGTATTAACGAACCACAAGATAGAATGTACGAAATCATTAAAAAGGAATATGGTAAGATTGCGGAAGAAAACCCAGTCGCACTATACAACCACAACCGCCTGTACTTGTCGATTTAATTGGTTTAACTCGGTTGCGGTGGAAAAGGGTAGCAGAAATGTTACCCTTTTTTGTTGCGTTTTAGTTTCACCTCACAGCACGTGCTGTATCCTAAATTTGGTTGGCACTGTATGACACTCAATAAAGGCGTATTACACTATATGTTTTGTTTAATCTTTCGGTCAAAACATTAAACAACACGCCAAACAATTTGTGGGATGGAGACGACAGGTATGAAAAAAAATTTGGATTATACTGAATATAGTTTTATATTTGTATCGTAATACATAATTACTATGAGTAAGAAATCAATCCCAACGGAAATCAAAGTCGGTGTTTACTATTACATTGATGATGAAACTAAACAACCAATCTTTGATACCGATGAAATGAGAAATGAGTTTGAACAAAAACTTAAAGAAATAGAAGATGAAACCGAATTTAACTATGAAGAATGAAACCCTTAATGGATTAAGTGTGAGACACGTCGCACAAATAGTCCGTAGGAAAATGTTACAGAAGTCGAAACCTTCGGCGAAGGCGTACAGACGAATAAAGTTTGGCAAAAAAGATTTGGTAAACGAATAAAATTGTTATATATTTGTATAAACCAATAAATAATAACGACTATGTATCAAGATTTTGACAACCCACGGAGTTGGGACAACCTCGGAAAAATGGTGTGTTTTCACGGACGTTACGACCTTGGAGACAAACACGACTACAACCACAATAACTACAATGGTTGGGAAGAAATGAAAAACGCAATCATCAAAGAAGAAGATGTTTGTGTTATCTTACCTCTTTACTTGTACGACCACTCGGGAATTACAATGAACACAAGTCCGTTCAGTTGTCGTTGGGATAGTGGACAAGTTGGTTGGTACTTTGTTTCAAAGAAGAAAGTCCGTGAAGAATATGGAGTAAAGAAAATTACCCAAAGTCTTATTGACAAAGTAACCGAAGTGTTGGAGGGTGAAGTAAAAACTTACGACATGTACCTCACGGGTGAATTGTACGCAGAAGAATACGAATAGATTTTGTTTGGTTAGGTGAAAAGTCCTCGGCGAAAGTCGGGGATTTTTTTTTATACCAGAATTCGCCCAGCCCACGCCTGGTGGGGATTTTGTTTGGCGGATAACCTATTATATTTAAGTGTTTTATGTGGTCAGCCAACCAAAATTTTTACGACGCCGGGTGAAACAGTAGATGGTGTTATTGGATATTTTAAAATAAATTTGGATATCATAAAATGAATTGTATATTTGTATTATGAAAAACTATAACGACATATCATTGAATACCGATGAGGAAGTAATGAACTACCTAAAAAAATCGGAAAAAGAAGGTAAAGTGTGTGACATCATTGAAACTGAAAATTATATTTCGGTTGATGTTGAATGGGCATACAACTTTGAAGGTCACAAAGTGGAGAGGAGAAAATTTATCTATCTTCTTACTCGTTCTAACTTTCAATTTAACAAAACAATATCGCGTTATGTTAGAGAAAAAGACGAAATAAGATTCAGAAGAATTGAAAAAGAGTTCAAACGAATATTCAGATTGACATCAATTTGATTGGCAAAATATCCTAAAAAAAATTTGGATATCATAAAATAAGTTGTATATTTGTATTAATAAACTAATACAGATATGAAAATAAACGAAAAATTAATCGGAAAAAGAATTCGTCTCGTTTCAATGGAGAACGACCCTAACCCCGTTGAGGAAGGTTCAATGGGAACAATTTATCATGTTGGTCATGGTGTTATCAATGTCCGTTGGGATAGTGGTAGGACTCTTGGTGTAGTTGAGGGTGAAGATGAATATGAAATCATTGACACTCCCGACACTTATTTACCACCCAACAATTTTCTTGTCTTTTCGGGAAATATCTGAGGAGATGGTGAACCGCCGATTTTGATTGGCACAATCGTTTGTATATTCCAAAAATTCATTTGTATATTTGTCCAATAATTAAAAAAACAAAAAATGTTAATTAAACTCACTTATCAAGGTAAAGGAACCCCAACACTTGTCAATCTACAAAATGTCAAAAACATTTTTAGTATCTTGGATAAAAGAAACGACAAGATAGCAACGAAGATTGAATACATAGATGGTACATATGTCAATGTTGAAGAAGACATTAAAACCATTTATGAAATTCAGTGGAAGATGATGAATGGAAGTTGTGATATGGACTTTGAAGTTCCATCGGTTGATGAAATGATTAATAACTCATACTACGAAAATGGTGGTAATGGAGACCGCCATTGGAATGGTCAACGAACCAACCAACCTCGTAAAAGAGTTTACCGAGACAACTACGATAATCAAAACAATTATTGATATGTTAAAGGAAATGTTTTCAACTTTCAAAGAAGTTTACCAAGAAGACCGAAAGGAATTTTGGGATGGAATTTTGGGTGGCATTGTAATACTTATGTTTTTCCTATTGACAATGTTTGTTTTAATTCCTATATTTGGTTAAAGTGTAATACACTTGATTTGTCGTTCATAGATTAGTTTTATTTGGTTAAGGAACCCTCACAGAAATGTGGGGGTTTTTTGTTTGCTAAAAAAATTCGTCGCCGGCAAATCCCGTGTTCAATTTAGTTTGGCGGGTGTATGACAGATGCCAACCAATTTCTGAGATGGTACGGTGAATTCTGGGGTCAGAAAAAAAAAATAAAGATTTATTTGGATTATAATGAAAAGTGTATTACATTTGTATCAAATTAAAAAACATCCATATGTCACAAGAAAATCGCACACAGCAAGTTCTCAACAAAGTCGGCCTAAATTGGACCGTAAGAGAAGAAAGTATCACTACAGAAAGTGGTATCATTGTTCCTAAGAGTAAAGCAATCATCCGTGAGGACACAAACACTGTTTTGTCTGTACATGGTGATGGTTACTTTCCTTATCAAAATCATCAGATGGTTGATTTACTAGACAAGGTATCTCAACAGGTTGGTTTACCAATTCACAAAGGTGGTTACTTTGGTGGGGGTGAGAAAGTATACCTTCAATTGAAATCAAATGATTTGAAATTGGGCAATGACAGAGTTGAGGGTTTCATCACTGGTGTGAATTCCTTCGATGGGTCAACTAGTTTGGCATTCGGTCCAAGTAATATTACAATCAGTTGTCAGAATTCATTCTTCGCAGCGTTCCGTAACTTGAATGCGAAAATTCGTCACACCAAAAACATGGAGATGAGAATCGATGATATCTGTCGTGGTTTGGAGGGGGTACTCGTGGAAGAAAAAGAAATGTTCGAAGACATTAAGAAACTTTCTGAAACGAAGATGACCAAGAAACAAGAGGATTGGGTTACACGTACATTGTTCAATATCATGAAAGATGTTGATTTGAATAGTGACAAAGATGTGTCGACCGTGACTCGTAATCGTCTTTCTCGTTTCTACGTAGACCTTAATGGTGAAGTAAAAGAGAAAGGTGATAACCTTTGGGGATTGTTCAGTGGGGTTACTAAGTACACCACACATTCCTTAAGTAAAGGTGATAACTCTGAAAACAAGATGTTTGGAACCTATGGACAAAGGGAACGTCAAATTTTCAAAGAATTGGTTGAGTTGGTTTAAGATTGGTTAGGTACTCAATTAATAAGAACCCCACAGAAATGTGGGGTTTTTTATTGCTCCAAAGTTGATGGTGAGCTACGCGCAAACAGTGAAAATTGTTTGGCAAACTCTAAACCCAATAAAATCAATACTTTGGGTTCGAGCCAACCAAAATCGAGGGCTGCGCGCAACCAGGAGATGTTCATGTATCTTCCCAGAATCTAAATGGTTTCTCTTGATAATCTTCTTTTAGTTGTCTTCTTAACTCATAACAAAACAATATAATGACTAATACGAACTCAACTCCTAATGTATAAAGTATCCCTTCTATCATAATAATAAGTATCCAAGATGGTGATGATGCAGCACAGGATAACTTTTGTTTGGCAAGAAATATAAAAATAAATTTGGATTATACAAAATATAGATTTATATTTGTGTTCTAAATTAATTTATATGGTTTTAGAAAAACTAACTATCGGTAATGTCTACTATGTAAAACACATAGGGAATGTTAAGTATTTGGGTAAGTGGAAAATGGATTACTATGTAGAGGGTGAAAAAGGTATTAAAGGAATGAATACCTTTAAGTTGTTGTCGTTCAGAGGTAATCAACTTCTTTCATTAACCAAAAAAGAAATTGTGAATGACCTATTAGATATTGTACGAAACGAATGACGAAATCACCTTCACGGGTGATTTTTGTTTGGCGAAAAAAATAAAAAAAAAATTCACTTATACAAAAAATAGATTTATATTTGTACCATAAAACAATCTAAAAATGAAAAACAAGAAAGTAACTCCGAAGAAAAAACACACACTCTTAAAGGGTGAGGGTGTTAACCAGCACACTCTGTATGGTGATTTCATTGTTGATGAAACACAAACAGATTTCGCAGAAGTTGAAGTTAGAAAGGATAGTGTATTAAGACACGAACAACCCGATGGAAGTTTCTCAAACGAACACAAACCACTCAAAGTTGAGCAAGGTGATTGGGTTATGGGAAAACAAGTTGAGTACAATCCGTTTGAAGGTACTATCACTCAAATTTGGGATTAACTATGGCGAACCCACTAATTCACTCAAAGAGCAGCGTCAAGCGTTGGGGTGGTAAGGTAGAAGATTATTTACCTATCCACGAACTTATTGATAGTCCGAAAGCGACAATGAACAATAATAGTTCTCGGTTACTCACCCACAACACTTGGTTCGCATACACTATCATTCCAAAAATCTTCGGTTACAACATTACTAATAGTGATGGTAAGTCAGTTGATGTTGTTGATATTGCGATGTTACATATCGCAGAAGATTTTAGAATGAAGTTCGTTCCAACCCCACAAGATTACCTTAAACATTTAGAGGTTCAACCCTGGATGTGTAATGGGGTAAAAGATTTAGACAACCCCGAAGCGTACGAAGTAGTTAAACAATTAAACCAAAAAATCCACGAATATGCAAACTAATGAAGCAATCGCACTCTGGAAAGAGTTAGGTATTACAAGCGCAACTATGGAATTTAGTTGTGGTGGTGATAGTATGAATGATTATCACTTTAATTTTTACAATTCAGAAAACAAAGATGTTGAGAGTGGTGAACTTGATAGTTTCTTTGATGATGATGTTTTCCGTAGAGTAGAATTTTATGTGAACTCTGACGGACACTACATTGGTGAATTTGGAAGTGTTGAGATTACACTTGATGAAGATGATGAGGAAAACCCCACTTTCTCGTATTACAAATCTGCACAGGCGGAATGGTCAGAGAGTTTTACAGAAGAAGTTGTTGTTGAACTCACAGAAAAAGAGGTTGAGTTTATTAGAACCAAAGTCCTTAATTTGGTTGGCAGTCAAGACGGAAGTTCAATTAACTACAAAGGTGATTGTATTCTCAATGATGAGGAAGAACAGATTTCTGATACATTATTGGAAAAGATTACTGATGTTGTTGAGAACCACGAATTTGAAAACGCAGACGGCGAACAAGAGGATTGGTTTCAATTCAACACAGAAGAAGTGGATAGTGATGTATTACCTAAAATTGTAGATAACACATTATTCGTTTCACTAACAAGACAATTTTTGGTATTGACTGAAAGTGATATGTAAACAATTAAAAAGTAAAAGAAATGAAAATCATAATTGAAAACACTCGTTTTGACTACAACATTGGTTGTCGTTTATTAAAAACAAAATATCGTAATACACCCTTTAATGGTTTGGAAGATATTTGGGAAGATATTGTTCCTATTACTTTCAAAGAAATTACAACCGAAATTCAAAACATTGAACAGAGGCGTATCGCCGTAGGTTGTTTGGGTTTGGAAAACATTTACAAAGAAGTGAACCCCACACTTATTAAGTCCGAAACGATTTCAAAAGAAACATTTTGGGTTGGTGAGAATGGTGAACTCATTAAGAAAAACTTTGAGGACACCTACGAACTTTATGAAGTAAAAGGAAATGTTTGGGGTGAAGGTGCAGAATTTGGTTGGCGTAGACCAGATAATGTTCACTTTGTAAAGTGTAAGGACACCTCAACTGATAGGGAGTATTTTATTTGGGTGGACGCACAAAGTGTTTATCGTACTAACAACAAAGACAAATGGTTGAGTAGTAGTGAGAACTTTGGTGAAAAGATTACCCCTATTCAAGCAATCGCGTGGACAATTCAAACAGACATTAAAGAAGGTGGAATTGAGAAAATTGTTCGGCAAGGTGATTGTGTTCTTATTAAGAAGAAAAAGAAGTGTGAAAGTGGTTCGGTTAGACACTTGACCGAAAAAGAATACCGAAAACTATTGGTCGCAGAGAGTTAGTTGTTTCATTTTTATTGGTTAAAACCCTCACTCAAAAGGTGGGGGTTTTTTATTGCTCCGAAGTTGCTGCTGGTTGCGCTGCTGTTCGTGATTTTGTTTGGCATTCTGTAAACCCAATAAAATCAATGGTTTGGGTTCGCCAACCAAAATCAAGGGCTGGTTGCTGCTGTTGCACAACTGGTTTTTTCTAGTCATTGCTTCTGGTTTTACTGGTTTCCTGCTGCGGGGACCTGGAATCCACCAAATTGTTTGGCAAAAAAAATAAAAAAATTATTGGATTATATTCTATATACTTTTATATTTGTGGTGTTAAATTAATAAACATATGTACACGACAATTAAAGATTATTATTCCTTCTTGAAAAAACAAAAAGAGGAAAAAGAGAATGAACTTTCTAAGATAAAAGAAAGTGTTAACCAACAAATGGATGTTTTTATGTCCGAACATGGTTGGACACGAAAGGGTAAAGTTCAAACCAAAAAGTATACTCAAAAAGTAACTTACACCAAAAAGTTCAATGGTAAGGATATCGTAATTGAGTATCGTGGTAACTACCAAGATGATTTTGTTGATGGTGGTTGCCCCGAGTTCGTACACGATAAATCAATACCTAATTGTGTTGAGAAATTTCAAATGGGTTACTTTCATTGGAACGACCAAGACACAAGTGGTTGGAGTTTAGATGTGGTAATGGAACGAATGGAAGTGTTCTATAACAAGTACACCTCGTAAGAGAAACCCCGAAAGGGGTTTTTTTATTTCTCAGGACTCTGAGTCACGGTTCAGGACGGAAATTAGATTGGCAAGAAAAATAAAAAAATATTTGGATTATATTAATTACTGATTTATATTTGTATTATAAAACGACAAGACAATGATAAAATCTATTGATGAAAAACAAGGAGGTATTGAGATTGACCTCACAGGACCTGATGGGAACGCGTTCGTTCTTATTGGTCTCGCCTCAAAATGGGCGAAACAACTCGGTTTGGACTCCAAGAAAATTCAAGAGGAGATGATGAGTGGGGATTATGAGAATTTGATTGGCGTGATTGAAAAGTATTTCGGTGACTATGTAACTCTTTATCGTTAATCATATGGCACAGAAAATTCAAATTTTATCCCCTGATGGGTTCACACTCGAAAGGGATGTACCTTACTACAAGTCGCACAGAGCGGCGTGTAAGGCGTTCGAACAATGGAAGAAAGGGTACGAAACTCAAGGGTATTATTCTTCCGTAAAATATGGTCGCATACCATTAGTTGACCTTGAGGATTATTGTCAATTAAATTATTTGTAACATGAAAAATTTCAGTCAAGTTTGTGTTTGGCCCGCAACTCTTATCGGTAAGTCCAACATTAAGGAATTCGAAAAGTGGTTAAAACAAGAATTCGGTGTTCGTGCAAAATATTGTGAGGAAGTAGAAACACTACCTACACCAGGCGAACCTGAAACGGGTGGAAGAAACGATGTGTTCTTTAGAGTCCATCAAGATGACATTCCAAAATTCGCAGTACCCCGTTTACAAATTGGTATTCGTTGGTGGGAGGATGTATTACTTAATGGTAATGGTGTTCTCTATCCCCAAGATATTTTGGAAAGATACCCGAAGACATGGTGAACAGTGAATATTGATTGGCAAAAATAACTTGTAAAAAGAAATAATCTTTATACCTTTGTAAAAAACCATTCGTATGACAAATCAAGAAATAACTACCCATTGGGTAAATCAAAGTGAGAAAGTCCTAAAGGGACGAGTTATCAAATCAGTTCGTTATCTTACCGATGAGGAAATGGAACTTATGGGTTGGTACAAGAGACCAATTTGTATTGAGTTGGACAACGGAACACTATGTATTCCTTCTATGGATGATGAGGGAAATGATGGTGGAAGTTTGTTCTACCAAGAAAAAGGTAAAGAACTTGATGTATTACCTGTAATCTAAAAACACTTGACAATGTAAAATATGATGTGTAACTTTTTATTGGATTACATTTCATAGTTGTAATTTGTGTTTGGTTTGACACACTAAAGGGGTTCTTCGGAATCCCTTTTTTTGTTTCTAAAATACTGAAAATCTTCGTTTTAACATACGCCAGGGGGAAAACTGGACGACGGCTGGACGATTTTGTTTGGCAAGAAATACTAGTATTCTTGGTGAATATCCTTAAAAGTTTTAGTATGTTTGTCATACACAAAGTCAAAGATGTATGTGGAAAAACTTTTTTGAAAAAACTTTAAAAAAAATTTGGAAAAAAAGAAAAACTATTATATCTTTGTACCCACATTAAATCTTTAATCTAAAATTAGAAACGAAAATGAGTACAAAAAATGTTCAAGTAAAGTTCACCCAAAATTTGGGTATGTTCAAACTTCACAATGTAAATCGTGAGGTAGACTCTCCACGCGTTAAGCGTATTACAGACTCGATGAAGAAGGACGGATTAAAACTCGTTCCAATCATTGTAAACTCCCAGTATGTGGTTGTAGACGGACAACACCGACTAACCGCAGCAAAAGAAGCGGGTAAAGGTATCTACTTTATTGTAGACAACTCAATCCCCAACACCACGAAAGGTATCTTTGAAGCCGCACGTAAGTTCAACCAGAACATGAAAGAGTGGGGTAAGAAAGATTACATTCATGGTTTTTCCGAACAAGGAAACAAATCTTACAAAACTTTGGAAGATTTTTCAAAAGAGTTTCCGATGTTTTCTTTGACCGAAAGAATTATGTTACTACAAAATTCTGGTACTCGTCATTGTGACAAACAAGATTTTGCGGATGGTAAGTTTGTTGTTGGTAATATGGAAACCGCCAAAGAATGGGCGAATAACCTACTCCAACTGAAACCTTACTTTGAAAAGGGTTACAACAAATCGGTATTTGTTCGTACTATTCTTACCATTATGGAAAAGAAACCCGATTTTAAGTTTGAAGAATTTTTACATAAAGTAAAACTTCGTCCAAGTTCAATCTATATGTGTGGTGATAAAAAATCATACGCGGAAATGATTGAAGACATTTACAACTACAAGCGTCGTAATGAGGACAAGTTGAACCTTCGTTTCTAACTTTGGATTAGGGTTAGTGATTGGGGTGACCGAAAGGTTACCCCTTTTTTTTGCTCAAAATTTCACAAGATGTAACATCCTGAAGACGACTCCAGATTTTGTTTGGCGGAGTTTTCAACACACAAATGTTTGTAATCCAATAAAAAAGACACTTTTTGTATAAGGTTTTGACAAAAAAGTTGAACAAAGTGAAAATATTTGTTGTTTATCGAAAATATTCTTATTACTTTTGTACTGTAATTCAAAAACTTGAATATGATAAAAAAACCAAGAAAGACTACGGCTAATTCTCTGAAGAAGTCTTTGCACGAAATTCGTGAATGCCTTAATGAGAGTTTACCAAACTTTGAGAAAAAGGAAATGGTGGGAATTAAATTTTCTCGTGTTGGTACTCGTTATCACATTGAAAATGCACCAGTTCCTCCTACCGATAAGATTGGTGTACAGCTTGAGCGTTCTTTCAATGATTTTATGCGTAAGCTGAAAGTAACTTATGGTGGAATGAAACTTGAAGGTTCGATGGTGTTAGGGACCAAAGACGATTTGTTTTTGGTTGGCTACAACAACTATGAACGTAAAGGTAAAAACCTCACCAAAAAGGGACATTCAATAGAAGGGGTTCTTTAGTTTAGTATATTGATTTAATGTTCGGTTCGAAAAACCCTCACAGAAATGTGGGGGTTTTTTATTGCTCGAATGTGTGCGGAGGAGCTGCACAGTTCGTCTATTAAATTAGTTTGGCGCCCGCCAAACAATATCGCCCTGGGAAGAACAGGTCCCTCCTGAAGAAAAAAAATAAAAATAAATTTGGAATATAAAAGAATTCGTTTTATATTTGTATTGTTAAACCAATATTATATGGAGTACAGAAATAAAACCCAAGCCAGAAAGGAAACTGGAATCAATTATTTAGGTTCAGTTAACCTGACATCAAAACACGCTAAGGCGTACAAGTATGATGAATTAACCTACAGTCTTTACCTCGCACCCGCGGACTTAAGTGGTTACGAAGTTTGCCCAATGAGAAACGCGGAGTGTACTGCACTATGTTTAAACGAATCTGGTATGAATCGAATGAACATGAGAGATGACATGATTACTGAGAGTAGAATTAAAAAAACAAAATTGTTTTTCGAACATCGCCAGTATTTCATGCAATGGATGGTTGCAGAAATTGAGGCGGCAAAAAAGAAGGCAGAAAAACAAGGTTATCACTTTAGTGTTCGTTTAAATAACACTTCAGACATTTCACCCGAATCTTTTCATATGGAGATAGATGGTAAAAGAAAAAACATTTTGCAATTGTTTCCTAATGTTATGTTTTACGACTACAGCAAAGTGGGTAAACGAATGGAGTTAGTTAAGAAGTATAAGAACTACGACTTAACATTTTCATTTAGTGGTACAAACTTTTCAGATTGTATTAGTATGTTGAACAATGGTATACGAGTTGCCGTTGTTTTCAAAAAAGAAATACCCAAAAAGTTTTGGGGTAGAAAAGTTATCGATGGTGACTTATATGATATGAGATATCGAGATGAGAACGACATTATTGTGGGATTAAAATATAAAGTCACACGAAAACGACCTCAAAAAGATAGTAAGTTTATAGTAGACCCCTCACAATGAGGGGTTTTTTATTGCTTGAAGATGTTGCGCGCATGATGCTGGTCATCGGAATTTTGTTTGGCATTCTGTAATCCTAATAAAATCAACACTTTAAGTTGTGCCAACCAAAATCACCTGGCTTCAGACTGGTTGCAACAGCCAGTTTTACTGGTCATTTTGCTGGTGACCCTGGTTAATCCAAAAACTTGGTTGGCAAGAAAACAATAAAAAAGATAAAAAATTATTTGGAATATAATAATAACAGTATTATATTTGTATCATAAAACAACATAACAATGGGACAATATTATAAACCAATCATTTTAGGTAACACCCCAAAAGAGGGTGAACACGAAACAGTTAAAGCGTGGATGTATTCACACGAGTACGACAACGGACTCAAACTGATGGAGCATTCCTATCAAGGGAACAACTTCGTTTCAACTTTTGAAAAACAATTAACCCGTAGAGGTGAACATTACAAAAGTCGTGTAGTGTGGGCGGGTGATTACGCAGGAGAAGAACCAGGTGTAAAAGTCATTTCGGAAGGGAAGGAGTACGATGCAAATTTGTATTCACTTTGTAATGATGAAAACCAAATCAAACCCAAAGTGTCATCAACGGATGAATACCCCTACATTGTAAACCACACCAAAAAAATGTTCGTGGATAAAAACAAAGTTCCCGAAATTCAAGGATGGGATGGTGTAAAAATTCACCCTTTACCACTATTAACTAGTGAAGGTAACGGAATGGGTGGGGGAGATTTTAGAGGTGATGATGAAAATGAGATTGTTGGTTCGTGGGCAAGAGATGTTATCTCGGTAGAAAAAGATAGTCCACTCGTAACCAATGGGATGATGAATTACACCGAATTGATTTTTGATTTGAAAGAATAAAAAGGTCCCCCGTCACAGGGGGATTTTTGTTTGGCAAAAAAACATTTGGAATATAAAAGAATTAGTATTATATTTGTATTATAAACCAATCAAGATGAGTAAAAGTATTAAAGTAAGGTTCAATCTCGGTAGAGGTAAGAACTACATGAAGTGGAAAGTACAACACCCTGATGGTAGTGTATTGTATTACAGTCCAACAGATAATCAGTTGGTCATGACAGGTTGCACATTTAAGAACCACAGGAAAACAGCACAGAAGATTTTCGATGGTGGTAATAAAACAGTATGTGCGTGGATACTTTGTAAGGACATCAAGATTTACACAGGTCAACCATACAAGGATGAAAGTCGTAGGGTTCGATACAATCCACGAGTTCAACCCAACTGGTTATTCGATGGTCACATCATGGACAATGATGGAGTACCACAATTGCACACCATCGATTACGGAGTGTACATCACGACAGGTGAAGGTGAAATTTAGTTTGGCCTAAAATAAAACAACATGGACTTAATTAAAGCACAACGGTTAGCAGAGAAGTTAATTCACAAACACAAGTTAGATGTTAAGGGGTGGACATTTGCGTATGACAATGCAAAAAGTAGGTTTGGGTGTTGTAAATACAGACCTAAACAAATTACACTATCCAAAGTATTGACATTACTTAATGATGAAAGTCATGTAAAGAATACTATTCTACATGAGATTGCACACGCACTTTGTCCTGGTCAAAAACATAACCATGTATGGAGGTCGAAAGCGATTGAAATAGGTTGTGATGGACATCGTTGTTATAGTAGTAAAGTAGTTGAAACACCCGAAGCAAAATATATTGCAACATGTGTTGGTTGTGGTAAGGTATCCAAAGCCCATCGTTTAAGAAGTAGGTCTTATTCATGTAGCAATTGTTCGGGTGGTAGTTACAACCCAAAGTACAAATTGGAGTTCAGACCAAACCCCATATTCACAGGGGGGATTTAGTTTGGCGACAAAGTTGAAAAAAAATTTGGTATAAAAGAAAAATTGTTATATCTTTGTAATACAATTAAATTAAAAAAGTATGGGATACACAACCGATTTCGAAGGTGGATTTGAATTCAGTCGTCCACTTACTAGTGATGAAAAGAATTACATCACCAAGTTCAACAACACTCGTAGAATGAAACGAAATGTTGAGAAACTCTATGAGTTATTTAAGGGTGAACACGGAAACCCTTTTCTACCAAAAGAAGAAACCTACGGAAACGATGGTGAATACTTTGTTGGTGGTAATGGGTTCGCAGGTCAAGACAAGGATGATAGTATTGTCGATTACAATACACCTCCAGGTCAACTAGATTTTCTAACAACTAACTACAACGAAAGGTGGACACAAAATGATTTGAGAACACGAGAGGGTAAATGTCAACCTGGTTTATGGTGTCAGTGGACTACGGATGAAAATGGAACTCATCTAATATGGGATGGTGGTGAGAAGTTTTACAACTACGTTGAGTGGTTGAAATATATCATCAATCATTTCTTTGAGAAGTGGGGTGTGAAATTAAATGGTGAGGTTTATTGGAAAGGCGAGGATGGTGAGGACATGGGTAAGATTGTTGTAAAGGACAACTGGGTCACAGTAAAATACGCGAGGATTACTTATGATTGATTGGTTTAAGGAGAGAACCCCACAGAAATGTGGGGTTTTTTATTAAAAACCTCGTACACATATATTATGGGATGGACATTGATTTAGGTTGGCAACAAAGTTGAAAATAAATTTGGTATAAAAGAAAAATTGTTATATCTTTGTATTACTAAAACATTTTATTATGTACAAGAAAAAAATTCAAGACCTACAAGAGGAAATAATCAAAAAAATTAAAAACAAATGTTCGACCATTATTGGTGAGAACCAACAAATCACATTTAGAAATGTGTTTGGAGTTTGGGTTACCGAAGGTATGTACGAAGATGATGGTAGAGTTCAATACGCGGCGTATGGAATATTACCTGATGGTACTGTGATGTCGGAAAGTTTTGGTGATAGTATAGAACTCTCGTTAGTTGAATTGGACATATATGAACTCGCACACATCATAGACATCCTTGAGTCGGATGACTTTACCGTCGAGGACATTTAGTTTGGCAACAAAGTTGAAAATAAATTTGGTATAAAAGAAAAATTGTTATATCTTTGTATTATGAAAAAAGAAAAAGTAATCCACTCGGTATCATCTCACTTGAGAGATAAGTCATATGAGATGAGAATTATTCAAAATGAGAATAATGTCAAATTGAAAATGACCTACGAAGCGTACAACGCACAAGAAAGGTTTACAGGTGAACAATTCATCAATGGTAAATGGGAACACACATTTGGAATGTTGGATTTGGGTGTTCTACCTGATAAGTCAATCTACGTGTGTAGTGAAGGAAAAAGAGAAGATAAGGCCGAAAAGTTATTTGGTCTTGGTACAAAATTGTTTAACATCTTAAATCAATAATACAATGGGATTAGACATGTATCTCAAGAAGAAAACCTATGTGAAAAATTGGTCACATATGGAACCCGAACAACTTCACAAGGTGACAGTTAAGAAGGGTGGGAAAGTAGTTAAGGAAATTCAACCCGACAGAATTTCATCCATCGAGGAACAGGTGGCGTATTGGAGAAAGGACAACCACATCCACGCATGGTTTGTAAACAATGTACAGGACGGTGAGGACGATTGTGGTGAGTATTATGTAGACCGCGAAAAACTCAAAGAGTTGGTGGATACCTGTGGGAAAGTTAGAGCAACCCTGAAAAATTCTCCGACGAAGAAGGTTCAGGTGAAAGTTGGTTGGCAAGGTGGTAAGGAATTGTATGAGGACATCGATGTCTACACCGACACCGAACTTGCGGAAGAACTACTACCAACCCAAGCAGGTTTCTTTTTCGGGGGAACTGAATATGATGAGTGGTATCTAAAAGGTTTAGAAGATACCATCAAACAAATCACTCCCTTATTAGAGGAAAAGGAAGGAGATTTCTACTACCAATCATCCTGGTAAAAAAATAAAAAGAGGATATCGTTTGGTAAAATGGTATCCTCTTTATACCTTTGTATTAATGAACAGCTTAAAATAGATAGATTATGCCGAACTGGTGTCAAAACTCAATAACAATAACAGGTACTGAAGAGCAGATTGGTTTGCTCACTCGTATCCTTAATGATGTTCCAAAGTCCGAACCTGAAAAGTGTATCGTGTTTGAGTCCTTAATCGGTCGTGAACCTGAAATTAGTAAAGAAGAATACGAACAAGGTGGATGGTATAATGCAAACACCAGTTGGTATGGTACCAAATGGGATGTGTCATACGCCGACTGCAACTTCACTTTTGAGAAGGATGTTATCTATATGTCACCTGATACGGCGTGGTCACCACCAATAAACTTTGGTGTTGTATTACACAAGATGTATGGTGTGGATGTGGAGTTGTTCTACTCGGAGGGTGGAAGTGATTTCTGTGGCAAAACAACCATTAATCAAAACGGAGTGGTTGAGGATGATTATGGTTATCTCGAAGGTAACTATCGTTTTGACGAAGAATACTTTTGGGAATCCCTTTTCCAAAATGAGATGGAATATGCAATCGATAACGAAACTAGTGTTGATGACTTCGTTGCACAATTCCCTTATGTGGATACGGAAGACGCAAAAGAAATCCGTAGAATATACGAAGAAGAACTAAAGGAAAAAGTAAAATAAATTCATATGGAAGATTTGAAAATATTATCGACAGCAGAACCTCAAGAAGAATTAACCTACCAAGAATGGGTAGACGCATTGAGAACTCAAGAGAATGTCATTGTTTCATCCAAATACCACGCAAGAACCATCGAGCAACGGATTAAAGTTGATGAAGCAATTCAAATGAAAAGAGAAATGGAAAACTCTGAAGTAAAATTTTCCGACGGGACAGCCGAACCCCGAATTTTGTTTGGCATGTTAAAATCTGTATTAAACTTCTTTTAAAGATTATGGGACGAGTAAATAAAACAATCGAGGGTGTCTTCATTGACATCGTAGGGTCAAAGAGTGAACTGAGTTCATATGACCAATTCATCAACCACGGTGATGGTAAGAAATATTCTAAGGAGCTTAAAGAGCTCACTGGTTTATATAAGAACTTAATCACTGAGAGTAAATTAACATTCGAAAAACTAGCATCACTCGAGGAGATTATAATCCAAATGAGAATTCGTGAGGACCTCAGTGATATCAAGTTGACTCAAGTTCGTGAGTACATCTACGCAAGGACTCCTTTCTACCGTAAGGATAAGAAGTCAAAAGATGTCCGTGTTATTGTCGACAAGATTGAGTTTCACCCTGAGGAGGATTTGGAGATTTTGTCTGGCGACAAGGAGTTCATGACCAAAGCCAAGATGAAGTTAGCTCAGGCTATGGACCTCGAGATTGAGGAAAACATCCGAGTATTCAAATCAACATTTAAAAAGTAGAGGTATGAAAACAGAAACAATTTCAACAGGTATTGGACTCTCAATTTACAAAGGTGATTGGGATGGAGCACAGTGGACACTTACTGGTTTCCCTAAAAAAGAAGCAATTGGTCACGACTACGACTCTGCCTATGACTTCGAGGACTGTGTCAAGAGAAACATCAATTGTAGTGGAATCGATTTTGACAGTGAGTATTGTCAGTTCTACGCATACGCAAAGACCAAAGCTCGTTTGGTGAGTTTTGCAAACCAAATCAAGAAACACTTTGAGAAAGCAAAGCAACTGAAGGAGGAGATGTACTGAATTTAGATTGGCAAAAATATTCTAGAAAAATTTGGAATATTCTAGTAAATGTATTAATTTTGAATATAGAACATTAAAAATCAATAGGTGTATGACAAACAAAATCAAATTAGGAACTGAGGTCGTAGTATCCGACCCTTGTTACACAATCCCAACCTGGTGTCAGGGAATTGTTAGTGGTGTTAAACCCGGTATGTATGACACCTATGTTAAGCGTCACGACTGTGGTGATTGGGGTATCCGAAGTTCAATGATACTTGTCATACACGAGGACCATAAAGACGACAAACTGGTTTGGAAAGATTATCCTGCAACCATCGGTGTCGACTCAGGTCAGTGTGGAATCTTCTCCAAAGAATCTTACCGTGACGACTCTATTACAGAACGAATCGGTTTGGGAGATGGTGACATTTCATTCTTTGGTGTAACACCTTGGAAAGAAATGACCGAGGCCCGTGAGGAAGAACAAGGTGAAAAATGGTACATCAGTATGTGTTCTCGTACCTTGGGTGATAGTCGATACGGTGTGTATGACGAGGGAGTAGTTTCTTCATCTGGTTTTGGTGATGGTTCTTACACATTATATGTTGCAAAGAAAAGAGGAAAGATTATTGCAATGTGTGTTGACTTCGCGGTGGAGGAAGACGAAGTAATTGATTTTGAATTTTTTCGTGATATCCATATTGAGAAGTAATAAATTTTATTTAGATTTGGAGTTATGAAAAAAATATTATTTATATCAGCACTTGGATTAGTTGGTTGTGGAACCAATCGAACATATATCCAACACGGGGACAAGGCATTAGTAAGTGGACACAAAGTTTACTTTATCGATTGCAACATAACCCGAGAAGTAATTAAACCCCAATGGGATAAAGGTTCATATGGTGATACCATGAAGGTATACTTAGTGGATACACTGACATTTATGAATATGTGTAGAAAAGCATCACCATGTGGATGTTCACCAGCAGGAACAACCGCAAATAAAACTGTAACAAAAACTTAGTATTATGTTCAATACACAGAAACCTCAAGAACCGATTCACATATTCACCCCATCTCAGTGGTTGAATATTGGTTGGCTGGCCATGGTACCAGCAACTTACTTCGTACACCCATATGCATGTGCATTGGCGGTAGTCATCTATATCTACAAATATTTCGAAGTAGATTGTTGGAGGTATGAATTCTATGATGACTGTGTAATTGAACGAAAAGGGGTCTTCAGTGTGACTCGAGAATCTGTGAACTATTTCAGGATTAAATCTGTAATGGTCGACGAACCATTTTGGATGAGATTACTTGGACTGTCTGTTGTTCGAGTTATTACTTCAGAGCAATTTAAACAGCAACTAATATTTCAAGCCGTACCACACGGTGAAGGTATTCAAGCGTTTTTACAGCACAACGCAAGAGTGGAGAGACAAAATATGGGAATTAGGGATTTTGATGTATTCAATACTCACCTGTAGCAATATTTAAAGTCATGATAGTAGTAGAACCACGGATTCAGGAACAGTTCATGAGGATAGCAATGGCTAGACTTAATAAGAAATATTGTTTTAAACCTCAAAGGTTAGCAATGGCGGCCAAGATGTTTTCACAATATTTGCAACGTTTGGAAGAAAGGGGGAAGAGTAAATGAAACTCTTCATCAGGGACAAGGTATACTTCACGGACCCTACCACAGGTGAAATAATAGAAGACACCATTACCGACGTTAATGACAACGTAGTGATGGGAAAGAAATTCAACTTGACTGATTTATATTGGAAGGGTGAGTTAAACGTATATAGGTTAGAGTGTCACATATGTGGATTCAGTATACCAGCACCTCTATCGCAATTTCAGGTAGATGGAATAAAAGGTAAGCAGCAATTATTACCATCCACATGTGGTGTATGTTTAGAAGAGTCACGGTACCCTGATAACCCTGAGGAGGGAATCATACTGTGGATTTAGTTTGGCATTAGTTCTTTGAAAGATTTTTTTATAGGATTTGGTTTTTAGGATTTTCTTGTGTATATTTTATATATCAAAATCAATATATTATGGCAACAAAGAAGTCCACAACTAAAAAACCCGCCAGCAAACCAGCGGCGAAACCAGCTCCAGCCCCCAAAAAGGGTGGGAAGAAAGCAGTAGCAGCTCCGGCTATGAAAACAACCGTAAGTACTTACGTACCTGTTTCACACCACATCTACTATGATGGTTTCTCTTACCGTGTACGTGCTAGCGTTAACGGAACCCGTTACTCTCAGAACTTCTCCTCCAAGAAGAAAGCTTTCGAGTTCCGTAAGAGTATCTTGAGTAATATGTAATAGACGACTCAAGTCTCTTAACCAAATCCTGTGATTAACGTCACGGGATTTTTTTTTTAATGAGAATCCTGACGACGGGACCTGAGATGGTCAATTTAGTTTGGCGGAAAGGTTGTTTAGACAATTGATGTTGTAACAATAAATCCACCGATTTAGTTTGGCGGAATCAGAATCCTCAGAATCGTCCGACGGTACCGATTTTGTTTGGCACAAACTAACTAACACTTGTTAGTTCAGGGACCTGAGGAGGTCGATTTAGTTTGGCGGGGGAATGGTATTTATATGTAAAGTAAATGAGATGATTAAACTAACAGAAACTTTAGAAGGTGATGATGTCCAAAAGTTTCACGACGCTTTACCACAAATAGGTGACTCACTTAAAGGACTGACCGATGGGACCATTACAATAAAATATGTTGTAGCTGAAGACCCAACCCAAGGAACAATAGATGGTGTCCCTTTTATAAGTGAATGTCTATTGAAACTATTTGTTGATGTTAACAGGGTTTATCCTGAGATGATTAATGACATCTACATTTTGGTTGGCAGAAAAATTCAAGAGATTGGGTTCGGTGAATTTCCGTTCAAGTTAAGTATAAGGTCACTTCACCTTATTAACGGACCTTTAATTATTGATTTATTAGAAGAATCGTTTGACAGAAATTATACCAATCACCTCAGGTATGATAATCCAACAATACAGTACATTTTGTCTGGCCAATATTCCCTTGTATTACCTCAAGATGTATTACCTAAGTTTTTTGACCAAATGGATGAGTGGATAAAAATTTTAATAAAGAGAGCGACGGTGTATTACACCGTATATAAAAAAGGAAAGATAGATGACCATGAGTATGAACTCGTAGACAACCCAGTTATTAGAGTTGTGGTACGCGGGAAAAAAGATATAAAAAATGAAAAAGATTTAATTCCGTTCATTGATTCAAAATTTAAAACCATAGATGGTATCGAAAAAGGTAGTCCCGATTTCCCCTATAACTTACAAGATAATATTATTGATAAGTTAGAAAAAAAGTTCAGGGAGAAACACAACGTAAGAATTTTTATTGACGACACGAGACGTGTATGACATATATACGTATATACATTAACCCCCTTGTATGACACTTGGGGGTTTTTTATTTACATCTGTTTTTCTGAAAATATAAAAATATAACTCTTATTTCGAACAAGGGTCAATCCCCTACTATGTCCCACAATTTCCCACTTTAATCCACTTTTATGGATTGTAATACGACCAGCGGGATTTCTTGTCATACATTCGTATATATCTGAGAAAAATTCCTTACGACAAAAAATGTCTGGATTACAGGGTTAAAATCAAGGGTTTTTTAACTCTTTCTGTATTACATTAGGGGTATCGTGGGTCAAAATCCTATCACTACTGTACATCCAAACAGAGGGTAAACCACTATAATGACATACCTGTTTTTCTCTCTCTTCAACCAGTTTCTTCTTAACCGATTCGTCAAAATAAACCCCATCAGATTCCATATCCGAGAGTGGTCTGTACAGTATAAATTTTTTCATATAGATGTAACAACTATGGTTTCAAATTGTTTAAACCGATGTGGGTCTACCGCAGTAAACCATACTTTCTACCTTCTGTTTTTTTAACCACCAAAGGTGGTTCATTAACTTTTTAATATACTTCATTTGTTATCCCTTATTATTCTTGTGATGATGTTTATGAAACCATTTAGGTTAGACATATTATTAATAACCAAATCCAATTCCCATACATGAACATTCCAGTGTTCATCTTTAACCATGTCACTATCATCTGAAGTTAGATTAACATTATCTATATCCAAATTATAATAGTACCATGGTTCTGTTTGTCCTTCAAGATTCCCTTCAACCTTTTCAAAACCCAAATCAATTAAATTCTGTTCTGTAATCATAACGTAATATGTTTTTTTATTATATCCATTATTTCTCTTGTGAGACTACCAGCGGTTTTTGTTCCATCAATATTCCAACGAATAATCAATTCTTCTATAGAACCATATAGAATGTTCTCTGTGTTCTTAATCCTCGCGTGTGGAACATCTTCCCCGTTTACACATTCTTCACCTTCCTTTTCCACAAATACAGGAATGATATCAAAATCAACCATAGTATATTCCTTTAGTATATGACCATGATTCTTTACATCACCAGGGTGTAATGGGATTATTCCAATTTGGGTTGAATCGGTGGATGAGTTTATTTCATCATACCATCTTACCATCCAATTATTATTTTCTTTATACAGTATTCCTTTCATTTCTTTACATGTATATCTTTAAATGAATCTATACTAACAAATTCTTCATTAAGGTAATTTATTACATCCCTCATTGTTTGTGCTTCATTTTCTGAACCTCTTATACTTAGAGATAGTGCTCCTGATAGTATACTGGTAATTTGATTTAAAGTTATTTGAGGTTGGTCTGTAGGAGTTGAGAGATTATATATACATCTTCCATCTTTTATGGTTGTATCTATTATTACTCTATATGTAATTTCGTTATTCATATTATTAGTTGGAACCCCAGTTATTGTTTTTTAGTTATTTTCATTAATTTCCCCCAGCGATTCGTTAATCACTAAAAGTGTACCCAAAAACAAACGAATATAATCGTACATGTTTTCTATGTTACCTTCCACGTATTCATATGTATCCAATATCCTTTTAGCAAAATTAACATAGTCTTCCCTGTTTCCGTTTCTTTTAAAAGTCTCACCTTCCTCAATTACACGGGTTCCGTTATTATGACATATTTCCACGTGGGTATCAAATCGAAAATCAGGGGACTCTTCAAAGAATCTTAATATAATAGTCATATCACCACGGCGAAGAATTTCACGGTGATTTTTATAGGTTATTCCCCTTAACAATGTAAAGTTAATTGTATCCATTAATGATGATGCAATAATTCTTGGTAAACCTTTCCGTTTAATATATCTTTCTTCAACGCTTTATTCTCAGAATCACATATGATGAATCCCATATCCGTTCTGAATATTCTTAAGTACTTTAGATACCAACCATCGCGATAGGTTTCCAATGAGAAATACCTCCATTCACCCTCACCACCAGATTCTTCGTAGTATCTTTCCAGTAATGTGGTTAGTTCATCCTTGGTCCAAAAGAAATGTGGGTATTTGTTTATGGTAGAAATATCAGGATGTCCTTCATCATTCCAATGATATCCCACATGGAAATCCCTTGTATCCACATTAAACTTATTGTTCTTTGGACAATCCCAATCAATGTCTTTGAAGAATACCCATTTATCTTGTGGTTCCATATTATTTATTTTTTCCATTAAAATGAACCTCGGGCACCGGAACCGGGAATTTTTTCCACTATAACGACGTTTTTTGAAAATATTTTCCACTATCGGTGGTCTTCTATTTGTTTGATGATTGAAAAGTTTATGGGGAAATAGTTCTCATCACCATCCTCGGTCTGTAAAAAATAATGGTTTCTACCTACCTCGAATTTAACCACATCGTATATTGTGTACTCAGCCCAATACTGTGTGGTTGCCGATTGTAATAAAACTTTTATGTTATAGTGTTTAAGCATATTATGATTCGTTTGTATTTTTTTCCCTTACTTCTATGTACCTGTGTAAAATGATAAGACCGAGTAAACTGATAACGAAAGAAATGGTTGGAATATTTGAAATGATAAGTAAACCAAGACATATCCCATAAAGAAAATCATTCCATCTTCTACGCAATAGGGATACTAAGATATAGAATCCGTACATTATTGATATTAAGATGGTGATGATAGCCATGTCCTTTTGTTTTTAACAAAAATAACCAATTAATTTGAATATTCCAAAAAATCTTAATTATTTTCTCGTAAGGTATTGTTTAATTGTTCTAAAGAGTTGTTCAATTGAATCAAACTGTAATTGTAATTCTCCATGACTCTGGCTAAACTTTCTATGGTCATTCTTAAACTTACCAACGGGTCGGCATATCCCCTTAATAATTTAAAATCCTCCATCTTCGTTCTCCATATGTTTGAGATAGTCCTCGATAAAATTATCTACAATTCCCGACGACCTTTTGGTTTCAGGTACTGGTTGGTTGTTCAATCTTGATTCGTAGTAACGAATGATTTCTGATACACTTACACCAGACCTTACACAACCATCCAACAGATTTGTGAATCGGTTTTTGGTGTCATTTAATGCTTGTTCTTTTTGTGTCATGTTCTATTACTTTTGGTTCCTGTATTCCTTTTTCTTTTAAATGTTGGATTGCCATTTCCACCGTTTCGTGTTTTCTGTAAGGAGGATTTGGTAATAACCCACAACCTTCCTTATATACAAAAACATTTTTCTGACAACCGAATGTAATAATCTTTTCCATATTGATTTTTATCCATTGGTTACACCACACTTGTGTTTGTGTTCAACATACCACATTATTCTAAAAGTACCCAAAACAAAAAAGTATGTATCAAATTCATTTATCTCATCGGTTGATTTACAAATCCCCGTGTGATATGCCGGTATTTTGGTCTCGATACTTTTAGCCGACTTAGGAAAAGTATTAAACGCAATACTATATCTCTTTGTTAGTTTGAATGATTTATACATATTATTCTAATTTACTGTTAAACAATTCTATGGCCTTCTCTTTATCTTTTTCTTGAAAGATGTTATCAATAATAAACTTGGCTTCTTCCATTGTGCACTTATCTTCAATGACATCAATGTATGTTTCTACATCAACACCCAATTCCCCCGCCATAAGTTCATCCATCAAATCATGAAACATATTACTCTGATTTAGTTTCTATACCGTTTTTCCAATCTTTCCAATTATCAAAATCTTTCAGTTTTTCATAATGGTCATCTTCCATTTTTCTTGCTTCGTTTAGTATATCGTCATAAATTCCACTATACCTCGTATCCAATTGAAGTTTGGTGATTAACCAATTTACCGGTGTTAGTTTTTCGTTACTCATTTGTATTTTTTAATCTTTTTATTATATCGGTCATTCTTGTAAACATTTCCATACCCACAGGGATGGATAAGAGGGAAACCAAAAATTGATTTATATAAGAATACATTGCAATGGCTTCACCTTGTGTTAGTTTCACATTTTCGTGAGTGAAAATGATTAATGATAAAACCAAGAAGATGGTCTTTACCATATTGAGTGAAGTCCAATTCTTTCCTTGTAGGGTGGATGCTGAAATCCAAATCCTTCTTCTCCTTTTAAAGAATGAATCAATCAAACCTCTATCGTTTGTGTTGAGCACATCCATTTTCTTTTCGTGTTGGTTGTGACTAATTTTTGTGGACTGAGCAATCTTACCGTAGAACTTCCATACAATAAAACAAATGAACGGAGCACATAACAATACAATAAAACCAGTAACCACGTGGGACATGAATATAAAAAACAATGTTCCAATTATGGAAAGTATTGACATTATATAATAGTGTATGTGGTGTTCCAAGAAATCCACAATACTATGTGCTAAATCCGTTCTACCCAACCTCGTTGAGACATCCGAATCCTCTGAACTATCCAAATAGTTAAACACAATATCATTGTAGATAGATGTGTAAATCTTGGTGTCAAATACCATACGTTTATAAATGAAAAAATTGGAGAGAGATTCTATTAAAAGAAAAACCCCAATCCAATAATACTCCTTATTCAATAAACCATCTATTGATTTACCCAACACATAGGGTTCAACCAAGAAAATGATTTGTGCAATAAAGATGTAGAAGTATATTAATAATAATGACCTCTTATATTTTTCAATAATTTTATAAACGTACCGCAAAGTGAAATGAGATTTATTTTATTCTTTATCAAAATAAGTTGTGAATAGTGATAACAACGCAATACAAACGCATAAACCGATTACGATTATTCCAACTACTTGTGCTACTGGATGTAAATTTTCCATAATATTAACAATTAACTCTTACTTTGTAGGTTTTTTCGACATCGTTAGTCATATTACCCATAATCAAAATATACATTTTTTCATTTGGAATACCAAATAACGATTTAATATCACTATCGGTTGGATAAACTTCCAATTCATCCACACCAATAAACTTGACATTATCGATGAGTTCTCTCATCTCATATAATGACAAATGAACACCGTGAACAACAATGAAGTGTTTATTGGGATAAGTGTACTCACCATTTTCTTCTTCACCACATTCTACCTTACCTTCCCCATCACAGTCATCACATTCGGTTTCGTGTCCACAACAATTACACTCAACAGTCCCGTGTCCATCACATTGATAACATTCCTTATATTTTTTGTCAAACTCAGGAATCATCTTGATGTCTTCATAAACTTTTTCAAGGTCAGATACTTTAATTCTCCCGAATGGTTTTGAATCACCTTCATAAAATTTACGAAACTCAAACATGACAGGTTGGGCGTTGACACCATTACCTTTGCTGTGGTCATGTATGTTTTCATTATTAATGTAGTCGACATCATGAAACCACAACGCTTTGTATGAGTTGGTTGAAACTACCCACCCATTTTCATAACAAACAGGTTTCATGATTGGGTCTCTCCAATCATCTTTTGACGACCAAGATTCTACGAACCTTACGTAATTTGGATTTTCTTTTATCATATTAATCTAATGAATTTGGTAAATAAAGTAGTGTGGGGTTTTTCTTTTGAATATCTAATTCAGGGTATCTCTCCTTAAACTTCATCACATCAAATTTTTTGGTAATTAAGTGGTGTCCGTTCTTTGTTGGGATTACAGCCTCAACCTTTGGTCCCACCTTGTAACCAATTGGAACACCGGCTTCATCAAATTCAACTTCAGTAAATGGTTTACATTCATATTCAATAAATGCAACCATCATTGGACTCATCTCTTTTACATCATCAACATCCACTATCCAACGTTTCTCCTGTGTCTTTAACTGACCAACAACGCTATCAAATAATCCTTTCTGATTATGTTGTCCATTCTGAATACGTTGAGCGAGGTCAACCATCATATTCAATGAAACATCAAAGTGATTTTGTTTTTGAACGTGGATGTATGCCCTCGCCTTAAACATCTCACACAGTTGTTTAATCTCATCGTACCTACGTTCAAGATGTTCGATACTTTCAATACAGTAAGTCTTAATTGTTCTCACCGATTGGTGATTATCTCTCTCCCCTTCGGGTTGGTCTTTCTTTCGTTTGAAAATGTAGAGCATATAGAAGTCACCCTCGTTTTCGAAGTTGAGTAATGACTTAACTAATTCTATATTATCTATCATTACAGAGACTGTACTTTTTTCATAATCTCTGTAACTTGTTCAGGTTCTAAATAACCAAGGACATCGCTGGTTATTGGTGTTTCGTAGGTGAGGTCACCATTTTTATCTAAGACCGCAAGTTCATACAAACCATCCTTACCACCGTAGGAGTATGTGTGAGAAACGACAGATACCCCGTATCCATTATCAAATTGTGTACGTACCTTTTTACCAACCATAAATGGGGATTCATCGATTTGTTCGAATTCTAAATCGTTAAATGTTTTCATATAATTAAATTAGTTTTATTCTGCAAGAATTGCTTCGTCAAACATACTACCATCCTCTCTTTGTTTTGTAACAATTTGAGCGTTTACTCTTACACCTGAAGAGTAAAATTCCGACATCCATTTAGATTTTGGAATTGATTCCTCATTAACAGGTATTTCTGTATATTCATCGTCGAACATTAAGATGTATCTAAAGAACCATCGGTCTTTAAATTTGTAAATTGTACCAGTGCACATAGTTTCTTTCTCTAAGTTGTTTGATTTGTATATTCTCATAGTTTGGTTTTCCTTCACCTATTAAGTATTATCAAAGTCACAATAATTACGATAATACCAATTAATGACCAAAAAGCCATTTTTTCACTAAATTCAATTTGTTCCTTCCTCTTTCCTTGGTTGTCCATTGTATGTAGTTTTAGGTGTTTCAATCTCCCAATACCCCACGATGAAGTATTGATTACGACCAACAGGAGAAACTTCATACTTTTTTCCACGAGCAATGGATGCATTAGTCACAACACAGTCCATTTGTTTGTATAAAACCCGTTGACCTATATAAAATGTGTTCATAGATACATAAAGATTAAAAATCCAAATCCTATACCTGCTAAGAAGTACACCAAGTTGTTCAACCAAAAGGGATATCTTTCCATAATCACATTTTTCTTCAAATATAAAAATTTTTTTGTGAAATCCAAAAAAATCACAAAAAAAAACACCCTAATTTATCCAACTTTCAGGTGTTATGGTTGTCCCCGTTGCCGGGTTAGGAATAGACTTACAGGGGCACGTTGTTCTTTATCACCCTTTTGGTATTCCCCGCGGATAGTCAGTCCGAATAAGACGTTGTCTTATTATCAGTCCTCTACGGTTATCACACCGTTTCTCATCATGTGAGGCACACTATCCGATGATTAATCGGAACGTTTCTTTAGATATTCTTTTCTTGTTCTATATTCCCCTACTTTGTAACCAGCGAGAAACCAAAGAGAGAATCCTATGTATACTAAAATAACTGTCATAATTAATTTTGATACAAATATAATGTATATTTTTTAATATGCAAAAATATTTTAATTTTTTTTGAAGTGTCTTTTACTACCTTCACAAATATTGTCTTTGGAAACGTCCCATATGTTTTTTTGAACCATATGACAAGCGTGTGATTTACCCATTCGTTTAGAAAAATGGATGATGGTGTCATTATTATTATTTCTGACAACCCATGGACATTCCTTACAAGGTGAACTAGTTTTCTTCAAATTTAAAAATGTCTACCTGAGAGGATTTACCCCAGTTGTCCAAAAAATCAGAGGGTTCCATGGATTCACCCTTAAAAAATATTCTATCGATGTAATCCCAGTCCCCATCAGGAAAGTCGACAGAACCGTGACAGTAGGTAAAATCTTCAATGGTTGGAACCGTTTCAGATTCAATTTCATATTCCCAAATACCACCTTTGTTTTCGTCAACACTCACATAGATATTTTCACCCTTTTCCATTGGGAATGCTCGGTGTGAAATATAATCATCCCAATCCTCATTCACTGAAGAGATTGTTTGAATATCTTCAATACCAAAAGATAGTACGTTGTTACCATTTTCATCTTCAAGTTCAAAGGTCATTGTTTGGTTATCCAATGCTTTGTTTACGTGAAAGATGTCACCATCGTAAATGTCAATATCTAAACTTTCCAAGTCAAATCTAGTTTCCCAAAGTTCATCGTACTCTTTTTCTTCTTTTAAGAGTTCAATTTGTTCAACCTGTTCGTCAGTGAGTTTTTTACCGATAAACTCGGCGCTCCATCCATAAGTTTTTAGCGTATACTTCATGTTTATCTTATTAATTTTACTGTTGGTATTAAAAAATCATCATAATGTTTATGAGATAAAATATCCCATGAACTTGGATGTCTTTCCTTGAATATTTCTTGTCTTTCCAAAAGTGACAGTGGTAAGGTACAATCCTCACCGAACATATACCAAAGTTCATAATCATTGATTATCCTTTGTGCAAATTCAGTAAGACTCTTGATTTTTACTTCTCTCAGGTATTCCCTATTTATACCTAAGTTATCATACCACTTGATATATTCTTGGTATGCTTCTTTGACTTTTTTGTGTACCACCATACAAAGATAATATTAAAATTGTTGTGTTCTACCGATAAATCTTTTCGCCATCTCAACCCTAACTTCACCATTCTCCCTGTCAAATATTGGAGGTTCTACAAATTCACCCGACCTACTTTTTAAACGGTAGTATAGATTAGTTTCTTCATATTCATAGAACTGATTTTTGTTTAGGTATTTTTTTAAATCTAATATCTCCTTATCACTACAACCTTTTGAAATCAACACCATCAACATTCTATCACAGAATGCAATAGATACTAAATTCCACTTGTAGTGTGGTTGTAAATACTCGTATACCTCAATGTTGGTGTGAAGCATAGTGATTTATTTTTTTCGGATGTTTTCATTGATTGCATACAAAAGTATGCAAATGATAAATAATAAAAGTACAATCATGAGTCAATATTAAGAAGAATATTTTAAATTTCAAAATTTTTTTTGAAATCACCAATAACCAATATCTTTTTTGAAATATTCTTCGTTTTCCCTATTCAAAAAGGACTTAATGATTAGTTTAATCATTCCCAAATACCCCATTTTCTTGAATCTACGGTCATCTTGACCAACGTAATGTTCGGATATTTTAAACTTTTTTGAATTGTATTTCCTACTTAAACCATAGTCTTCACTGTGTTGGTATTCCTCATTAAATTTACCTAATTCTCTAAATTTATCAGTTTTTGTCAAGAAAAAGGTACCAACAGCGAATGGACTGAATTTACTAATAATATTATTAACGGAATTAAAACAAACGAATACCAATTTGGACTTCCAATTTTTAGATGTTGATTTTATTTTACATGTCATCAAATCCAAATCTTCCAAAATCATTTCCTCAATACAGTCGTGAATTGTAATTGAATTGAAGAATTGGATGTCAGCATCCACAAATAAAACATATTCAGTATTAACCAAATCACTCCCTAAATTTCTTGCTTCACCAACTTTACCACCGTCAATCATTTCTATCTTAAGTCTATCAGAGTACATCATAGACATATTATTGATAATCGCCCTTGTTCGGTCTGTTGAATGGTTATCAGCAATGATTACTCTTGTACCATCAATTAAAACTTGTTTGTGTATTGAGTCGAGAGTCTTCTTAATATACTTGTCTTCATTGTAACATGGAATTACAATGGTTAGTTTGTTTTTTATTTTTGTTGGTTTATAAAGTGGCATATCTCTGAAGTTTAAAATCCCCGTTATGATGTATTATGTAAGTATTGTTTTCTATCCAATCCCCACAATTTAAATACCTCACACCCTCAATAATTTTATCTTCAGGATTGTGTATGTGACCACATATCACAGTGTCACACTCTCTTTTTTTTGCCTGTCTAACCAGTTCTACCTCAAAACTCGTAATAAATTTAACAGCCTCTTTAACACTGTCCTTTAAAAATTTAGAAAGGGACCTCTTATGTCCAAATTTTTTTAGAGTCCTATCTATAGAAATCGCAATATCGTAACCAATGGAACCTAAAATACCTAACCATTTTAACTTAACCACACCATCATAAAGGTCTCCATGGGTAATAAATACATTACCATATTTGTATTCATTACAAATTTCAATGTTACCAAAAGATAAGTCCGTATATTGTCTTAAAAATTCATCATGATTACCAGTAACATAAATTACTTGAGTACCTCTTTTGGAATGTGATAATATTTTTCTTATCACATTGGTGTCGTTTTGTTTCCATCTGAACTTCCTCTGTAACATCCAACCATCTATGATATCACCAACTAAAAACAAATAAGTTGGTTCATATTTTTTTAGGACTTCAAGCACCATTTCAGAATTACTACCCTTAGTACCAAGGTGAACATCTGAAATAAAAAGTGCATCTATTTTCATATCTATAATTATCTCAATTAAATGATTACAAATTTATTTCTATGATTTGTCCTTTATCTCTTTTAAACAAAAATCTATAAATTTTTACAAACAAATGTATAATAGACATTTTAAATGCATATGTGAATCCGCTACTGACATTTGTCAACCTATAAACGGTAATTAATAGTGAATCGTCAAAATGTCTTTTTAAAATAAAGTACCTATGATAACCATCAAAAATATAATTTTTGTTTGTTAGATAGATGTGACCCTTATTATAATCAAACCCTCTTTCTATTATATCTAATTCAATTTGTTTATGTATTGGTTTTAAATGAATTGATTTTACTCTTGTTTTAATTTCGGACATTGGTATTGTCTCTACTTTGACTTTAAAGCACCACCATTTATTACAAAAGAAATCACCGTCGTGCCTTTTTAACAATTCGGAATTATATCTTCTATCAACAACTACTTTTATTTTTTCTAAAAAAGTCATATCCACCATTTATTCCCCTAACTCAAGATTATTTTTGCGTTTAGTCATTTCGTTAAAAACCTCAATTGACAAATTCGCCCTAAAATCATCTCTAGCACACTCATGGGGACTTAATTTTAAAAGTCTGTTCGCAACCTCATCTCTCCACTCGTGAAAGAATCCTTCATTAAAAGCCATCCATCCATAAAATTCGTGAGTTTCTGCGTTGTTCATTTATTGTCGATTTAAAATTTTGAGGCAATCATATACCCCAAACAAAATGATGAGGTCACAGCAACCCAATAAAATAATGATTTAATTTTAAATGCTGTTCGATTGTGCTCTCCGTTTATGGTTGTTGCAGTTGCAAACAACCAGGTTACAATTAGAAACAATATACCAAATGTTAATAAAACTATTTTCATACGTAAAGTATAAATATTTATCTTTATAAATCAAAATTATGATACAAATATCTCAAATCATTCTTCAAAACCCTGAAGGTAAATACTTGGTGTATTTAAGAGACAACAACCCAGATATCCCCTTTCCAAATCATTGGGACCTTATAGGTGGTCACGTTGAAAAAAGAGAAACACCATTAGAAGCGTTGAAAAGAGAAATGATAGAAGAAATTGAAACTGACTCGAGCAGTTTAGTTAGATTTTCTTTTTGGAAGAAGTATGTCTGTATTGAGGGTGATGTGTCCCCAAATATTAAATATATATTTCACGGTGTGATTGACAAACCTATTGAAGAAATTCCACTAAATGAGGGTCAGTATCTTAGATTTGTAACTCAAAGTGAGTTATCTGAATTAAATTTTGCAAACATTATGGGTAAGATAATGCAAGATTTCGTGAGAGAAAGATTTGGTTAGTATTTTAAAACTGTAAAATGAGACTCAAAGTTTTTTCTTGGAATCAAATACATATGTGACCTTTTCTCTTCAGGAATCAATACGTTAGTTCCAGCATAAACCTCGTCACCACCTATCTTTACTTTGAAATTATTTTCTGAAATTAATTTTCTTAATTTATTAGTTTTAATCACCCAAATCTCTTTGATGTTCATAAAAACTATTACCCACAAATCTGATTTGGTTACCATTATTCCACTGTCCTTACCGTGCATCCTAAATTCAATACATAGGTTACCAGTATCTATACCGGGAAAATAGGCACCGTTTGGTAATGTTCTACCGGGTTGTACCCATTTGTCTTCTGTCTTGACTTCTGCAACCACATGGGTTTTAGTTGGGAAATTGAATATTAAATCGAACTCTTTTAAATTACCATTTTCTTTTTCACTCTTCCCAACACAAATAGCATTGTATTCTCTTTCAAATACATCAATGACTACTTGTTCATTAGTTTGACCGATTTTTATATCTTCATGAAAATTCAGATTCCCCATCTTCGCTGGTTAAATACATTTTCTCATAGTGTTCCCACCATAAAATCTCTTCTTGTTCAGAAGTAAGTTTATTTTCCACAGGGACAATGTCCTGCGTGTGTGATTCCTGAACCATGACTTCTATCGATTATGAGATAAGTATGTCCCTTATGTTCCCATTCAAAAACTCTGTATTCGGATTGATTACTAAGTTTAATAGTTTGGGGGTTATTCCTATCGTTTACAACTTGTTTTGTGTTTGGTTCAGAACATGATGTGACGAGTAAAACAAATAAAATAATACTACTTAATCTCATCTAATTGAATTTCAATTTCTTGTTGTCCTTCTTTTACAACTTGACTACCGTCAGCCATTCTATAATACTTAAACAAAACGTATTTATCGCCTTCGGTTGTTTTAAAATGTGTATGTTTGGTGTAAGGGTTTAGTTGAAAATCATGGTATAAATTTTTCCAAATTACTCCATCTCCTTTTACAGGTTTTACACTTCTTTCAATTGAATTAAAAGTTAGATGTCCACCCTCAGTAATGTTATTCAATGATATTTGGACACTCCACAATCTATTACCCATGTTTGTAAACAATTTGTCCTCCGATATTTGATTAGGTAGTAGAAAATCGTATTTTTCCTCATAATTGAATTCGGGTGTTATTTTTTGAATAAAAACATCTTCACCAAATGAATCTCGAATACCAATAACAGAATTGATTCTCTCATTTACTGTTTTATAAATCTCAGACTTTTTATCTAACTTATGAATCATGGGTGATTGCAAGTCCTTAGATTTTTTCTGTGAGTTTAATTTTTTGTCTGTAATCGATATCAAATCATCACATTCAATTAATGTTAATAATTCAGGGTAATGATAAATTTCAACTAAATTATTTTCAACTCTATAAGCTCTTGGGTTATCACATAGAGATTTATTGAACGGATAAAGTTCAACTTCGTAAGGTTGATTAAGGTTTTCCTGTGAATATTGTCTTTGCCAAATTAACGCGTTAGTTGGTTCAATTTCAAGTTCTCTTTTAATTAAATTGTAATCAAATCCATTATTAAGTAAAACATTAAAAATGGACTCTCTATCATATCCATTCACAATATTAGACCAAATCCATAGTTTCCATTCAGGAGTAAAAATTCTATTAATCATATTTTATTTTTTTATTTTTCTTTCGATTACATACACAGTATCACCTTTTTCATATGACCTGTACGATGTTATTTTCATTTCGGGGTTTTTTAGATACAATTTCCAATATGGAGTTGTTTGTAAAGTATTGTCACAACCAATTCCATGATATTCAACAGAATCAACAATACATGGGATTTTAGTGTCAGTATATTGTGTCTTGTACTTGCAAGACATTAATATTAGACCCAAAAAAATTACAAATGTTAGATTTTTCATATTCTAAATATAAATGATTTTTTTGATAAAACAAAATTAATCTTCACAGAAACAATTGTTTCTTGAAAGAGCGATTAACTTGATGTGTTTTAAACATTCATTGTCGGCCCTAACTACCGCACCACACAAATCGTTATTCACAACAGATTGAACGAAACTACCCCCAATGGGTCCAACCCCATCTCTTGTTCTCATTACCGATACAATGATGTTGATGATGTGTTCACTAACATCATCTTGTCCATACCTCTTTACGAAGTCTTTTGCTGCACTATATAATTTTTCTTCCATATTTTAAACATTCCATGATGCCAACATTTGTCCTATATCATCATTCCTGTCCCTACCGTCGGCTTTAAAATTATCATCATCCAGTGTAATATTTTTTGTGATTGTAATAATTCCTTTTTTTATCGCATCACATGGTTTTCTGTTACATGGACAAATTCTATATTCGAATGAGGTGTTAATACCACATCTCACACATTCATAATAATCTTTTGTGGTTGTTGTTATCATTATTAGAATTAGTTGTCAAACCAAAAGACAACTCTAAAACCATTCTCTTTAATCGTATACCTCTTTTGGTCATCATTTGTTATCCAAAATTCTTCTTTAAACCTATTGTCCATAGAGTCAACAAAATATTTTAAGTTCTCAACGATTTCTTCATTATCTGAATTATTGTACAGATAATCTTTGAGTTCTTTTAAGGTGTAGTAAGAAGCTGTATGGACCATATCACCTCTTTCATATTCCTTTCTTGTTGTCTCAGTCACATCCTCAGGTAAACCCCTTGGGTCCGCAATCGGGTCCATTGAACCTCTGACCTCCGCAAGAATTGAGAATAAATCATAATTTCTTCCCCAATAAAAAGCAACGTGGTCGTACTCCCTTTCGGAATCGTTCATTCCAAAATGTGGATTTATTTGCCAATGGTCAACATTGACCCATTTATTTTCACCATTTACTGAAGTGTATTTTTCCAAATACACATGAATATCACATCCCATGATTCAAATATAATTAATAATTTTTAAAATGTCAATTTAGTACTGAGATATCTTACCCAATTTAGTAACCTTGTTTCCCCTAAATTCTGAGTGTTCCTTTATTATGCCGTAAAAAGACACCTTTGAATTAATTGAAACGCTCTTATGTAAATTAGTTGTTAGGTATTCAGTATTAATTTCACCAAATTTAGAAAATATGTTACCATTTTTGTCAACCAAATCATAGACAGTTGTTGGCCCATAAAGACCATTCACGGTTCTAATATCGGTAACAGTTAGTTCAAAATAAATTTTCATACCAGGACTACCGACAAATTTACTCACCTTTAATTTGGATTCGTCAATGTCCCTTGATTTGTGGTTAACAAATGCATCAAAGTCGGTTACAAATCCTAAAGTGGTTTTGGCTCTTGTGTAAGCAACGTATTCTAAATTTTTTTCTTGTTCAATTTGCCATGGTAAGGTTGCAAATTTCGATGGAAATAATTCTGGGTGGATAATAAAAACCCTTTCTGATTCAAGACCTTTAGATTTATGTACGTTACTCAAGCATATTCCACTTTTTTTATCATCTGAAAAGATATCATCGATTTTCTTTACAACAATTGCGGGGTCATCTATCCCGTGGGATAACGCTTCTATTACTTGTATCTTTTCACCAAATAGAATTACTTGGTTATCCTCTAACGCTTCACTTCTTTTCATTGTGTGATTTGTCATTGTTTTTTCAATCAACTTTTCTTTGTCCTTAAGAAGACAACATATTACGTTTGTCATGTTATATTCTTCATTCTTCTTGTTGCAAGAAAGTATCATGGTTTTCAAAGACTTACCAATATCAGAACCAATTATATAAGATTTTTTACCTTCACTTAATAATTTGATACACAATGAGACAACCGGAAATGTATTTCTACACAAAACCATGTCCCCATCCATAATATCTTTATAGGAGAAGTTTTCAATTACTCTACCTGACCTATTTTTAGAATGAGCAATGATTGCTGGATTTATGTGTCGAACCAAATTTAAAATCTCAGGCGAGACTCTATATGTAAAAGACAATGGTAATTCAACCGTGTTTGGTAGTTCTTTCAATTTTTGATATGACTCATGGTCAGCACCTGCAAAACCATATATCGCTTGTTTAGGGTCACCTACAGCAATGAATCTACCACCATCAGGTTTCATTGCTTTTTGCATCAATAAACGGTGACAAGAATTCAAATCTTGACATTCGTCTATAAAAACAAAATCGTAATTATCTCCCGAATGGTTCAAAATGATTGGTAAAGAAATCATGTCGGTATAATCGAGAACCTTTAGATAAGACATACCCAATTTAGACAGATACCATGCGGCAGTGGATTCACCATCTTGATTGTTCACAGAATGAAACTCTGCAATTTTATTTATCTCACCAACACCAATTGGTTTGATATCAAAATTTACTAAATGTTGTCTCGATAAATTACACAGAGTTACAACATCGGTAACAAATTTATACCTGTCAATATTCTCACCTTGAACAGAATCATGGATGCCTTGAATGTACTTGTTTTGTTCTTCGTTGAATCCGTATTTGTCTAAACTATCGGGTTTTTCACCACTGTAAAAATTAATGATGTCCCAAAAAAGATTTCGATACTTTAAACTTTTTTCGTCAACACCACAATCATAGTTATTCCTCATGATTGTGTAACCGAAACCATGGACCGTTTTGACATCAATGTTCTTATTTTCGGGAATCCTTCTTTTTAATTCATCTCGTATACTAACATTGAATGCCAAAAACAATACTGATTTATCATCAGGTATTAAGTCCAAAGCTTTTAATAGTGTCGTCGTTTTACCACTACCAGCAACAGCAGAAACTACTGCGTTTCGAGTATCTTTTAAAATAAAATTGAAAATATCTTTTTGATATTTGCTGGGTGTAAATTTAGACATATTACTTTTCGATAAACATGTTTGTATTTGAAATTGGTACTCTTAAAACAGGAATATTTTTTTCATCTCCATCCAATTTCTTCATGACTTCATAGTAACCACTGTCACTTATTCTAACAGTTGGTGCATCTGTAATCATTTCTAATAATTTTGAAGATTCTTTTGGACCTTCGTAAAGCTTAACTTCTTTTGTTGTTGTGTTAAAAATTAATGTTTGCATTTTTATTTATTTTATGTTTAGTAAATATTTTTTAAATAATTCGTGCTCAACTGACACGCAGATTCTAGAATATGATGACCATAAGTCCTTATCGTGATAAACAAACTTATCAAGACCAACAGCACCGATTCTATGTTGAAATAAGTAATCTTCCGATTTATTTATAACCGCGAAGATACCTAATGGTTGACCACCTTGGTAAATTTCTTCAACCAGTAGGTTTTTCTCTTTTAGGTAATTTACATTCTTAAAGATATTATTAGTTGTTATATTTTTAAATTGTTCTAATGAACTTCTTCCTTCGGGTGTGGTTAAAACTTTCTCAATAATCATTTGAGATGGGGAACATACGGCATTGAATTCATAAAGTAAACGAATGTTTAATTCTGAATTAAAATCCTTGTCCTTACAAAAAATGAAACCCATTCTTAAACCCGATAAACCTACCCATTTTGAAAAAGATTCGGTGATAATAACATTATCAAGATGGGCAACTTTATCAAAGAAATCATCTTCATAAAATAACTTACGGTATGGTGAATCAAATATTATAATCGCACCTGTCATCGATATCTCATAAATCTTTCTGAAAAGAATGTTGTCATCTATTTTTACACCTGTAGGATTATTTGGGTCACAAATAAAAATACAAGATGATTCACTAAAATTGGATGCTTCTAAAGATTCTAATGATTCATAAAATGAAAAAGACTTTTGTCTAATTGTTGCCATTTTAGAATAAGAACCCCAATAAAATTTTGGGAAATAAATATTTTCTACATTTAATAATTGGATAACCAAATCTAACGCAGGCATACCACCTGGTGTGATTGCAATATTATTGATGAAATTAGGTGAATTTGCAAATGAAGGAAAATATTCTGAAACGATAGAATGTCTAAATGTTTCAATACCCAAGTTAGGTGCATATACTTGAAACTCTTTTGAGTTAAAATCAATTTGTTTCATAACTCCCGTCAAATCGATTTCCGTAACAGCGTTTACACCTCTATTTAATTCGAGATATGAATTACCTGATTCTTTTGCCGCCCTTTTAACTTTCTGACCAATCCCTACTATCGAAGAGAAGGTTGCATTCGATATATTTACTTTCATTATATTCTAAGTTAGTCTGTACTTACCACTAACAAAATATAATAAAAAGAAATCGTATTTCCAAAAATTAATAAAAAAAAATCCCCTTTCGGGGATTAAATTAATATGGATTTTCAAATGTCAACGAGTCTAAGGACTCATCTATTTTGGAATTATACCACCCATTTATCCAACATTTTGTGGTATCACCAATTTTGGCGGGTTTATTGGTTAGTATTGTGACACCATTTTCAAATGTTATATGATATTGATTTTGGAATATTTCTTCACAGGATACTACCGGTACAGGATACCACTCTTTTTCGCTCCTTGGTATAACTTCCTCACTTATTTCTTCCTCAACTATATTTTCATCTGTAATATAGTTATGTATCTTTTCTTTATTAAAATGAAGAATACCAGTGAAAATTATGACCGTTATAAACGCCAAAAGAATCCTGACTTGTTTTATATCCATGATTAAAATTTTTCTTTTAATTTTTCAGTTTGAATTATGTCTTTCAATAATTTAACATACCCTTCACCCGCTTCGGCGTAGGTATTTGATAAATACAAATAGTATTCATTTTCAGTATTAATCTGACCAAGGTATCGGCATTGGTAAAACGCATAATCATAAACAGATTGGTACCAGTTATCATAAAACGCGTGACCGTTTTGAGTTCCTTTGGCGGTGTTGATTCTAACTGTCGCCTGTTTCATACCAAACAGATTATTATTTTCCTTGAAAACTTGACTTTTGTAATGTCCCGTCTCAGCAATGGCTTGAGCCATAACAATATGTGGAAATTTAACGTTTAATCTTTTTAGTTCTGATACAAACTTATCCTCTGAAAATTTATTTTTTTCTTTTTCTAATGAAATTACGATTAATTCTTTTTCGTAACTGTCCAAACTTTTAAACCGTATAAAACGACCTAAAATAAATGAAGAGATTACCAAAACAATTACAACCGACAACGCGATTTTTACTTTTTTCCAATCCTTTTTCCAAAGGAGTAGAGAGTTATCATATTTGTAAAACATAATTTTAGTGTTTGAGTGTTAGACAATTATTGTTCCAAAATTTAACTTTTCGTAAAATGGTCCACGACCATTCTTGCACTTGAGTAGTTTGTAGCTAATGCCACTTCGTGCACATCACAAACCCTCATTAACATTTGTACATCAGGTTCGTGCGGGTGTTTATCCAATGGGTCCCTAAAAAATATAACCGCATCGATTTCTTTTCTCGAGACCATTGCAGCAATTTCCGCGTCTCCACCCATTGGTCCTGAATTGACTTGTTCAACCTTTGTAACACCAGCAAACATTATTCTTTTACCTGTCGTACCCGTTGCAACAATATCAACATCGGTTCGATTAAAAAAATCTAATCGTTTCATTACAAAGGCAACCATGTCCGCCTTCTTACCGTCGTGTGCTATGAGTGCTATTTTCATAATCAAAAAATAAACAACCTACCCCCAATCATAAACTGAGGTTTATCGGTTTGATAAAAACTTAAAGTTAAGTACAAGGGATATGATAATTTCAAATTTGCAGCGGTCTTCAATATAATTTGATTACCACCATCAACAGATAAACCCGCCCCACCTGTTAAAATTAACCATTTATAATCTTTATTTGTGTAAACGTAATTTAAAACAACATAAATTTCTTCAGGTCTACCATTGATTGTTAAAGTATTGGGGTTAAATAAATTTAATTCGGCCATCAATTTACCATAACCAATTCCAATAAAGGCATTTGTTTTTTCTTTGGAGAATTCGTAACCCGCGGAATAATATGATGAATTACCTCTAGGACCATAAGATAATCCATAATTGAATATTCTTTGGGGTACTCTTAACCCTTGTGCCCATGTGTTGTTCATCAACAGCATACAAAATATCATTAAGAATTTTTTCATTTTTTATGATTTACATACAAATATATTACTAGTATTTGAGATATCCAAATTTTTTTTCAAAAAAAAGAGGGACCGAAATCCCTCCTTACAAATTTAGATTTGATTGTAATTAAATTCTCCTCAAGGTGGCATTTTCATTGTCATAGGTTCCTCGTAAGATTTCTCTCGGTCCTTCCGACATCATTCCACTTGTCTCGTACGCCCTTTCTTCCACAACCGCTTCAACATCACGTTCAACTACCCATTCTCTCTCTTCTCTTATATCCACATTTCTCATATCCATATCAGCTTCACCCATTGGGGATTCCATATCCGTTGGTTCTGGTAGTACCTCCATTTTGGTAAACTCTTTCAGTAACACATCCTCTTTGATTCTATCTTCTTCAGTCAACAAAGAGTTGTTGGTTACTGGGTTTTCACTAACTTCATTTTTAATGACACCCAATATAAAATCAGGTAAACCACTTTCTAATGAATCGATACGAGAATCAATTTGATTCCAAAAAGAAAATTCAGGGTCTGAGTCGAGTGATTTAAAGCAACCAACTTTTAATCCTGTTAATTTATTAATCACATAAATAAGGATACCTCTTTTGGAGTATCTTAGGAAATAATCCGGGTTATTCTCAGACGACGTACACCATTTTGTTGATGACCCATATTTCTTTGAGGCGTAAAACGTTAAAGGTCTTAAAACAATCCACTCATCTGAAGTGAACAATGTGTGAATTTGTTTTTCCAAATCTTTCTCGAAAGCTTTAATCTCAGCGAGACTAGTCGCCGTCATTACATCGTCAAAAGATTTAAATTTAGATAAGTCATTATCTTGAATCAATCCTCTTTCATTGTAATCACAAAATTTTTGGAATGTTTTTAAATCTGAAAAATTAAAACTCTGTTCCAAAAATCTGTAAGAGCTAAAAATTTGAAATGGGGTCATTCCTTTAAAGTGGTCATCTGTAATTCCAAATTCTCTTTTTAGATTCTCACGAACTTCATTGACGTACATGTCTAAATGTTTCGTGTTTTTTGAAAGTCGAATTAAAAATTCGATGTACTTAGATTTACCCTCAGGGCAAAAGATTTGAAAGACATCAACCATATTTATGTTGTTGTCAGGATTTTGTTTTAGTTCTTTGATTCGTGACATATTGTTTTAATTTAGTTTATTAATAAAATTTACGTAACATTTGAACCACGTCCCAAGCGTCCTCAAGAGCGGTGTGAGCGACTTCTCCGTCAATTCCAGCACGTTCTTTACATTTTTTAAGACTTGGAATTGCGTTATCCTCATCCCATATACAATACAAAACGGAAGGGTCAATAATTCTTTGTCTGATTTTTATGAGTTTTTTCCACCACGGTAATTCTTCCAAGAACAATTTATCAAAGGTTCCAAAATTTTTACCGGCAACATTAATTGTAAGTGATGGTGTGTGATTGTTAAAAGCCGGTATCATTGTTCCATTGACATTTCTAACATGATTATTTAGAAATGATGAATTTGGGTAGATACCATTTAAGAATAAAAAGTCATAGAATTTTTGTGCCAGTTCATTTTCTTCCAAAAATACATAATCACTATGATGTTCCAAGTTTGCCCTATCCTCTTCGTTACCTTCTTTATATTCACCAATTAATGATATGATTTCTTTGTTCATGGAAATCGCTCTCGGTGAACCGGTAATTTGGTTTTGAAGTACGATGGCGTTAAACTTTGGTAATTTCTCGTATGGTAATTTATTAGTGGTGTCTTCTATGATAGCACCAAAAGACAACACACTATTGTTTAACGGTTCGAGACCTGAAGTCTCAATGTCTATTGATACATATATCATCGGTCAAGTGCTTTTACAACTACAACAATCATGATGACAATAAAGATGAGGGCAAACCCACCCCATAGTGGTGCGGTCACCCACCACCACGACCAATCAATAACACCAGTAAGTTTAAGTGTCATAAAAATTAAAAACATCAGACCGAAGAATCCCACTCCTCCTGATGACGAACTATTTTCTGCCATTAGTGTAAATTATATTTTTCTTTTAATATTTTGATTGTTTCTTCCGCGGAAGTATGAAGAATACCTTCACCACCGTTTTCATTCCAACCGTCTATAGTATCTTTCCTATCGTCGATTAATATTGTGTATGGAGCCGCGAAATCTTTTTTATGTTTAGCACTTCTTAATATTAAAGCAACACCGGGTAACTCCCTGTTTACCCATTCCATTTTCCCAATACGGGATTCAACTTGTCTTGATGGTGCAGATAAAAGGGTTGGATTATACTTGGAAATGTGTTCCCACAAAATGTGACCGTCAGGTTCAATCCATTTCAAATTGACCCAAAAATCATATCCCGCCTTTTCTATTGGTGCCCAAAATTGTGAGTCGTTACGATGTTCGTCTTTGTTCAAATCAATACCAGTAAGGTCTTTATAACCTTGGTTGAAATCTATTAAGACCCCATCTAAATCACAAAAAATAGTATACTTTGTCATTTGAAATACTTCTATGACAAGTATAAGAATAAATTTTTAAAATAAAAAATTTTAAAGAGTAATTTTAATAATCATCATTGTCAGAATCCTCAACAAAATCATTGTAGTAGGTGTCTTCCTCTTCTTCTGTGAGTTCTTCCCCCTCGAATTCATCTATCTCCAATTCAGCGTACAAGGCCTCGTAGACCATATCTTCTGTTAACCAAGTTGGTAATTCATCAACTTCGTTGTTTGGTTCATATGATTTAATATCAACCTCATTGTTATCCATAAATAAATTATCATCTTCATCTGAATCATCTTTATTTATGTATTCATAGGTTACGAATAATTCAAATTCCTCGTCAGTGTCTGGATGAAAAACAGTAATTACTCGAGTATTTAATCCTTTTTTGTTTGCCATTTTAATTATGAAATATTTATTATTATATGTTTAAGTATATATCTGAAATATTATCAAAATTCACACAGAGACAAAGAATTGTTGCTCTGTCAATTTTGTTATTTTCAATTATAATTATCTCGGTTGGACCCAAAATCACTGAGTCTTTAACATATAATGACGAAGAACTGAAATTAAGGATAGAATCCCAAAACAATCAGATTGTACAACTAAACAATAGAATTGATGAGTTAAACAACCAAGTAATAGAAAATCAAAGAGAGTGTACCAATGAAATGGTTAAAAGGGAAAATGAGATATTAACTATTATAAGTGATATTGAAAACTATACCAATAAAATGAAAAACGAGACAAGAGTAGTAAACTCAATGTCTCGTAAAACCTATAATATTAATGATGATAGTTCCGTAAGAGTGATGGCGATGCTTCCTGAATCATCTAACACCACCACTATTATTAATAATAAAAGGGATGAGAAATTAATTGGGATGATAAGGAACTTGAAGAAAAAAGTTAAGGACCAATAATTTACTTGGTTGCAATTATTTCACCGGTTTCAACATCAGTTACGTATATTTTTCCATCGTCACCTTTACCAATAGCCACAGTTCTTTTTAATTCTTGTTCATCTTCGTACTCCTGAGCACCTGGTAATTCCTCGGGCTGTGCTTGAGTATCGAAATCATCAAACTCAGCTTCGTTGATTGTTCTTTTTACAATATTTTCTAAATCTTTGATTGATAATTTAACTACTTTTTTCATTTTTTCTTTTATCTATAAATATCGTATGTAAACAAAAAACCCCTCTTTCGAGGGGTTCTTTTTATTTAATACCTATCATCGTATTATTTTTGTCACCTAACATGGTTTCGGGTAACTTCCCATTCCATTTATTAATCCATTCAAGTTGTAGGAGTAAAGGTGTAATTGTTTGTTGTTTCATCCGATTGGCTTCGGATTCCGCTTTAGCCGCGGTCAACATTGCTTGAGCATTACCATTGGCGGTTGCAATTTTAATCTTGGCTTGAGCTTCCGCAGTTTTTACCTCATTTTCCGCCCTTAACGCTGCTTGGACCGCATTGTTCTTGGCTTCAATGGACTTCTTAAATGTCTCAGGGTAAATCAAATTTGAGGTGAATTGGTTTATCACAAACCCTTCTTTTAAAAGTTGACTTTCCAATAGTTTACGAACCTCAACTTCAAACACCGCCCTATTCGAGATTAGTTCATCAGCAGTGTACTTATTTGTTGCTAAACGAAACGCGTCATATACTGCGGTCTTTAAAAATCCCTCCTCAATTTCAGGTAATGACCTACGATACTTTGAAAATATTGTGGGTACTTTTTCTCTTTGAACCGAATAGTTCATAATTGGGGATACTTGAAACTCAGAACCGTCTTTTGAGTTTACAACAAATGAATTATCAGATTCCTCAGTTTTCTTATACTCTTTGTGTTGAATATAGGTTGGGAATTCATAAATCTTTGTTGTGAAGGGGTTGTAGAATACCATACCTGTACATTCGGTGACATCATCAACACCCTTTCCATCACCATATAGATTTACTTTTACACCGACGTGACCGGCGTCAATTCTCTCACAAGAGAAAAACAATAAGGTTAGGATAATGAATCCTAAAATTCCGAAAATTAATCGTTTCAAAAATGGTTCCATAATTTATTTAGTTTGTTTTTTAATTTTAATTGTTGTTTTAGATTTTCTTTCTTTTTTGGTAACTTTCTTTGGATTATAATCCAATTCCGTCTCAGGTGTTTTATTTGGGTCCGGTGTGAAGAGTTCAAAAGGTTCATCATTAAAGTACATAAACCTAATATAAAAAACCGCAAACATTGCCGTACCCACCGAAAAAATCGCTGAGATTATGTTGATTATCGTATTTGCAACGGTTAATCCAGGAAAGATTAAAAATTGATAAGAAATTCCAATGAAGAAAAATACCAAAAAGGTAATCGTTGTTTTGGATTTTATAATATTGGTGAAGATTTTGTTTAACATGTTCATTAATTAAATTATATGAAATATTTTTTAAAGTAAAAAATTTAACCTACAACATTTTTCATGTCGTCATTGTGATGGTCTATATCCCCCAATTCAGAACCAATCGGAACCTTCAACATTGGATTTAAAACCTCATGTACAAAGTCATATGGTCTGAACTCAGGGTGTCCATCCATACCAACATCCATTCTTCTCCCACCACTAACTTTTAAGTGGTTAGGTAAATGACAGTGTCCGTGTAAATGGATTCTACCCTTTCTCAGATTGTTCCACGAACTGATAGGATAATGTAACATCTCGAATGAATGCCCTTGGTATTCAAGTCTATTGTAATGACTTACACTGGTAAATAAACTCTGACAATTCTCACGGTTTCTTTCAATGTGATGGTCATGGTTACCCAATAGGATGTGAATCTCTTGACAAACGATTCTATGTCTGAATTCCGCTATATTATCAAACCCACCGAATGACCAATCACCCAAGTGAATCAAAACATCATCCTGTCCAACAACCTCATTGATGTTGTTTACAATCGCGGCGTTCATCTTATCAAGAGTTGCGAAGTCTCTCGTTTGATTAACGGGAATACTACCGTCAGGCATTCTCCAATTAGTAATTCCTCTACATATATTAGTATGTGAGTAATGCGTGTCAGACGTTATCCAAACTTTTCTATTGTTATCTATTCTTAACATATTAACTAAAATCAACTGATGTACTCACACGAAGTCCATCGATTATTAAATCATCATATTTTTCGTTGTCCATCCAAAACATTCCGTGGCCTTTCGACCTTTGGTCTCTCCTGTATTCTTCATTTACAACCCAACCATCTGGTTGACCCCACTCAAGAGCCATGGTGATAAACTCTTCAACATTCCATTCTTCACCATATTCATCCACAATTCTTCCTGAACGAATAAATGAAAGTAGTTCTTCTTTATTTGAATAATGTTTATTATTATGAAAATTCCAACAAAACTTCCACCCACCACTTCTTTTACCTAAATGAATTGATGTACCATCTCTGAATATGTCCCAAGGGCTAACTATCTCCCAAGATTCTTTAAATGGGTCAATAAAGGGAAATCCACGTTCAATATCACTAGGTGACATTGTCATCTTTTCTATATCTCTTTGGAGACGTGATTTACGTGACTCCATTTCCTCTGCGGTCGGTATACGATAATAATTTGTACCCATTTTAAAATTAATATGGGCCAAATATATGAAATAATTTTGGATATACCAAAATATTGCAAAAAAAAATCCCGATTTCTCGGGATTTAATTTGGTTTTAATTTATTTGACCACTTTTTGAACTATTCGACTCACCAATTTATTTTTTATTGATTCGTTAAGTTCATTTTGGTTTGGACCCCCAACTTGGTATCTTTTTACTGTTGCGCTTTTAAGATTGTCTTTTGGATTTAATGATAAAATCTGTGTTTTTAAATCATTAATAACTTCCATTAACGCATCCACAACTTGTTTATCGTTCATTACCGTATAATTATCATTGAATGTTGTTCCAGGTCTAAGTTGTGCGGTTGCAGATGATTGAATTAATTTATCATCGAGAAACCCACCTTTTAATCCACTTTCGCTTTCAAGTTTTTTACCTAACTTGGTTTGAGCTCTAGCGGTCCACGCAAAACTATTTTCACCAATTAATTCTCCTTTAAGTTCAAAATCCATTCTAACTGTAACGTCTATGTTTTTTTCCTCAAGACCATATGCGTCTAACATATATTTTGGTGTTTTACCAGCATATTGTTTCAACATTTTTTTGTCTGCTCTCCAGTTATTGTAATTTTTATTGTACTGACGAGCCATATAAAATGTTTTCATTTCATCAGTATCTTTACCCTGAACTCGAGCCACTGCCGATAATAAAAAATCCCTTACTGTTGGGTAAGCATTATAGTTATGTGTTGAGTATTCAATTAATTGATTTGTAAATTTACCATATTGGTCGACATTCTTTCTATCTCTAGCAACCACAGCAGGAATACTTCTTTTGTTAAGTTCTTGAACAAACGATTCGTCTTCAAAAGTATTTGCAATGATTGTGAATAGTCTTCTCTTAATTGTTTCTTGTTCTTTATATGTGTCACCTGTGGGTTTATATCCACCCTCAACATATTTTTCAATAGGTCTATGGTACTTTCCTCTCTTACAAGCGGCTAATTGTGGTTCTAAATTGTGGAGTTCTTTGATTTTTTCTAAGAATTCTTTGTTTGCATTTTTAAACGCTTCAAGTTCCTGACAATCTAATGGTACCACTAATATCTCACCACCCTCTTGTAAGGTGGGGTTTGCAATCCAATAATCAGGGATATCTGTGTCATTATCTTCTTTGAAGAAAGGTTTATATTTTACTAGTTTACCTTTGTCATCCCTGACACCCTTTTGTTTGTATGCCATTTCCTCCACATCAGAGATATAAGATTCAGAAATGATACGTCTTAAATATTTTTCGGTTAATTTATCCATAGAAATAATTCTTTACATATAAATACAACCAAAAACAGAATTGTTAATACTTATCGGACAATCTTCTGACTTTTTCACCCAATTCCATATCGTTTGGTGTATCCCTAATTAAATCAATTGGAACACATAAGTTTTTAGTCTCATCGGAACGATTACATTTCTCACACAATTGACCTAATCCCTCAACGTAACCGTATCTCAAATCAATATGAGTTTCAAATTCATATGGTGTCTCAACACCACAAATTACACAGGTATCTTTTGCCATAACTTTTTGTTTTATGAAAAGATATGAAAGAAAAAGAAAAAGTAAAATTAATTTTTTACGCTAAAGATTTGATTTTTGGACTGGCACCTCTTTCGTAACCATCTACAACTTTGGCAACCAAAGTACCAGTACCCCAAGTCTTAAGTGATTCACACTTAGCAATTTCCGCAGCACCAATATCATTTACCAAACCATCAACAATACAAGTATAAAGACCATTTCTCAATGTTTTGATGGTTGCTTTCATACCGTCTTCTAAAGATTTGTAATTTTTAACACCAACACTATTTGCGTTAGTGGAACCCGGTAAATCCCATGTGGTATTAAATGGATTATATTTTCCACCCGAACCTTCTGACTGTCTCCAAGCGTATAAGAATTTTAAGTTTTCCTCACTTTCGGGTGCACCTAAATTTTCAAGTAGTTTTTTATAAAAATTGATGTCCGTTAAACCGTCAACATTGATTTGTGAATTTTTAGCCGCTTGGTCAAGGTATTGTTTTAACTCTTCGGATTTAACACCTTTAGCTTTTAATAATTCCAATAACTTATTTAACATTTCAGGTGTGGCATTTTCAGAAGTACCACTACTAGAAGATGATTTACCACCATATTGTAAATGAAAATGACCACCAGTTGCGGCTTTGGTTGGATTGGTGTATTCATCTATGTATGAAAAATTACCATCACTACTTTTTGTTGAGTTGAGTAATTTTATAAAATCGGAAGCGTTTTTTGAATTATATGGATTTAAAACCAAATCAATTGCATTTCCTTTGGTGTGTTGACTTACGTAATTTAAATTATGGTGGAATTTATCGTTACCTGCGGTTATGGTAACCTCAACATCAGGATTACTTTGACTGTACTTGTCAAGAATTTGACTAACAATATCTGTGAGTTTGTCATTAATAGAACCACCACTGGTTAACTCATTACCTTTTTCGGTGTAACCTAAATCATCTAATTTATCTCTTAATGAATCGGCACTTTCTTTGATTACAGAATTATCTGATTTGAATTTTCTAACAGCACTTGCGGTTTCAGGACCAAATAAACCATCAACACCAAATTTAGGTAACTCATAACCCAAGAGTATTAAACCAATTTGCATAGTTTCGACACCTTTTTGATATTCCATAGAACCTCTTGGTTGTTCTGATAACCCACCCTGAGCTGCGGTATCTTCTAATGTCTTATAAAATTCTGCAACGTCAGGTGAAACTAAGTCCGCCTTTTTGGGGTCGTCTATTTTTTTTTCGTCTTTTTTACCTAACCCAATTTTACCCAATAAATCATCGATAAAATTTTCATTTACCATTGATTTACCGTAGGTAATTTCATGGATTCGTTGTAATTCTTCTTGTAGTGTGGGTTTTTTCATTAAAACAATTCTATACTTAAATAAATATCCCTACGTTTAGAAACGGTGTAATTAAGTAAGGTAATCGATAATCTTTTGTTTTATACCAGATTGTTTGATACCTAAAGTAGATGATGGAGTTAATACAAAATTATCTAAACCCCAATCTTTCCAGTCCTCTCCATTTTTACCCATATCCAAATCATCAACAGAAACCCAATGAGTAACTTCAGGGTGGTCGTGTAAAAATTGTTTAATCTCGATAACGCGAGTCATCTCCAAATCCCATCTCGGTGACCAAACCCATACTTTATCATTATACCAATTACACTGACCTAAATTAGGTGTGAGAGCGATTGGTTTTTTAGAGATACCTTTTGATTCGTAGTATTCACCCATTTCTTCGAGATTTGCCCACCTCTTCCAATCAGATGACGTTACAATTTCCGCACCTGTTTTTTCGATGATTTGGTTTAATACCTTAACCGCTTTTTGATTGAAATTATCAAATCGGTATTCTAGTGGCATTTCTGATGTTGTCATAGATAATTTACGACCACCCCATTTTTCTTGTTTCTTGAATCGACCACCCCATTCTGACGACAAACAAATTACACCGTCGTGGTCTAAAAATATAACTTTCATTTATTGAATCTTTTAAATATTTTAATAAAGTCTGACGAATATTTTTCATAGACAGAATCTTTCCATTCATGATGTTTACCTGTTGACATGTATGCTTGAATCTCGTCATCAATAATCGTTTTGTCGTCAGAATATCCACCTTTAATTAAAACTTTTTTCAAATGTTCATAATCTCTATGATTAATATCTCCAATTAAATAATCGACCTCAACTTTGTATTGTGGGTTTGTATAATAAAATCCGTGAGCTATTTCATGATTCATTACACCACTTTTTACTTTATCAGCGCCGATAAGATACCAAGAATGTTGTTCACCACGATTCTTTATTCTACACTCTCTTTCACAGTATTCAATAATTTCATACATAGTATAATCATATTGGGTTCGAGGTAAACCAAACGTATTTTTTGCCTCTAAAAGAACTTTCGAGGGTATATTATAACCAGTCCAATCGCTTGGATACGTAAAATGAGGTTTTTTATTTGTATCAATGTACAACTTCATGTATTGTTCTAAAGTGAAAAACTTACCTCTAATCTGTGGGTATGGAGATTCGTAAAATTCTTGGTATCTACAAAACAAGCTAGACCTATCATATTGGTTTTTAACGATAACAGCAAATATGAAAGGTTTTATTTCTCTCACTTCACCTTCAATTAATGAATTTGAAATACGCATCATTTTAAGATTTTTTAGTAAATATAACTATTTTTTTTCAAATTATCACTATATTTGACTTGTGAATATATTCTTTCTTGATAAAGATGTAAAAAAATGTGCCGAATATCATTGCGACAAACACGTTGTGAAAATGATATTGGAAACTGCACAACTTTTGTGTGGGGCTCATCACATGACCGAACAAGTAACCGGTCAAGTACCGTACAAGTTGTCACATAAAAATCACCCGTGTTCAATATGGGTAAGAGAATCCTTGACAAACTATCTAATACTCTGTGAATTGGGTTTAGAACTTTGTAAAGAGTACACTTACCGTTATGGTAAACGTCATAAATCTCAAGAAGTTATTGAGTGGTGTGTCACAAATAAATTAAAAATTTGTGACAAAGGTTTGACTACACCACCAAAAGCAATGCCAATAGAGTATAAAACAGATTGTGTGATTGAATCTTACAGAAACTACTACAGGGGTGCAAAATCAAAATTCACAACATGGAAAAATAGAGATGTACCTCCTTGGTTTTAGTAGAAATTTTGTTCGGTATGTTGTTTATTATCGTCCCAAGTATAATCATTATCTGATTCATAATTCTCCTGAATTATTTCATCATTTACAATTGGGTTATCTTCTTTAATGACCTGATTATTAATTTCTTTTGGACTTTTCATGAAAATAAATATTAAGGTCCGACAAAATATTTTGACCTCCAAAATTGATACCATTTTCTCTTTTGGATTGGTTTACATTTTGAGAACGGATTGTCCCCAAAATTTACTCTTCCTTGATATCTTGAAGATAAAACATTTAAAAATATTTCATGGTATTCAGGTGGTATAGTATTAAAGTCTGCCTTTATTTCAACTCGTAAAGAAACTGGTCCCTCATCGTGTTGAACTACCAAATAATCATTTAGGGTGATTATTGTTGATTTTCTAATATTAATCCATTCACCACTAATACCAATATCCTGATTGTTTTCATTTGATGGGTCAACAACTATCATCTCTTCTTCTTTTTGTGGTTCGACTTTTTGTTTTGTCTTATTCTGTCTCATTTGATAATATGTGGTCAAATTCTTCGGCAGCTTTTGGGTTTCTTTCATAGAACATATCATACGCCATCGCGAACCTATTATATTCAGTTTCAAATAAAAATAGATAGGTTTGTAAACTATCCATTTCCTGTTTGGTTCTTGATAGTTCCGTTTTTAATTTATTTTCTCTATGTATGGATTTTTGGAGAAGAATACCCATAGAGATGGCAAACAACATGGTGAGTACCAAATAAAATTTGATATCTTGAATGAATTTCATGGTTAATACAATTTAAAAGATTTCTTCCGCGATACCGAGTATCTCCGCCACAAAAAATAAAATTGCCGCAGTTTCTAAATTGGTAAAAAATAAGAAATAACAAGCCACGATTCTCAAACCTGACTTGGCCAAACTTATATTGAAGTGAGAATTAGATTTTGATTCTTTTGGTTCCATGATTAAGGGGTTTTACCAACCAAATATAGAAAAGAAAAATTTGATTTCCAAAAAAATCCTAAAATTATTTTGAAATATATTCATATTTTTCTTTAGTCCATGTCATATTGGAATATTTCATCATTTTTTTTGATATTTCATTTATTGCGGGATTGAAATAAGACTCAACAGGACTATTGGCCTTACCAAAAGACATTATCAAACTACCTTTTTTATATTCTAAATTAATCTTTGTTCGATTACATTTCATGGAAAGATAGATATAGACCACACCTTTGCTGAATTGTTTAGACATACAATTTTTCATCATAAATCCTTCAGTGAAAAAATCCTCTTCGGTTTTGAGTATTTTGGTTTGAAAAACTTTATTGTCAATTATAATGTCAGATTCTATTTCATTTATGAACTCCTCATTAAATGAATATCTTGTTTTGTAACCCCTTTTAAAATGATTTTTTATGTTTTCAAATTTATTTAAAAGTAATTCTACAGAGTCGGAATCGCTCGCATTAAATTTACAGGGGATATTTTTGGATTCTATGAATTCTCGAAGATTCATTAATTTGTTCACCAACTCAACAAAATTATCTTTATATAGGTTTGTGGTTTCCCAATCATTAATAACCTTGACCATCATGGATTTTTCTTTATCATTTTTCAAAGTGTGGAATTTTCTGAAATTAGAATTACGTTTTACAATGTCGTGCCACTTAGTTTGTCTTAAATAATCAACGTAACCATCACCAAAAAGTTTACATAGAAAGCTTAGACTTTTAATATTCACATCAAAGTTTTGTGGTTTATTTAATTCAGCAATCAAGTACTTTGATTTAATTCCATACGAATCTAAAATAGAAGGTAAAAATTTATTATCATTTAATTTTAACCATTTTTTCTGTGGATACTCTTGTTGAATTGTGGTGTAAACAGTATCATGGTATTTTATATTTTTCTTTGATAAATGAAAATCAACTAACAAATCATATAGTGGATTAATATAGCATTTCTCTTGATAATTCTTTTCAATATTAAAATTTGACTCAGATTGTATTTTGGATATTAAAATATTAATAATGTCCTGAATTGATTTATTATACCTTTTACCCCAATAATCTTTTCTCTTTTCACCCTTGTACATGCCGTTTTCTATTAGTGCAAGTATTGAATCAAAATTATTCTTCTTTCTATTATTTTTACTTCTACCTTTATCACCTTCACTCACTGAATAGTTTGATAATTGGTAGTAAGTATTTATGTCCCCGTTTTTTAAATTAACCGTGAACCCGTGATGGATGGTAAGGATGTTTTTTATTCCGTATCGTAAATAATCGAAAGAAAAATCCGCGATATAGTGTATCAAACTATCATATTGATACAACTGTAATTCACAAATCGAAACCGAATTGTTCGTTTTGGATTTTTTGTTTTGATAATGTCTAAGTAACAAATCCATGTATAAAATATACATGGACTAAATTTAATTATGTAGTATTAAAACTCTATGTCACCATTCATCAGTTGTTCAAATAAATCAGGTTCTCTTTGGTTGACTTCCTTCCCATTTATTTTAACTTTCACCTTTTTAATATCAATGTGGTTCAATAATCTTTGTGACGCAAATTTTCTAACTCTTTGTTTTAATATTTCTAATGATTCACCAAAATACTCAGGTGGTAACTTATTACAAAAATGTCTCTCCTGAATACAGTCACCTGTTTTTTTGTTAAACTCACATGTTACTCTATCTGAACCACCGTTGGTCCTCAATGAAATTATCATTGATGATTCTTTGTTTGCGTAACTGGCAACACAGTGGTGCATAAATGTACCCTCTTCCGAATATTCTTCTTCTCTCTTTAATATCACAGGAGAAAAAATATGATTGTCGTTCTCAAATCGAGTCTTTATTTGTTCCTCCACTAATCTCACCATTCTGTTGTCATATTGATATTCGATTGACCAACCCTTTTTGATTAATGAACATGTCTTGGATAGTTCAATGTGCTCTGTATGAAAGTCCGTGTAATTTGTTGCCCTCATTTTTATGTTAGGGTCAAATTCACGAATCTTTTCAATCATATCGAAGTGGTCTTTTATCAAAGTGTATATACCTCGAGTAACCGACGATACTGAATGGTCTCCTGCCGGTTTGGGAATCAGGGAATTTAAAATTTTAATGATATTTTCCCTATCAACATTATCAATAAACAGGTGTCGGTGGTGATTTTTAGCACCTCTCAATTCAAGCGGTACCATAGAATGTGCATTACCATTATCTACCATAAAAAGATTAAAACATTCACTTTTCAAAGAACCGAGGTATTTTGGATAATCCTTTCCAAGTAAATCACACATACATGAAAACTCTTGTAAATTTAATTTTGGATTTTCATGGAAAAGTTTCAAGGTAAATTTTGAATTTATTCCGTAACTATCCAAAATAGATTGCATTAATTTTCTCTGATTCTTTTTAAGGTATTTTTCAGTTGGGTAATGTATTTTAATAAGTGGTACAAAGTCGTTTGGTGTTTTTATTTTTTTCTTTTCCGCAAAGAATTCAATAAAACTAGTTATAAAAAAATGTTTATCAAATAAGTTTCCAACGTTAGTAGGTAAGTTTGGAATGTGATTTTTAATAACATTTACAAATTCGTGTTCATTAAATGTGTCATCAAATTCCTTAGCGATTTTAAGATTGTTACTAAACTCTTTTTTTAAATTGAAAAGACTGTTTGAACCCAACAAGATTTCTAACGTAGTAAATGAATTTTTTCTAAATCTTTTGGATTTTATCTTTCCAAAATTCATATCCCCAATCGTAAAATCTCCCTTCTGTAAATCAATTGTTAACGTCATTACCTTGGAAGATTTACGGAAATATTTCCAATTAAAATCACGATATCTGGTATTCTTGTAACACCTTATGTAAAGTTTACCTTCTCTAAGTTCTATTGTTCTTTCAAATGTTACAATTTGTATTGATGAGAAAGGATTCCCATAATGTCTTTTTAAATGTTTTTCACTTGTTGTGTAACAAGGTTCTTTTGTCAATTTTATGAAAGAAACGTATTCTTTTTCTTTTTCACCATAAAAATATTTTGTCCTCGCACCCTTTGATGGTCTTGGTTCCAATTTTATGGTTTCAAATTTGGTATCCCTATTTACAACGGGCTCAAGTGTCTTAACCTGTTCAGTAAATAAAAAATCATCATCCAGTTCTTTACCATCAGATACAACAATTGGTATTGGTCTATCTTCAGACAACATACAATTATCCCTAACTAAATCTATTCTGAAATAAGAAAATCTTTGTTTGATGAGTTGCATTTTTGATATTTTTTACAAATATACCACTTTTTTAATGATATCCATATTTATTTTTATAAAATTATTAACATGGCAGCAGGAAAAAGTTCAAAAGGTAAATCATCAAACGCATCTATAAAGGTGAATTTTGGTAAAAGAAGATTAGGTAAAGCTAAAAAATCTTTTAATAAACACGATAAAAGTGAGAAAAACTACCGTGGACAGGGTAGGAGAACTAATTAAAAAATACTCCCCAATAACCCAATTAAAGTATAAGATAACTTATACCCTGTGAACGCACCCAATGCCGAAGGGATTGGGAAAACTATCAACTTACCTAAATCTGTAACGTACTTTGGTCGATTAACTATCCGACCCATGTAATAATAGTAGACAATATAACCGATAAGAACAGCAAAGTCGGTTCTTGTTGCAATAAAAACAACAAGTGTCGCTCCGATGAAACCGAAAGTAAAATTGTCTCTAATTCCTTCCCATATCTCATAAGTTGTAGCATTTTTATATTCTTTTACGATTTTACGGAGCTTCACTTGTTGTTATTTTATGTTATTACTTATCAGAATTCAAGTTACCTTGAATTGACCATGTGAAATCTAATTTAACATCATTCTTAAATAACGATGTGTCCATCATATCAATGTATTGATTTGTGGTGTATCCATTCTTACCCGTCATAGTCGACAATGCGTGACATGACATACAGTTTGTTTGCATTCCATACACAAAATCAGGTCTGAATTTGTTTTGTAAACTGAAAACTTTTGGACCAAATCCACCCTCTAAATAAGGATTGAAAGCAAGTATCGGTCTAGCGTTGTTGTCAGAACCGCCACTCACAGGTTGATTCGGCCAAACCATTGCGTATGCTGTACTAACTGCGTAGTGTGAAGCGGCGCCTTTAAGTTCTTTAGGTCTAAGACCTGCTTCAAATTTAGAACTTGGTGAAGGAGGGTTAGACGGGTCAGGGCACCAAAAATAAGTTTGCCATGTCCAATTTTTAAATTCTTTTGTTGTTACGTGCATGGCTACCAACAACACATAGTCACCTTCGATAAATTGTCTACTTGGTGTAGTTCCAACGTCTTGGTGACTATTGAGATAGTCCGCACCTACTCTATCAATTTTATAATTAATAAAATCATTTACGTTACAGGTCGCATCTTTAATTTGTTCCTCTGTGGGATTTGATGTTGTTACAGGTACTAACTTTTTATTCGGTTCCTGTTTATTATTAACATCGGCGTAAACCCATTGTTGCCATTCATTATATCTATACGCTTTGGCCGGATTTGGTGATACCCAAACAGGTACTCTAATCAAACCGTTTTTACTTGGTACACCAGCATAATATGTTGGTTTGGTGGTGATTGAAGTATTAGGAAATTCAGGTACCGCACCAATTCCATCTTTTACCAAATATTTGTTCAATGACGATTGATTAAATAATTTGTTTGATGTTGCAAAATGTGCCGCAGATGGGTCATAAGAAACTGTTTCCAACACAGTGAAGTTTGTGTCAATCTTTTGTCCCGCGAAAAGTTTACCATGTACAAATTGTTTCGGGATGTTAAGTTCAGTTCTGTTTGATTTTTCCATTGAACTTGAAACTTGACCCTGTGCAGACATTGCAGATAGTTCTTGAACACCCATCCAAGTTTCAAAAACCAACAATGTTTGACCATTGTATTTTTGTTTTGTTGGTTGAGTAAGTCCAGCCCAAATACCCCACGCGTGATTTACAATACTGGTTGTATCTTGATTCTCTAACCATCCGTAAATTTTCGTAGAGTCTTCAGGAAAATTGAATCCCGAAATACCTAAGTCCGTTGGGAACTCTTGTGGTTTAATTGTTTTACTCGTGTCAGAACATGAGTATACGATTGTAAACAATCCTAAAATTAATAATAGTGTTTTTGTAATTTTCATTTTTTTATTTGTTTTTATTTTTATTTTCTATAACTATGAACTTATTTATTTCGTGAAGAACTTCGGCAGTATCATATCTTACACTATAAACCACGTCCCATATTGTTCTATCATTATAAGAAGGGTGTAATCTTGATTGGGCCCATTTTTTGGCTTTATTAAAATCCTCTACTGACCATTTTACTGGTTCAACTATTGTTGGGGAATTTAAACGCCTAAGTTTCATCAATAGCAGTTTTAAAAATTTAATCATCTATATTTTTCAATTATCTGTTATGTTTTGGTGTATAACCAATAACCAATTGATAACTAAACCAACCAATTATTAATTCATAATCACCATTTAACCAACTGTTATATGTTATTTTAACATATGGTAAAATATAAGATTGATATACAACTTTGTCAATACTTATTTTCATAGTTTAATTACTTAAGGGTGCTTTAATCGATGGGTGTGATTGATAATTTTCGATTTGAAAATCCTTATTTTCCAAATGAGTTATTAAAGATGAGTCTTCAGATAATGATTTATAAAATTCATCGGTCTTCATATGTTTTAGTTTGGGTAATTTATAAGGTTCTCTTGTGTATCGTGGTATTTTATATATCTCATAATATTCAGACATACCTCCACCAAATGGTGCTAAGTCTTTCAACGCACTTTTATAACCATTAGGACCCATCGCCTCTTTTAACATACCTTCTCTCTCTTCATGTGTATACTTTCTACCGATTTGTTCTCTTGCTTGTTCAACATGGTTACTATACAAATGAGTATCACCTAAATTACCAATCAACTCATCAGGTACCATATTTACTTCTTTAGCAATAATCTCAAGTAACAAACCGTAAGAAGCAATATTGAATGGTAGACCTAAGAATGTGTCTACTGAGCGTTGATTCCACATTAAAGAGATTGCTCGTTTAGGAACTCTTAAACTATCCATGTGAACATCGTGATAATCACTACTTTGATTTAAAGGGTCTTTTGTTGAGTTATAATAATTAATCCTTTCATCTAAACTCAACTCTCTCGTATAAACTTGAAATCCATAATGACAAGGTGGAAGAACCATTTGGTCCAGCTCTCCAACATTCCAAGCATTGACCATTAATCGTCTTGAGTCTGGATTTGTTTTAAGGTCGTTGATTAGGTTTGTGATTTGGTCTATTGAATTGTTTTGGTATTCTATTTTGACACCATACTTGGTAACATCTTCACCGATTTCAATTGCTTTTAGTACTCTGTGTTGGTCAGAACCTTTTACATCCTTTAAGTCGTAATTAGTCACATTCTTTCTACCCCATCTTCTCCATTGCTTACCATACACAGGTCCGAGGTCACCCCACTTCTTAGCAAACTCATCATCGGTTTTTATTTTGTTGATGAATTCTTCTTTTGTTAATCGAAATCCTAACTCTAACATTTTTTCTTTTGACATATTAGGTAAGATTTTGGCATCTTCAATTAGATAGTTCTTATACGCATCACCATCCCAAATATGACAATTGTTATCAACAAGGAACTTGATGTTTGTATCACCACGAAGGAACCATAACAATTCGGTTACCATCGTCTTCCACGCCATTTTCTTGGTTGTAAGTAATGGAAACCCATCGGACATTTTATGACGGATTGTATAACCAAAAATAGATTTGGTTCCTGTACCTGTACGGTCTTTCTTTTCTACCCCATAATCTATAATAGTTTGGAGTAAGTCTGTGTATTGTTTATCTAATTTGTTCATTACTCAAATGTTTGAATTTTTGCGTCTACTTCTTTTAATTCAGACCACGTTCCAAGATACGTAATCGCTCTGACTTTTCTATTATCAATCCACACATATTCTTGGTCATCTTTGATTCTTGGTTTGTCCATAACCAATCCGTGATATTTAAAACCTTTTTCTTTTAACCATGTTTCGGTTACTTCACGGTCTTTACTTTCACGAGCGGTAAAAAATGTAATTACATTTCCCTCATCGTACCATTTGTTGATGATACCCAACGCGTTTGGGTAATGGTTAGCTGTCGGATAAAGATGTGAATCTTCATTTTTAATGTCGTCACAAATTGTCCCATCAATATCAATCAGAAAAACCCGACTAACCATTTTTTGCGTTATTATGATGTCAGCAATTGTACTATGAAAAATATCATCGTACATTACTTGACAATTTGTTTTTAAAACATACTCGACTTCATCACCGTCTTTTACATCATATTTTCCGCTTTTTATTTTTTCTAAAGTTTCTTTTGATGCTTCAAAATTCTTTGATGAATCTTCAGAAACAATAAACCATCCTTCGACACTGTTAATAAGTTCGTCAGATTTTTTTTGATATATTAATTTACCTTTCATTTCTAACCCATTTTCTATCTGAATTTAATGTAAAAGCACCAATAAAATCGTCACCCCGATTCCAATCTTTTGGTGATAATAATGATAATGTATTTACACCATTAAAATTATATAAGTAATATGTTTCACCAACAATTGGGTCAAAAGAAATTTTTGATTCCCAAACCATTATTGAATCCACATACTCTCTTTGAAGTTTTTCTATTGATTGAATGATTTCTTCTCTTTGACGATTAAAGACATCAATCATTTTTTTTGAGGACTCTTTTTTTACGAGACCCACATTAGGTAATTCAAATTTTGGCGAACCGATACTGGTAGGATAATGCTTTCTATTAGCGTCGTACCCATTTGTTTCATCCCAAACAACAATATCAGGTTTCTTTTTATTCATCCTCCAAACCGTCCATTAAAGTTACGTCCCAATCTGAAAAATCGTCACCTAATTCCATACCCAATTTCAAATTTTCCAAAAAATTTTTTTCCCATTCCTCATAAGAAAGATTTGAGTTGGGATTTTGTTTAATGTAAATTTTATATTGTCTTTTAAGGGTTGACATCGTTTTGTTCAGAATCTCTTATGTCAATTAATTTTTGAATTCTACTCCTACCTTTTTCACCAATTGGTACCGGATTACCTTCTTCATCAATCCTAACAAACCTTATGTTTGTTTTCAAGATGACAATTTGGTTACCTGTGTAAACATTATGTGCTCTTGCTTCCATATACAAGGTAACTGAAGTATTCCCTAATTTACTTGGTGACCCGTAAATTTTAATCAACTGACCCTCTTTGGCTGGTTTTTCAAAAAAACATTTATCAATTGATACGGTAACTAATCTTGGTGAATCACACAATTGCATGGAGTATCCCGCAGCCGCCGCGTCAATCCACGCTAAAAGTTTTCCACCGAATAAATTTCCGTGGAATCCTAAATCCGACTTTTTTATGGGGTGTGAATTCAAAAATTCCATTACTCAAAAGTTATTTGTTCTCTAATAATGTATTCTTTTAATGCGTTTTCCGCTTCTATTTTAGTTGCAAAAACCCCAATAGTTTGGTCAAATTCTGTTGGGTCGGACACACCAAATTGTCCGTTTAATGTTTCATAAATGAACGTATCTAAAATTTGTTGACTTACCATAATTAATTTATATTTCTTGATTTTTATTTGATTCCGATTCTTGATTTATTGATTCAGAATTTTTAGTCTCTTGCATTTTCTTAAATAAATTCATCAATGTGGACTCTTCTCTCTTTAATCTTTGATTACGAGCTTGAACTTTTTTTCTATGTTCTTTGTCTTTTTTTCCCATGGTATTTTATTCTTCTTCATCTTTTCGATAACTTTCCAAGAGTTCCTCCCCTGAAAGTGTACCGTATTTATTTACAATTTTTTCGGTGTCTATTTCAACATTCATCATGTGATGAACATTATTTAATTCTTCGGCTAATGATAAACTATCACTAATCACTTTAACGATTTTATATGGGTCCGCGTGTGATGCTGGTCTCCTGTCTTCAAGATAACCCTTCCATGTCTCACCAACGGATTTTGGTACACGGATAGATGCACCTCTGTCTGAGACACCCCAACTAAATTTATCAATAGATTGTGTCTCAAAATGACCTGTTAATCTCAAATGGTTATCAGAACCATAAGAGTCAATATGTTCTTGTGTTCTTGATTCAAAAGACCTAAAAATTGCATTGAAGTATTGTTCACCACCCTCTTCTCTCATTTTTTGATTTGAGAAATTTGTATGTAAACCTGAACCGTTCCATTCTCCGTGGGTCATCGGTTTGGGATGTAACTCAATAGAACGACCATATTTCTCAGCAATTTTATGTAAAAAATATCTACTCATCCATAAATCATCAGAAGCGGCAATTTTACCTGTTGCAAAAATTTGGTATTCCCATTGACCTAATGCAACCTCTGAATTGGTTCCCTCCACATTGATGTCATATTTTAAACACATGTTCAAATGTTCATCAGAAATATTTCGACCAACAATATGTCCACCTACACCACAATAATAAATTCCTTGACCGTCAATGATACCATTTCTTTCAAATCCAAGAATTGGATTATTATGTGAAGAACGAATAAAATATTCCTGTTCAAATCCAACCCAAAAATTTACATCTTCCTCACCTACTTTTGCTCTATGATTTGATGGATGAATTTCATTATTACCATCTAAAACCTCACATAATACATATACTGTATCAAGTGAACTATTTGTATGATATAATTTTACTGGCTTAAGATAACAATCTGAAAAGTTACCTTCCGCTTGTTTAGTTGAGCTTCCGTCAAACCCCCAATTGGGGATGTGTTTCAATTCAAATGGTGCCGGTAGGTCCACAATTTTTATTTTACTTCTGAGATTTGGCTCAGGGGAATACCCATCAAGCCATACGTATTCTACTTTTGTTTTCATTTTTTATAATATATGTTTTTCTGTATCTGAATACCGACCATAAAAATTAAGAATCTCAAAGCCAAACCCCAGCTTGGTGAGGTTGCACCGGTTTCAAAAAACGTGTCTTTACGGTAGTAAAATATGGGAGTTGGTAAAAGAAACCAATGGTATTTCTTTCTTATTACAAAAAAATCCGTGATGTATTTCTTTTCTTTATTTGACATTTTTTTTCTTTTTTAAATAATCTAAAACTATATTGAATGAACCAAGAGAAATTATACCAAATCCAAAATATTTTTCAATCTCGGGATTACTGGTGTTCATTCCGTATTTTTCAATTATGATTCCCGTCAGAATCATCAGTACGTAAATTATTGTCCTTATATTCATATGTTTTTAAGTATTGAATTGTTTTATATAACGTGTGTGTTTCCCTCATGTTAAAAACACCGGAATAATGACCATGTTGTAAACCCATTTCAATAATTTGAATTGCCATCTGTGGGTTTAAATTATCTAAAACCATTTCCAATTCATCATTATTGTCAAAATTTAATTGGTCGTTGAATAGTCCTTTCATGATATTAAAATATAGTAAACAAATATGATAAAGTCAAATATTTATAAAAATATGTCAGTGATTATTAATAATACAAAGTTCCCTGCGGAATACCTATCCGAACCTGAAGAAATTAGTCAAGGTATGATGGGTAGAGATAATTTAAATGGTTGTATGGTTTTTAATATGGGTGGTGTTGGTCACCATTCTTTTTGGATGAAAAACTGTTTAATACCTTTGGATATTGTTTTTGTATTGAAAAATAGAATCAGTAAAATACATAGAAATTGTGAACCCGCTGGTCAAAATGAATTGAACCCAAAAAGATACACCGGCATAGGTGACCATGTTATTGAGTTTCCCGCCGGTGTTACTGATAAATTTAAAGAAGGTGACCGAGTTAATATGTATTTGGGAACACCTATGAATCCTGTCCGTTAATTTTATTCTTCAAACATTACCAGTTGTTTCTTTTGGTTATCATAATCAATCAATCTCTGTTGAGATATCTTTGTGTAAGATTCTGATAACTCAAAACCAATATAATTTCTATTCAGCTTCTTAGCTGACAAAGCGGTGGTTCCACTTCCTGAAAAACAATCAACAATCAGGTCATTTTGATAGGAAAGTATTTTTATTGCTTTCATTGGGATGTCCATGGAGAATGTGGCTTTAGTTAAAGATTTTGTGTCGTTGAAGTATTTCCATTGACCAAAGACTAATTCCATGAATTCGTTTTTGTCTTTATCTGAATAAACCCTTTTGTTTTTAAAATTACCTTCCTCGTTTTCGACCTCAATCTGATTATAAGACCATTGAGATATACCTTTTTCTTTCTTTTTGTAATCTTTCTTATATGCAAGAATTACACATTCTTTTGGATTGTATATGTATGGTGATGATGGTGACATCCAAGAACCCCAAGCGGTTGTTTTAGAACGGTGTGGAGAATCCTCCTCTAAGTCCACAACACCAAAGAATCCAAAACCAATCTCTTTCATCATCTGCCAATATTCAGATACTAAGAAAATTCTCCCACCTCTTTCTCTAACGTTTATTTCATATGGTATATTCAAGGCAATTCTACCATCATCTTTTAATGTACGGTAAACTTCGGATAACCATTTCTTACACCACTCAAAATACTCATCCATCGGAGCATCGTCTTTGTGCACATCATAACTAATACCGACATTGTACGGTGGACTCGTAACAAAGAGGTCTACAGTACCGTCATTTAACTCCTTAAACAGTTCTAAGCAGTCACCCTGATAAATTTTATTCATTTCCATTGACAAATTGTTTTCTATTTATTATTATTACAAAAGATAACGAATAAAAAACAATAAACCAAAATATTTATAAAAAAACTTAAAATCATGGGATGCGGATGTAAAAAAAGAAACCAACCTGTTAGTAATCAAACGGTAAACATTCAACTAACCGAAGGTGGTTCAACACCTCCACAGGAGATTACAATTATGGAACAACAACTTGACCAAATCATAAAAAAGGTTGAGGAGATTAACAATCAAACTAACGAAGAAAACACAGAAGGACAATAAATTGTATCGGACAGTCTAATAAATTGTCCGATATTTTTTGTCTTTTATAATATATATAAATTTATATACTTATATTATGCCTAAACAACAAACAAAACTAACCAGCGTTAACATCATAGATGATGTTTATAAAAGATTTAAGATAAAAAGTGTAGATGGTTCAATCAATCTACAAAAATTAGTAAACCGAGCTCTTGACCTATATAACACTAGAGAAGATTTTAGAAAACAAATTGATAATCACAACGGTCTTGCACCAAACGGTTCCAAATTTTAAGTTGTGAATTTTATTTCTTATATTATCATCAATATTTTAAAACAAAAAAATGATTACAATAGGTTACAGTACAAGAGAGTCCAACCCAAAATTTCAAGAATATTTAAAAAAAACTTGTGGACACCCCAAAGTTCAAGTTATTGAAAAAGTAAACAATGGTGAAAAAAGTCTTTCACAAACTTACAATGAAATTATTCAAGAGTCGATTCATGATATTGTCGTACTTTGTCATGATGACATTTACTTTAATACGACTTCGTGGGGTAGAAAATTAGTCAAACATTTTGAAGAATCTGACTACGGGATTCTCGGTGTTGCCGGTACAACCAATATTCATGAGAGTGGTAGGTGGTGGACAGATAATACCAAAATGGTTGGTATTGTTAATCATGAAAATGAGGGTAAAAAATGGGAATCGAGATATGCAAATGGAATCCCAAATTCAATTCACGAAGTTTGTTTAGTGGATGGTTTATTCATTGGAATCCACAAAAACAGAATAAAACACACTTTTGATGAGTCAGTACCGGGTTTTCATTTTTATGATATGGTATTCTGTACTAGCAATCACTTAAGTGAGGTAAACATCGGTGTTATATACAACATAAGAATCACTCACAAATCAATCGGAATGACCAATGATTCTTGGGAAAAGAATAGGGAATTTTACATTGAAAAATTTAAAGAGAACCTACCAATTAATATAACACCAAAAATTGATTATGACATAACCAAACCAAAACAGTTTAAAGATAAATTTAATTTAATAGTTCAAACATCAAACGATAATGAAAATTTAATTCAGTTTTTTGAAAACATAAAAAAATTACCAGTGTTTGATAGTTTACAGATTTCACTCATCTCGACGGATACCAATATAGACAATATTAGAGAATTTGAATCTGAAAATATTAAAATTTACGAGGGTTTTTTTGATACATTAAATAAAAACTTATCAGTACTGAAATGGGATGAATCGTTTATGGAATCAAAAACAGATTTGTTATTTTTCAGTAATGATACTGTTACCGTATTGAACGACGTTTTCTCAAGTATGTATTCAATATTTAAGAGTGAAAAAAATACTTTTGGGTGCGTCTTTCCTACAGTATTAGAAAACGACCGAACAATTTTTTCAAATGGATTGGATATAGTTCAAAACAACGAACAGTTCAATTTAATTTTTAAAAACAAATCATCTTTTTTCAATATTTTACACGGACACTTTCCAAACAATTTTGGTAGTATTAGTGACTTTTTTGCCACTACATCTACAAATTTAAAAATGATTGATTGGTTTGATATTAATTTAGAAACATCAATTTATAACTTAGATTTTGCGTTGAAAACTTTACTTAAAAAACGTAAAACATTCATTGACACAAACAGTGTGGTAATGATTGATATGGCATCAAAATTTGAAAAGGTTGATGTTGAATTAAAACAAGTCTTAGGTCAGTACATAAACTCACCTGAAATTAGAAAAAATATCAAACAATTAAGATGATAAAAATTGTATCGGGATTTACAGAAAAAGGTGGTTCTACCACTTTTTTTATAAACTTAACAAATTTCTTAAATGAAAATGGTATTGATTGCACATTTTACGGTAATCAGAATTACCATTTAGACAAATGTAAATCAGGGAACATTGAAAAAGATTTAAAGTATGAATCTGATGATATTGTAATTACCCATTTTTTACAACTACAGGAAAGACCACCTGTTAAAAAAGTTATTTTGTCTTGTCATGAAAAATGGTGGTTCCCTGTTGGTAAAATTAAACAGTATTGGGACCTGTGCGTGTTTTTACATGAAGAGCATCGAAAATATCACTCGGATTACAGGGGTGATTATGTAATAATACCAAACATCAAAGAAAATTTAATTATTTCAAATAAAGAGCTGGTAAGAAATATTGCAGGAATTATTGGTACAATTGAAGACAGAAAACAGACCCATGTGTCAATACAAAGAGCATTAAAAGACAGGTGTGAAAAAATCTATTTGTTCGGTCACATCGGTGACCAAAACTATTTTGACAAATTGGTAAAACCTTTAATGAATCCAAGAGTAATTCATTACGGTCACACCACCAATAAACAAGAAATGTACGATATGATTGGTAAGGTATATCACTCATCAAAGGGTGAGGTTGCTTGTTTGGTTAAAGATGAATGTTATTTAACCGGTACAGAGTTTTATGGTAATGAAGAGACTATGAATGAAGTTTCTAAATTAAGTAACGAAGAGATATTAACACTTTGGAAAAACATATTTTAAAATGAAGATACACGCACATATACTGTCATGGAATGAAGAAAAAATATTACCATTCACATTGGATTACTATAGTACAATCTGTGAAAAAATATTCATATACGATAATATGTCAACGGACTCCTCTGATGAGATTTATAAGAGGTACCCAAAAGTTGAGGTTATTAAATGGGATAGTGGTAATGAAATAAATGAAATTAATTACGTAAACATTAAATCCGAAGAGTATAAAAAAAGAAGTAGAGGTCAGGGTGTTGATTGGGTTATAGTTTGTGACTGTGATGAGTTTATATACCATGAAAATCTTATGGATAAACTTCAAGAGTACAAAGAAATGGGTATAACCGTCCCAAGAATAGACGGTCACGACATGGTTAGTACTGAATTTCCAATATACGACGGTGAATTCATTACAACAAAAATTAAAACAGGTTCACAAACGTATGAACCAATGTGTAAAAATATAATTTTTCATCCTGATTTAGATATAAAATACGGCATTGGTGGTCACAGTTTTAATTCTGTTGATGGTAAATTTTCGGATGAGCGGGAAATAAAACTTCTTCACTATAAATTCTTGGGTAAAGACTACGTGAAGAACATTTACATTTCAAGAGCAAAGAGATTGTCATCGTTCAATAAACAACATAAATTCGGTGAACATTATTTTAATTTACCATTCAATTACATGGACAGCATGTTAAAAGAAAATTATCAAGTTATATGAGGAAAATACTTATATCGGATTTTACCATTAAAGAAGTACCTCACGGTGGTTCTGAATGGGTGAATCAAGTTTTAATTGATAGATTTAATCTTGAGTTTGAATATTCAAACCAAGTCAAGTCATTTGATTACAACGCCCTGTATATTATATCAAATATTTCTTTGATGAACCCAAACTTGGTTAATCAAATACAAAATTTGAACTACGTCATTATTGAAAACGATTATAAAATATGTGCAAGTAGACACCCATGGAGATATACCGACAACATAATTCCGATTGAGGAAAGAACCAACTATTCTCTTTACCGGAATGCAAAAGCGGTATTTGTTCAAACAACCGACCACATGAACGTTTATCTTAAAAACGATGTTGTTGCTAATTTTATAAATCTGAATAGTTCGATATGGTCAAATGAGGACTTAGAATTATTGAGGAATTTAAATAAATCCAACAATGTTAAAAACGACAAATATTCTGTTTACTATACAAATAATTGGATAAAGAACACCCAAGGTAGTCTGAAGTATTGTTCTGAAAATAAATTACCGGTCCATATTCTTAAAGAATCTAAAGACAGAGTTGAATTTTTAAGTAATATGGCCAAATGTAAAGGTATTGTGTTTTTCCCGATAGCAAGAGAAACTTTTTGTAGACTGGTTGTTGAGGCAAAATGTTTAGGTTTGGAAGTAATAACGACACAAAATTATGGTGCAAGTTTAGAAGAATGGTTTAATAGGTTATCAGGTGATGAATTAATTGATTTCTTAGAAACTAACACTTTAAAAAATTTAGAAATCATTTCAACTTATATATGATATTATTTTGTTACGGCACAAGACCTGAGTATATTAAAATAAAAAAATTAATAGAAATGTGTGGGGAAAGTATTCCCCATAAAATTTTATATGTTACCCAACACAAAGATATTGTATTGGGTGATTTTGATTATAAATTATCCATTGATGATACGTGTGAAAATAGATTGGATAGTATTATGTCATCCGTATTTTTAAATTTTAAAAAAGAATTTTTGGAAGGGGTTACACATATACTTATCCAAGGGGACACCGCAACCGCTCTTTCATTATCCCTAATAGGATTACACCATAAAAAAGAAGTGATTCATTTAGAAGCGGGATTACGGACATATGACTACAATCACCCTTACCCCGAAGAAATGTATCGGCAGTTAATTAGTAGAATTTCAAACTATAATCTTTGCCCAACAGAAAGTAACAAGATGAACTTAGAAAATGAAAAAGTTCAGGGTAAAAATTTTGTAGTTGGCAATACCGTATTAGATAATCTTAATAAAGAAAATATTACATACGAAAATAAAGTCTTAATCACTTTACATAGAAGAGAGAATCATGAGATGATGTCGGAGTGGTTTGATGTTATCAATCGATTAGCAAAGAATAATCCTGAATTAAAATTCATTCTTCCAATACACCCAAACCCAAACGTCATAAAACACAAACATATATTGACACATGTTGATGTTATTGAACCATTAACCCATGATAAATTTATTGAGGAATTCAAATCCTGTAAATTACTAATTTCAGATAGTGGGGGTGTTCAAGAAGAGGCGTCGTTCCTAAATAAGAAAGTTATTGTATGTAGAGAAAAAACTGAGAGACCTGAGTCCTTGGGTAAAACGTCTTTTATATGTAAAAAACCCATTGACTTAGAAGGTATTTTTTACGATATTATTAACGATTTCCAAACAGAATATGATTGTCCTTTTGGTGATGGTAATTCTTGTGAAAGAATCATTGAAATATTTAGAAAAATTGTATGAGTATAACGGTAATATTAAATGGGTATAAAAGACCACATGTTCTCCAAAAACAATTGGAATCAATTAGAAATCAAAGTGTCCAACCCGAATCAATTTTATTTTGGCAAAATTCTGGTTCTCAATTTGATGAGGGACTAACCAAAGATTTAATTCACGCATCTTGTAATAGTAATTTAGGTGTGTGGGCAAGATTTGCATTTGCTTTAAATGCCAACACAGAATATATTTGTGTTTTTGATGATGACACAATACCGGGTAAACTATGGTTAGAAAACTGTCTAAACACCATGAAAATTCAAGAAGGTTTATTAGGAACTATCGGTGTAAAATTTCACACAAAAAACTCTTATTGGCCAGCAACAAGAGTCGGTTGGGACCAACCTAACGAAGAAATTGAAAAGGTCGACATTGTTGGTCACTCGTGGTTCTTTAAAAGAGAATGGTTATCGATATTTTGGAGAGAATTACCTGAAATCAATCAGAGTAAATTAGTTGGTGAGGATATGCACTTTTCATATACATTACAGAAATACGCAAATATCGGAACTTACGTTCCTCCCCATCCTAAAGAAAATAGAGAAATGTGGGGTAGTATACCAGAATATGCATGGGAACATGGAACTGATTCCAACGCAATTTCCGTAAATCATTCAAATATGAATTTAATGGGTGAAGTTTACCGTGGGTATGTAAATAAAGGATTTAAGACAATATTAAATGATTGAAAAGTATATTGAAGATTTTAATTCGTTTTGGGAAAAGATAGATAGTCGAACTAACTTTTCTTTTGTTAGATATGCCGATGGTGAAGTGATGTTAATGAATAATTCACCGATAGAAAAGAATACACAAGCGTATCAAAACGATAAATGGTTTTCGAGTGGGGGACAAACCAAATTAGGTGTGGATTTAAATGAATGTATAGGGTTGAACGACCCAAATTTTTATTTTGCAATATCCTCCAAAACTGATAGTATTAGAGACTATAATTTTTTATATGATAGAATACAAAATAAATCAAACATTACATTTGCTAACCTATGGATTAACGCAAATTACAAAGAAAATATATCAAGAATAAGAAATATAAATCGAGATGTTGTTTTAATTTGTAATGAAAATTGTGATTTAAAAAACATACCATTTAGTGTATCAGAATTTGTACCGTTCCCTAATGATTGTGTAAACTATTGGGAAGAACATAGAGATTCGTTTTTAGAAAAAATATACAATGTTTCTTCAAAATATAAAGATACTTTATTTATCGTATGTTGTGGACCAACATCTGCTGTTATCATAAAACATATGTTTACAAATAATAGTAATAACACTTATATTGATTTTGGTTCCGCATTAGATGTATTCATACATAATAAAATAACTAGACCATACATGTATGAAGGGTCACAATATCATAATCACATATCAAAATTTTAATTCAGTATGAATAATGATTTTTGTGTCATAGTACAAGGACCTTCAGACTACGTTAAAGAATTAAAAAACGCTTGGACTGGTTATGATTTGATTTGGTCAACATGGCAAGGTGAAGAATCAAAATACGATACTAATGATGTTGTCTTATTCAACAGTATTCCACACGATAGGGGTGTACAAAATATAGCACTACAAAAAATATCAACTTTGAATGGAATAATGAAAGCCAAAGAAATAGGTTACAACAGAGTCCTTAAATGGAGAAGTGATTTACTACCATCTAATGCAAATAGATTAGTTTCCACATTTAAAAAAGAGTGTGTAAATTTTTTGACTTGGCATAATGAAGGAAAATATTTTGTTGATTATTTTGTGGAGGGTGAAATAGATACGGTGTTTGATATTTGGAATGTATCTACCATACACGATGAGTATTCGGAAAAAATAATCACGGAAAATATAATATCACTTAACTATAAAAATATAAACTTTATGGGTGGCGAATTAAGTAATGATAATGAAATTTTTTGGTTAAAACGAAATATTAATTTGTCCACATATAAAGACGCACCATGTTATAGTATGGTGGTGATTTAAAAATTATAAAAATGATAGATAATTCAAAATTTATTGACGACGCATTTACTCAAGATGAATTAAATAGGGGTGCCTTTACCGATTTGAATGGTAGATGTCCATTATGGACAACAAAAATGATTAATGTTATAAAAGATAAAATTGACTTTAATGATGTCAACACAATATTAGATATTGGGTCAAGAGATGGTTGCCAAAGTTTAGAGTTAAATAGATGGTTTCCACATGCTAAAATATATGCGTTTGAACCAGTAAAAGAAAACTACGAATTTACAGTTAAGAACGTTGAGAAAATTAATAACATAAAAGTTTACCAATACGCAATAAACAATTACAACGGTAAAACTAAATTTTACGAAGTTTATAATGGAAATGTGGGTGCCAGTTCTTTATTACAGACAACAAACCACTGGCGTTCATCTCAGTGGGCCCAAAAGGAAACTGAGGTTGACTGTATTGTTCTTAGTGATTGGTTAAAAGAAAATGATATTAAAAGTGTTGATTTGATTTGGATGGATGTTCAAGGTGCAGAAAATATCGTATTAGACTCTCTAAAAGAATATTTAAATGATGTAAAAATAATAACCACCGAAGTAGGGTTACAGGAATTATATCGTGGTTCTACAAGTAAATCTGAACTAGATGAAAAACTAAATAGGTTTATACCAATAGACGAGTCGCCAGAATCTTCAAACACAGAAATGGATGTGGTTTATATCAACAAAAATTTAACACCTTATGGATAATAAAATTTGTTACGTTACTTATACAAATTCAAAATGTTCAGATATTTTGGATATGTTCTTGTTAGAACAAAAAAAGTACACAAACTTACCGATGTATTTTATTACAGATGTAATGATACCCGAGCAAATTTGTTTTTTATATGAAAATCAAGAACCTTATTATGAATCATGGTTAAAGTGTTTATCTTCAATACCATATGACTATTTTATATACTTACAAGAAGACTTTATTCTTTATAACAATGTCAGTCATGATAAAATTTTTAATTACCTCGATTTTTTACATGATAACCAAGAATATTCGTTCATTAGATTGTTAAAATCGGGGTCTGTTAAAGATAAAAAAATTTATGAGACCTTATATGAAATAGAATCCGACAATAAAGATATATTTTCTATGCAACCAACTATTTGGAAAAAAGATGATTACATTAAAATCATGAAAGGTACCAAAAATAATATGTGGTTAGAGAATGAAACATATAGAAATTTTATGATAGAAAACAACATCAAAGGTTTATATCATTACGATGGTGAAAACAAAAGGGGGTTGAATCATTTTGATAGTTCTGTTTATCCATATATAGCAACGGCTTTAGTTAGAGGTAAATGGAATTTATCTGAATACCCTAATGAACTCTCTCCATTAATAAATGAATATGAAATAAACGTAAATGTTCGGGGGATACATTAATAATGAAAATTGTTCTATCTTTTTACACCAACAATAAATTTAGTAACACCGTTCAAAAATTAATCGGATATTATAATTCACGTGGTTTCAATGATATCCGAGGATTTAAATCTGAAGATGTTAAGAAAGGTATTTTTTATGAAAACCATAAAGAAATATTAGATTGTGAAACGGGTGATGGATTTTGGTTGTGGAAACCAAAAATTATTTTAGATATTTTGAATGAATTAGAAGATGGGGATGCATTAATTTATACCGATGCCGGTGATTTAGTTGATGTTGATTATAATACGATTGCAAATTATTTGAAAGATAATGATTATTATTTTACAAATTGGAATGGAAATCGTTGGCCTCAAAAAATATGTACAAAAAGAGACTGTTTTATCTTGATGGATTGTGATGAAGAAAAGTTTCATGAAACACCACAGATGGAAGCAGGATTTATCATCATTAAAAAAACCAAACAAATGATGGAATTTGTTCACGATTATTTTAAGTATTGTAGTATTAAACAGATAGTTGACAATGAACCAAATCAAATTGGTGAGAATTTTCCAAATTGGCAATTCCATAGAAATGACCAAAGTATATTAACTAACTTGGTTGTGAAACATAATTTAAAATTTGATTATTGTCTCGATTATAGAATAAAATACAACGTATATATACCATGAAATTTATTGCATTAAATTATAATTATGACTTAAATAAAATGTCCCAAATCGGTCGGAAATGGGCGTTTGATGTCTACAAAAATAAAGAGTTTATATCTGATTATTCATCAGCATCTTATGCTTCATTTATTGATAAGAATAGAAAAAGTATTTTACATCTTTATACTGATGATGTTGAGGGTATGAAAGAAAAAATGAACAAGTATAACATTGACCAAGACAGAATTATTTATATTGATTACACGGAACAACTTACCAAATACAATGAAAGTCTTAATTATAGTTTTACAGTTTTAAATGATTTTATTAATTATGCAAAATCAGAAACTGAGTACACTGTAAAAATCGATAATGATTTATTTTTTCATTCGGAATTACCACAAATTGATGATAATTCTATTATGGTTTGGAAGTATGAAAGAATCGTTAGGAATGGTGACCCGAGATGGGGTGAAATAAAAATATGTAAACAGGTTACAAATGATTTAGATTTTAAAATTTATAATTTAGGTATTTTTGGGTTGCCCGCGGATTACAATATTCACCAAGCAAAAAAAATTATGGAAGATATGATATCGGTAGACATTTCAGATGTGACTGATACAGACTCGAAGATTTATCATTGTTGTGAGCAAACGGCAAATAATTGGATTTTTCACAAAGAAAATTATAACGTGATTGAAACGTATAATTATGTTGACCACCTGTTTGATAGAAAAGGTGATTGTATAGAATTATCAAAATATCTTTTAAAATGAAAACATCAGTAGTATTGACAATTCACAACAAGGAATTCTTAATGAACCAAGTGGTGAGTAACTTGGTAAATAATTTATCAGAACTGAATGACCAGATTGTAATAGTTTTTGATGGTTGTACAGATAATAGTGAAGGTATTGTTCGTGACAATTTAAAGAGAGTTAGTAATAAAAAAATTGATTACCTGTATGCCGACAATGTTTTTGAAACCAAAGCAAATAATATTGGTCTAAAGTCTGTTATAAATGATTATGTGGTCTTAATCCAAGATGATATGGTTGTCACAGAAAAAGATTTTGATAAGAGGATGTTGGAACCGTTCATAAAATATAGTGATGTGTTCGCTGTAACATCTTTTGTTGCTCACAATAACATCTATAATGAACAAACAAAACAAATAAATTACATCGATATTGCACATAAAGATAACTCATCAAGAGATATTTTTTATGCTAGAGAATATGGTAACAGAGGTCCACTAATGTACAACTATAATGACGTGGTCAAATTAAATTTTTTAGACGAATATTTTTCACCCCAAAATTATGATGATATGGATATGTCCATGAGAGCATTCAAAGAACTCGGAAAAGTGTCAGGTTTATATACGATAGATTATATTTCCGAACCTGGATGGGGGACCACTAGACAAAAAAATCAATCATTACATAATAATTTAGTTTACGTAAACGCAGCAAAAATACTTGAAAAACACAGGGATTTATTGTATAATAAAGACAAATATAAAGAGGATAGAGAATGAATAATATAGAGCTAAAGACATTTATGATTAATCATAATGTTAATATCCATGGTGTGATTCACGTTGGTGCACATTTTGGTCAAGAAGATGAAGTTTATAAGGAATTGGGTATTTCAAACAGAATATACTTTGAACCTCTATCGTCTAATTTTGAGACCTTAAAAGAAAAAATAGATGATGACGCAATTTTAGTTAAACTGGCGTTAGGTAATGAAAAGAGAAAAGTTTCTATGTTTGTAGAATCCTTTAATAAAGGTATGTCATCCTCAATATTAGAACCGAAATTACATTCTGTTCAATTTCCTCATATCGTTTTTGATTCTGTAGAAGAAGTTGAAATGGATAGATTGGATGATTTAAATTACGATTTTTCAAAATACAACATGATGAATATCGATGTTCAAGGTTTTGAATTAGAGGTTCTCAAAGGTTCCGTGAATACATTAATCAACATTGACTACGTTATTGTAGAAATAAACAGAGCCGAATTATATAAAGGTTGTCCACACTTTGATGAAATAAACAATTGGATGACACATCATGGGTTTACCTGTGTTGAACAATTTTGGTGGGGTAATAATTTTGGTGAGGGATTTTTTAAAAAAATAAAATGAAACGAGTATTAGTATTGGGTGGTGGCGGATTTATTGGTGGTCACCTAGCAAAAAGATTAAAAAATGAAGGAAACTACGTAAGAGTAGTTGATATAAAAAGACACGAATATTTTGATGAGAAAGACTTTTGTGACGAATTCTTAATATATGACCTTACGGACCCAAAAAACGTATCATCAGTAATGAGATTAGAAGAATTAAATGGTACGATATTACCGTTTAATTATTACAAACAACCATATTCAACTGAGGTCCCATTTGATGAGGTTTATCAATTAGCTGCCGATATGGGTGGTGCTGGTTACATCTTCACTGGTGAAAATGACGCGAATGTTATGCACAATTCTGCAATGATAAATTTAAATGTTGTAAATGAATCAGTGAAGACAAAAGTTAAGAAGATTTTTTATTCATCATCGGCATGTATGTATCCTGAACACAATCAATTAGACCCTAACAACCCAAATTGTGAAGAATCATCAGCATATCCCGCGAATCCTGATTCAGAATATGGTTGGGAAAAACTTTTTTCGGAAAGGTTGTACTTGGCTTTTCACAGAAATCACGGTTTGGATGTTCGAATTGCTAGATTTCATAACATATTTGGTCCATATGGTACGTGGAAAGGTGGTAAAGAAAAAGCACCAGCAGCTATGTGTAGAAAAGTTGCCGAAATGTTAGACGGTGGAGAAATTGAAGTTTGGGGTGATGGTCAACAGACTCGTTCATTCTTATATGTGGATGAATGTGTTGAAGCGGTTTTAAGACTAATGAGACAAGACTCTTTTTTGGGTCCTGTAAACATTGGTTCTGAAGAGAAAGTAACAATTAATGATTTGGCTCAAATGGCTATAGATATTTCAGGTAAAGAAATTTATATCAGAAATATTGGTGGGGAAGAATTTAAACAGAAGTATGGATATAAATGTCCTGTTGGTGTGAGGGGAAGAAATTCAGACAATAAATTATACCACGAAAAAATAGGTTGGGTTGTTAGTGAACCTCTGTTCTATGGAATGGAAAAAACCTATAAATGGATTAATAGTTTAGTTAAATAAAAAAGGGGGTTATTGACCCCCTTCTTTTTTTTCAATGTATTTTAATATAATTGCTAACGCCTCGTCGTCCCCATTAAAATCTTTTTCGGGACAAAAAAAGGGTCCTTTACCAGTGTCGTCTTTTTTAATGTAAAAGGCGGGTAAATATTCATTACCCGTTTGTTCAATTACTTTATTCCAAATCTCTTTATTCTTACCAACTTCAACTTCTCGGTAAGGTAATGATTCTTTTTGGAGTCTCTCTTTTAATCTTTTACAACCTCCACAACCCTCAAGTGTAAATAGAAGTAATTCATTCGCCATATTATAAAGTGTTTAATATTTCTTTGTAAAAAGAATCGGGTCTAACACCTGATGTTCTTGATACTTCGTTATTACCATTAAATATCATTACCGTTGGTACTGAACGTACCCCATATTCTTGAGAACCTGACATTTCAGAATCAACATTAACCTTGACGAATTTAACATCAGGGTATTCGTGTTGTAGTAAATCTAATTTTGGTAATAACATTTTACATGGTCCACACCATTCAGCGTAAAAGTCGGCAAGAACTTTCTCACCGTTTTGTTTCATTTCATTTAGTTTTTCAACTGTTACTAATTCCATTTTTCTTTAATTTTAAAATCCTATTTGTTTTTTATTTTCAACTCGAACCACGTCTTCATCGATATTATAAATATCCGCAAGTGTAGTTGGTTTATCAACTGTTTTTTTCTTACCTAAGTGTTTTAATAATTTGTTAGATTCTTCAACACTTAGAGGTTCAAATTTATGTTCACAAATTAATCTACCCTTTCTCAGTAGGGCTTGGTCAATTTTTTCTTTTTTCATATTGAAGGTAGCAACGATTTGAATATTCAAACAATCCCCAAGAATACCATCTGTTATGTTTAATATATTAGAAACACCAACAGAAGAACCGTTTAATTCTCTATCTGAAATTACTTTCTCGGCATCTTCAATAATCAGAATAGAGTTTTTATGTTCCATCAAGAATGGAATAATTGAGGGTTCTGAAAGAGATTCGGCCATAGATGGTGGAATAAATAGTATCTCTTTATCGACAATCAATCTTGTAAGGTACTTTATATACGAAGTTTTGCCCGTGCCGGGGTCTCCATGAAATAACACAATACCTTTATCATTTTTCTTGTTCAGTCGAGTGACAATAGTATCGTGTAGTTTTACAAACTTATCACCGTAATTTAATTTTATGTCAACATCAGGTACATTTAATTCATATTCCTCGGTGTCCATATGACCATGTTCAGATTTTACTAAACTAATACCACTCTTTTTTAATTCAAACTCAAATCCTGATATTTTTTTCAAATCAAAATTTGTATCAAATATACCATGAGATAATGTGTAATAAAATTCTAACTCAAATAATAATTCTTCTTTTTCATATTTTGATTTTAATAATATTGCAGTTTTATTATTATCATTAAGAAGAAAAATTTCTGTATTTGGTTTATGTACTCTTCTTTTAGAGGTTGAATTTAATTCACATATAGGTCTATATCCATCTGATATGAAATAATCCATTACATCTGATGTATACACCTTCTCCGTCTTATAAACAGATGGTATTTCATCAAAGGTGTGAAGATACAATTGATTCGTTGGTACGTCGGTACCATACGATGTTTCATAAATAAAATATTGGTCTGGTGTTTTTCTCATTCTATTTGTAATAAAATTTTAAATCCGTTGATTCATAAAAGTAAATTCCATTAAATTCACTATCTTCTACTTTTTTAAAAATCATCAAAGATACTCTTAGAAATTCAAGTTGTTCCTGTGTTAATTGAGGTTCACCTGTTTTTCTAAAATTATTTTCAGCGACTTTTAAAATACTATTATAAAACTCATCTTCGTTCAAGTTTGATAAAAAATATTTTCTCGCTTCCTCATTACTTTCAAAGTAATTTTTAATTGTTTGCAAATATATCAAACTTTCAGGAGAAAAATCCATTTTTAATAATTCATAATCAGTAATTCAATACCTTCGTTTTGTGTTCCGTCTTTTTTAGCGGCAGCCGCCTTTTTGAAAGTTTCTTTAGCCCATTTGTAACCAGTTGGTTGAAACATCAAAAGTTGTCCATTTTTACCAATACCAACACCATTTTCGGGGAACCAATCATGAAGTTGTTTAAACTCATAATAAGATAAACTAAATTTACCTTGTATACCCTTTAATGTGTTTGCCAACCTTTCATGGTCATTACTATCAAAATCATGATTTGAATAATAATTTTCTGTTTTCCAATAAGGGGGGTCCATGTAAAAATATGTTTTTGGCGAATCATACTTTTCAACAACTTTTTGGAAATCCATGTTTTCGACAAACGTGATTCTATCTAAATGTGCTCTATATTCAGGATGTTTGAGTTTGTCCATAAAGATTAACACCTTACATCTGTACTTACCCTTGTAATCAGTATAACTAGAAGTTTCGGGTTTGGAACCTGAGAAAACTTGAGTTAATACGTAAACGTATTTTGCGGCAACATCAAAATTGGGCTCATCCCCAATGACTAATTCTTCGTTGAATACTTCTTTTTGGTATGTACGGAACATTTGTTCATATTCAGGTGGGGTGTTTTCCACACCTAATTGTTGACATGGGTATTTCGCGAGTTCATCCCATAACCTATCGTAATGTTTAGCACATTTAAAAAGGTTTGCGTTCAATCGATTAAAGTCATTGTAAACGACTGTTTTGAGATTGGGGTATTTCTTTAGGTCCATATTAAAAAAGACCCAAAACATACCCGAAAACCCCTCCACGTAGGTTTCAATATCATTAGGTATGAACGGAACAATCCACTTACCTATTCTAGCTTTTCCTCCAATGTAAGATATCATTTATAATTTTATATTTTGCGTTATTAGTCCTCTAACTATAAAAATATAAGAAACTTTTTTCAAAAATGGAAATCAGTGCGCACTTTTATTTTACCGGCTGAGATTTGGTCTTTCCACCTTTCTGTCTTTTTCTTCTCGCGGCGCAGTGGGCTTTTTGAGAAAAACCTTTTGGATTGCTACAATCTATGGTCTTTTTATATTTCATTGACCATTTTTCAACCACCATGTCTTCCAACAATTCAATCAATTTCATATTGATAAATACTTATTTATTACTTATTTTTTGTATTATGGGATGTTCTAATTGTAAACAGAAGAAAGAAATGGCTCCTCCAACAAAGGAGTCATTGGAAAGATTAGCACAAAAGACAGAAAAGGTGATGTATGGTGCTTTTATTATTTGGAGTGTTTTCGCGGTTTACGGAATCTACTCCTTTGTTAAAAACTTTCTATGAAAAATGGAAAATACTTTGTAGTTCTCTTTTGTAACAAGAAAAGAGTTAAAATTCTATACAGGTGTCAAAAAAGGACAACTGTGTACGAGTATTGGCATGAATATAAGACAGAGAAAAAACCAAGATTTGTAAAAACACAAAACAGAAAAAGAAACAACGAAGTAGTTTATGAACTTGCGTTAATTTTTCCTAACAATAGGTGGGCGACTAAAACATTTGTCAAGGATAGTTTGGGGAGATTGATTGAGGCTAAGTACGAAGATGATAAATTCAGAATCAAAGAGATAATTCCTTATTGGAAAGAAGAACTAATATACGATTTTCAAAAGAAGGAAAGAATTAGATATCATGAATTGTTAGAACAAATAACATCTATAAATGAAATAGGTCAAATATTCACATTGAATAATAAACTATTTGTTCAAAACGATGATAATATACTGTTGTTTGGAAATAAGAACATCCGTGACGCTAAAAGGTTGTTTGAATTGATAAGAGAGGACGTTCTAAAAAAGAAGAAAGGTAATTTCATATTCATAAAAGACGTGTCAACCGCACAAAGAAAATTGTTATATCAACTACTTGAATCCAAAGGATTTAAAAAATCAGAATTATTTAGACACTACTCTTATTAAAGATGATATCCACCTGACCAATTTTAATTGTAAAAGTTTTGTCGGGTTTAACCATTCGACTATTTTGTTTTTTTGAGATATAATCAAAAGTTTGTAGAAACTTTTCGTTTTCTAACTCAATAACCAATGTGCACGATTTAGTATCCAAATTAATTTTTTCAATTAAATCTGATATTATTGCCAATTGATTTATCAAGTCACCTTTTTTTTCCATATCCAAAAATTATAGAAAGTCTTTTAAAAAAAGAAAGTTTTTCTTTTTTAGGGGTCTCAAACATTTTGGTTTTATCCAATTTTTTGATTTCCTCAATCATTTGATTCTTGTGGGATTGTATCTCCTTGGAGTCCCTCTCCACTTCCCGATTCAACCAATTTAATCCCTGTTGTATTCTCTTGTCTTGCATCCTCAATAAATGATATTTCTTTTAACTTATCAAGTGTCTGGTGTTGAAACAAAACTTCTAACTCTTTAATCTTTTGTTGTAAGAGTCTTTGTTTCTCTTCCATTTCTTTATTCATGGTTATTATTTCTTTTGCACAAGAAAAAACAACATCATAACCATCAGCGGTTGCATTACTGATTAATGAAACCAAAGTAAATTTCTCATTTTTATCTTGTATCTTATATTTGATAGATTTGTATTGAGAAATTATTGATTCGATTTTCCAAGTAACAGGAAGTTTAATGTCTAAACTTACGTTATTGTCTATTTCTCTCAAAGAGAAAAAATATGGTCTTAAATGTCTTATATTGTCAAACACTAAATTATATTATTAAAAATGTTATTATGTAAGAAACCGCAAGATAAAACAAAACAGATTCTATTTTGGTCAACTTTAATATTGAGGGTTGTTCTGAGAAGAATTTTATCAAAAATTCAACACAGAACCTTAGTACGTAAATGGTACTCAATACCATCAAAAAAATAAAGATATAATTAATCATCATGTTTTTTTATTTCTTGTAATAGTTCTTTTCTATAAAGAGGAATTAACTCTTTTATTTCTTGAGCATATTTTCTAGCTCGAATAGATGCACTTCTATTACCCTTTTCGAATACCTTGGTGGTATCAACAGACATTTTTTCCACCAAGTCTTTGATTTGTTTAAGTGTGTCCATTTTTCCGTTTTTATATATAGTATACGGAAAATAAACTACTTTTTCAAGTTTTGTTCGAATAATTTATAAATTTCTGTGAGAATGTCCAACTCGGACCTTGACTTTTGATATCTAAAATCAAATAACTTGTAAAAGTATTCAGATATTCTATTTTCTTTTTCTTCCAATTTAACAAAATAGTACGCCTCATAGAAAAAATTCCACATATATTCATAGTGGGTTCCTTTCTCCTTGAAGAATATTTTTTCTTTATCAAAATTGGTGATTATTTTATTCCAACACCAATTAAAATGGTTTCGTTGGTCTATTTCGTCATAAAGTACATCAGAACCTAAAAAGGTTTCGTCTACTAAATCATATAAAGAAGATAGGAAATCATAAAATAATATTATTTTATCCCTATTAATGTTGTAGGTTCTATACCAAATGTCTATTTGATGTTTGTATTTTTCAGAAATATCTGACTCAATATACTCTTCTCTATTTTCCATAATCCTCATCTGTTAAAATATAAGGATAAAAGAAAACAAAAAAAAGAAGATTACTGAGTACTTTCGTTGTATCCGATGATTTTTTTCATTCTCGAGATTTCCTCATTCACAATTGAAGTCATTGTAGTTTTAGATTCATTCACACTCTTTACTTTTAAAGGTTGAACTCCTCTTGCTCCATGGAATGCTTCAGGTGCGTCTTTCTCTTTTTCTTTTTTTCTTTCAGCCGATTTACTTAATCTCTCTCCTGTTTTTGTTTTTATAACGTTAGCAGCATTTTGTGAGTTACCCATTTTTGAGTCACCTTCTAATGCCATTTTTAATCTTTTTTTGAATGATTCTGATGGTTCAAAATCATAATTTAAATCTAAAAGGGTACCACCCTTCATATTATCATCAATATACTCTTCTTGTTTCTCAGTTGGGTTTACCGCCATTTTTTCACCTTTACCAACTTGTTTTGGAAACTCAGGATTATCATTACCATCAAATGTTGATGCTTTTTTCAGTTTTTTCTGAACATCTTTAATTGCGTCGTCATTTTCTTTTTTAGAACCACTCTGAGCTTTCTTAGTTACCGCAATACCGGGTACCGCCTCACTTAGATTTTTTTTTGAATCAATTACCATTTTTTTAATCAAAGAAACCATTTCACTTTCAGTAAGTCTAAGAACCGATTTCTTAGATTCATACATACCAGTACCACACTCTGAACACATTCCTTCCTCATTCATGGGTGAACCACACTCACTACACGTACCCATTTCACCTTCATTTGTATCAATATCTTTAGTGATTGTTACTTTATGCATTTTACCACTTCCTTTAGGGAATTCGAATTCTTTTTTACCAGCATCTCTCGCTTTATCAGCAGCCAAAACAAACGCGCTTGATTCCTCCACATTTGTTTCTTCTTCCATATAACCTTGTCCACACTCATCACAAACACCTTCCTCTTCTTCAAGTTGTTTCCATGATTCTTCAACATTATGTACTTTTCCGTTAAATTTAATTTCTTTTAGACCTTTTTCTTTAGCGGATAAAATGGCTTCTGCCATGCTCGATACTTTAATTTTTTTCATTTTTGTGGTTTCTTTATTTTCTTCTAATTCTTCTCCCATCTGGTCTAATTTATCAATCATTTCAGTTGGTGAATTATATTTTACTTTTTCGATTATGAACTCCTTTTTAGGATGTTTCTTTTTATAAATATCCAAATGTTGCATTGCAATTTCTTCGGATTCAAATGTTTCAACGGGTTCTCCCTCGCAAGTAATTTGAAACATATCTTGAGATTTTTTATTTTCTTTTAATATGGTTCTTTTTACTTCGTCAAATAATGACTCCGAAATGATATTTGATATATTCTTTTTCATTTACTTAATAAATATCTTATTTATTTCATTTATTACAATTTTCTCGACCTGAGAATACGGTAATCCTAATTTTTTTGATACATTATAAACGGATTCTTTCAATTCTTGGTCTTCAAAAAAATCTAAACTTTTGATATCACCCTGATTACAGTAAGGATATTTTTTACATCTTTCTTTTACCTTTACATAAACACCACCAGGACCTCCCCATTTTGGGAAATTTTTATCTTTTACCGCTCGACTGTTCATGATACTATTGGGACCATTGATTTTTAATGGGTTCGACCTACCAGCACTATAAGAAGTGTCATATTGTCCTGAAGAAGAAGAGTCTGTAACTTCACTTAATTCTTCTTCAAAATTATGAATCTTTTTTATTTTCCTTTTAACTAATGGACCGCTCAGAGCTCCCTCAAATGAACCTGAGGAATCTGCAGAAGTTTCATTTGTATCTTTTGGGGAAGATTTTTTCCCTCTCAATATTTTCTCGAAATTATATGACATTATCTAACACTTTTTAAGGGTTGTTCCCAAAAAGACTTACGTTGCCATAGTGTTTTGAAAAGTTCCACAACAACTTTAGATGATAGGTCAACGATTCTTTCATCAACTGACCTAGCACCTATCTCTTTTTGTATTATTTTCATTACAATGGTATGTGCTTGAGTGGTCTCAAGAAAATCTTTCATTTCTTTTCTTGCAATCTTTTCAATTTCTTTAACATCGGTGTTTGTAAGTGCCATTATGCGTTCATTCTATCTCTAATTAATGGCTCCATAGCCGATGTGAAAGTTGGTTCAAATTTTCTCAATTTTTCTAACATGTCCATTGTTTCGTCGTCTAATAATAACATGTCGCCATTTATGTATAACCCACTACCTTCACCCGAAATCATAACAAAATTAATTTCTAAGTCTGTAATTTCACCATCAAGTCTGATTTCAGTCTCGGTTATGGTAATTCCAGGTTCTAAACTTGCAATTTGTGAAACTTGTTGTCTAAATGAATCAATTATTTGTGATAAGGCGGTTTTTTCTTCAGGTTTAAGTTTTATATCCTCTTGGTCAGAAGACAATAATTTAACATCCACATCATTAACAACCTCCACGTTATCGTACTGTTTTTTGTTTAACTCGTTATCGGTATTTTGTGTATTGGTATTAGGTTGTTGAGTTTCATCCTCTTCCTTAATCAAATTCTTGTTGGTGTACACGGTTTCATTAAGAGACCTTAACGTCTTTAACATACCTTTTATCTCGTCGTACCCCGATGTTTTTCTATTGTTCATTTTTAAAAATTAGTCTAAAATTAAATGATGGGTTTATATCTGTATAAATATTTGAGAAATTAGATTTACACACTACACCATTAAATTTAATAGCGCTTTCAAGATATCCCTGAGAAGGTACTATATTTTTTGGTATACCGTGGGATTCACATATATGTTCACACAATGATGAAATTGATAATACTTGGTCATCATTATACCTATCCCAAAAATAATGGTTTCTCCAATTTCTAACGAAAGGTTCACATCTGTAAGGGTCTCCAATCCAATTATGCATGAAACCTGTTACGGTATTTTTACTTAACCATCCTAAATTTTCAACCGCAATTTTAATAAATTGTTTGTCAATATAAGGTTCGTCAAATGTATTTGAATAATAGTTGGTATCGAAAAGTTGGTAGATTGTACCTAATTTAGTGACAATAAAGTGTGGTATTTCGTCGTATTTACCACACTTCCTGTACTTTAATTTATTAATGAAATCGTCCGCACGTCTATTAGTGTCGTACAGTAATATTTGGGTTTTTTTCGTTCTGCGACGAACAACATTTAAAGTTTTATCATCTAAACCTTCTACGTTGTGTATTTCCAACATTTCTAGTTAACCTTTTACTGATAACAGAAGAAATGTCGTTGTCTTCTGTATTATTTATTTCCCCATTGTCCAAACCAAAGTTTTCCAACGATTCCTCCTGTTGTGGGGACTCTTCTAATTTTTTTTTTCTTCCTCAATGGGAAGTTGTTCATCTTGTATTGGTTCCTCAACAATCGGTTCAGGTGTTTCAATTATTTCCTCAACAATCGGTTCAGGTGTAACAATTGGTTCTTCAATTACTATCGGTTGTTCTTCAACTATTACAGGTTGTTCTTCAACAATTGGTTCTTCAATTACTATCGGTTGTTCTTCAACTATTACAGGTTGTTCTTCAACAATTGGTTCAGGAGTAATAGTTGTTTCTTCAATTACTATCGGTTGTTCTTCAACAATTGGTTCAGGTGCAATAGTTGGTTCAGGTGTGACAATTGGTTCTTCAACTATTACAGGTTGTTCTTCAACAATTGGTTCAGGAGTAATAGTTGTTTCTTTAACAACCACCGGTTCTTCTTTAATTAAATGGTCCTCAATTAAAAAAACATCTGATGAGTCATTATCCTCTTCTTCCTCAGGAGTTTCAACATCTTTTGGTTGGGGGGTTTTGTTAAGTAATTTTTCTAAAATATCTAAATCTTCTTGAGAGATTCTAACTCGAGAGACTTCACCAACAATGTCTTTAGCATCTACCACCGGTGTTTCTTCACCAACGGGTTCAGGAGCGTCTTTTACCACTGGTTGTTCAACCTCTACAGTATTTTTCTCACTCTGAGTAAACTTAACTAACATATGTAGAAAAGAAAGTGAAATGATTGGTAACATACCTCCAGCGAAAAACGCTAAAAATCTTTTGTGACCAATCATGTCTGTAGGGTCAACACCAATATATTCTAAAAGTGGTGAAACTAACTCAACCCAAGAAATAAATGCTTGACTCGTAATATCAATATATGAATAGGCGAAATAAATATTACCAATAAATTGAATGAGGGTTACAATACCAAATGGGAAATATACTTTTCTACCCATATCAGCTGATATTGCAGCCAACGCAGATAATGCGGCAATTTCGATACCTATTGATAAATAGATAGCCCAACTAATTGGGTTTGAAATTCCGTACCATTTAGTTACGTGTGATATTGAAACCAACGCAACAGTTATAATTGGTATTAAAAACGCAGATACTATTAATGTTTTATAATTTTTATTAATCCAATTTTTCATTTAACACTATTTTCCAACTTGCTTATTTCATTATCAATTTCAGTTTGACGGTTTACATCTAAAATTTTTCTATCAGTTGCTTGAATCATTCTTTTTTCTGATTTCAATCCTTCAATTCTTAACCTAACATCCAATTCTTCTTTGGTGTAGGTAGAATCTTTAATTGACTCAATTTCCTTTCTCATTTTAGAGAGTTCTCTTCCGTCGCCACAACTTTTAAAAAATCCTAAAAGTGCAACAACCAAAACGATTATTGTGAAATTTTTTTGAATAAAATTTTTCATGTTTTTTATTTATAAATAGTTTAATAATCCATAACTGTCGTTACGAAGTTTCTTTAGTGCTTTATCACGTAGTTGTCTAATACGTTCTTTAGTGCATCCGAATTCATCACCCAAGTCTTCTAAATTCATTTCAATACCGTTCAACCCATAAGACTTTTCAATAATGACCTTTTCTCTATCGTCAAGGATTGAAAGCATTTGAGAAACTCTTTTTTTAATTTCTTCAGACGTATTTAAAATGTCTTCAGGGTTATCAGCGTTGACATTAATGATGGTATCGATTAATTGGTCTCCCTCTTCATTTATTTCATCATTCAAGTTTACACAATGAGGTAGTACTATTTCTGCCCCATTATCTTCATAATTGATAAAGAAAGGGTCATCAACATTTAACTGTTCATTTTTCTTTCTTTTTTGATTTTCCTGAATAATGTTTGACGGCAGTCTTATCATCCTTGAATTCTCGTTTAGAGAAGCCATAATAGATTGTTTAATCCACCAAACAGCATATGAAATAAATTTGTAACCACTGTTAGGGTCAAATCTTTCGGCGGCTCGTATGAGACCGATATTACCTTCGGATATTAAATCAATTAAATCCATACCATTGTTTTGATATGATTTAGCGACGGTGATTACAAAACGTAGATTACCCACTACGAGTTCGTTTAACAAATCGACTCTTTCCTTCTTAGGTAGGTCTTTATTTTTTAAGAGTTCGAAGACTTCATCCTGTCTTTGGTGAGTAATTACCTTAATCTTTCGGATGTCTTTGATGTAGTTCTGAATTTCTTCAGTGTTGATTAGTAATGTTTTGGCCATGAATGTTCGGTTTGTGGTTCATGGGTAAAAATATGTAAAAAAAATCAATTTTGGAAGCCATCCAAGAATTTTTTTTCGTCAGGAGTCAAACTGTCTATCCCCTCCTGTTCAATTTTCTCTAAAATATTATCAAGGTCCATTGTTTCGTTAGGGTTCTCGGTGTTTTCTTTTTTATTATATTCTAACCTTAATGAACTATATTCTTCACTTGGCTTAAACATAAAGTCCTTCATCTGTATAGGTAAATTGGCACTATATATACTTTCTCTTTCGAAGAGGAAGTAAAATTTCACATCCTCCATAGAAATAATATTGTGAAGTTCTTCAGAGAGCTCTTTTCTATTTGATTCGGATTCAAATATAACTATTATACTTTTAGACGTATCTTCAATAACAAACCTAACCTTGGCAATTTTTGGACTAACTCCAAGAACTTCCAAACAAAAAAATTCAATGTCTTCGTGGTCTTCGAAATTCGCGAATAAAAATAAAAGATATGTCTTCATTCAAATAAATTACTGTACGATTAAAAATACGGATAAAATTGCAATAAGTCCACCCCCAACGATGGTTTTGAACTTATTTTTCACCTTTTCTTTCTTCAACTGTAATTCTAAATTTTTTGTGTGATTTTCTAAAATTTGATATTTTTCGTCTTGAGATTTAATTATTGTTAAATAATTTTCCTCTTTCTTCTGCATGGTAACAATTACACTATCTTTCAGTGAAACCTTTTCCTCTAATTTTGTGATTTGTTCATTTGATAATTTCAATTCAGCAATCGCAGAATCACCTCTTAATAAGTCTTTAGCAATTGACTTAAATGTAGAAACCGGTAAACATTTTACTGGTTCGGGGGTTCGATTTTTATTATTTGTATCTGTCTGAGAAAAAGCTATCAAGCTCTGGCTCAGTAAAATTAGAAACACGATTAATTTTTTCATGATATACTTCCTTTACTATTGTTTTTTGATTTTTAATTTTATCGATACTATTATCAACTTCTCCAATTTCTTTATTGATGTTGTCGATTTTATCGTCTAACATTTCTTGTTCTTTATACATGTTATTAATTACAACATTCAAAGAATCAATCTTCGCCTTATCTTCAGGTGACATACCCACTCGAGGTGTTAAAATGAAAATCATCCAATACAGAACGAACAACCCGAACACAACCATTAAAACGGTTTTATAGTTCTTTGCAAGAAAACCTGCAATTTTATTTGTATTTTCTTTTGCGTTTAAAAGTCTTTCGTCCATATGATATAAATATTAATAATAATTATTTTTTCTTTCTAATTATCTCATCGATAATGCCATAACTCAACGCATCTTCTGATGATAACCACAAATCTCTCGACGCATCCTCCATGACAACTTCGGATGGTTTGTTACAATATTCACCCAATAGGTCAAATAGAATTTTATTTAATTTTTCCCATTCTTTCATATTAATCTTAGCATCCTGAATATTACCTTCAAAACCTCCTGAAGACTGATGTAACATTGTTCTACTGAATCTTAGTGAACATCTCTTACCTTTTGTACCCGCACCAAGTAAAACCGAACCCATAGATGCTGCCATTCCAGTGTTGATTGTACGAATATCCGAGTTGATATAATCCATTACATCCACCATTGATAATCCACTTTTTACAGAACCACCAGGACTATCAATGTGCATTGTGATATCAGTATTATCGATACTGTCTAAAAACATAAGTTGAGCTTGAACCACTGTCGACATGTTATCGTTTACAACACCCGCAACCCATATGATTCTTTCCATCATCAATCGTGAGAATACATCCATCACGGTTACGTTCATTTGTCTCTCTTCCAATATGTATGGAGTTAAACTGTCTTCAACTTGTTTGTTGTAGTGATGTAAATTTAAACCGCTAATCCCTTTGTCCTTAGCGAATAGTCCGAAGTCTTTATATAGTTTACTGTTCATGTGAATTATTTTTTTTAAATCTAAGAAAAAAAAGTGATATTAAGAAATTTTTGGTGTGATAAAATCAATTGAACTAATGTTGTTATCTTTTTTGACCATAACCAAATTGTCCGACCAGTTTCTAATTAATGGGTTATGGGAAATAACAAATATGTGTTCAAAATAATCTTTAATTTTTTTGAAGAACTCTCCCACCATTTCCAAATTCTCATCCGCAATTTTACCAAATACTTCATCCATTACAACAATATTTGGTTTGGGTAATGACGATATCTTGGTTAATACGCTTCGAAGGGCAAGTGATGAAATAGTTCTTTCATAACCCGAACCACTAACGAGTGGTTTTACTACTCTAGTTTCAGTATCAATCATTATAAATTCAACCTCGTTTCTCTCGTTGATGTTCAATTCTAAAATAAAGTGACAACTATCAACTAAAAGTCTGTACAACTCTTGGTTAATTAGTGGGACCATATTTTTTAAAATAACCTTTGAGATTCCATTCTTACCGAAAACGGTTAGGTAAACCTTGAAGATAGATTGAGTTTCATTTTCAACTTTTATCTTTCTAATTAAATCCTTATTAGTTTCAATTTTTTCAGTTAAAGTTTGATTCTGATTTTTTAATCTTTCAATAGTAGTGCCATAACTTCTTAGATTTGCATTGAGGGTTTCAATTTGAGACTTTAAACCCACAATTTCAGCATCTATTCTTTGATTCTCTTCTAACTTTTGTTTGTTGCGGTCATAGTTATCAAGTTTTGTTTGTAACTTTTCAATTTCTATTTTTTTCTGCTCGACCTCCAACTCATACCTTGTCTTTTTAATTTTGTTTTTTTCGTACCCATCGTACTCTTTTTTCAAATCAATAAAGACCTTTTCCTTTTCAGTTAATTCATCATACTTCTTACGATTATCTGTTTGAATTTTCCTAATTGATTCGACCAATTCTTTTAATTTATTTATTTCATCAGTGTGGTCAACCTCAGCTAATGCTCTTTTACAGGTCGGACATATTTGTCCTTCCTCTAATTGTTTTATTAGTTCTTCGTTTCGTTTAATGGAGTCAGCATTTACTCTACCTTCCACAACTATTCCATTCATTTCATCTTTTAGTAACAAATGATTTTCCTCAAGATAAAACTGTGAAGGTTCTTTTACATTAACAGAATCGGCGTTAGTAATTGAAACTTGTTTTTGTTTTTCCAAATTACTAATATCAACCTTTATTTGACTTGTATTGGTACGAATTAAATCTTGGTCAATATCTGTGTTTCTTTTTGACAACAAATCATCTCTTTTATTTTCCGCATTTTTTAAGGTTGACTGAGTTTTTGTTGTTTCAATTTCTAATCTAGATATTTCTGATTTGTTTTCATCGATACCTTCTTGAAAAGAAGTAATCTCTGTTTCCAAATCATTCATATTATGATTATTGGAAATCAATTTTTTACTCCATTCACTTTGAATTGTTTTACAGATTTCTTCTTTTTCTTTAAGAATTTCTAAACCTAAAAACTTTGTAAGTATTAAACCTCTTGCAGTAGGTTTTGATTCAATGAGTTCTTCTAAATTATTTCCAGTTGTTAATATTGTTGATAGAAAATCTTCCTCTGTGCCGATTGCCTTTGTTATAAAATCTTCAGTTTCTCTACGTTGTTCACCTGTTAAATTTTCAATCGTACCATCTTGATTTTTTTTATAAAAATCCAATTTATTTGTGACGGTATAATCACCACTTTTTGTTTTCTTACGTGAGCTTATTCTCTCAATAATGTAGTCCTCATTGTCTATGGTTATGTATCCCTTAACTTTTACTTCGTCATTGTTACTGAACCTATTGAAAATTTCTGAATTGGTTTTAGTTTTTGTGGTTTTATTAAAAAATAAAAACATCATTAAATCAACTGTTGCAGTTGACTTACCACCAAAATTTTTGGGTGTAGATTCTACAACTGTGATGCCGGGTAATATGGTAAAATCAATCTCATTGTTTCCCCCATAGGACAGGAAATTTGAAAATTCAACCTTTTTGATATACCATTTAGTGTATTTGATTCTATCACCGTTTTTACGGATGAATTCTTCATTTACTTTATTGTCAAGATTATTAAGTCTTTCTAATGATATATTGATTTCATTCTCCTCAACGAAATCTTTCATCAAAGTTTTTTGGTACTGAAAATCAGAAATATTTTCTGTTATGTCTAATGACGCTAATTTTGTTTGGTCATCATTGGATATAACTTTAGTTATAATTTGAACGTACTTTGTGTTGTATTTCTTTTGAAAATATGATTTAACTCTATTGAGTTTTTCAGAGGTGAAGTTCTCATGTGTATCCTGCCATGTAACTTTAATGTAGGGATTTTTAAGATTGGTTACTTCTTTCTTTGTAGTGTCCATTTGTTCTTCTTTAAGTTATAGGTTTGAACGTGTTCTTTTTTAAATGACATCCATTTTTCTATCTCTTCACTATTGTTTGGTTTGAATTCTGTGAAAAGTATTTTGTCTTTATTCTTAATTGTGGTTGGTTTTATTAATATAACTTGAGTAAAATCTCTGTTTGTTCTAATAAACCAATGCTTATTTTTGTTTGGGGTTATAGTATCACCTACTTTATCGTACCAATACTTTACCTTCCGTATTGGAATATTAACAGTCCTAAAATCATAACCACTAATCAAGGAATATTCATTCTCCCAAAAATCACCAATCCAACCCCCTCTTTCCAACTCCACACCAAATGAATTATCGTCAACACAAATTAAATCAATTGCTTTTGAATTAGGATGTGACTCGAACAAAATGTTAAAAACTTCTTTAATGAAAATTTTAGCAAAATTTCTTACTTCAGTGTCATCAAAACTTCTTTTTATGTAACCCATTTAAAATTTTTGAACATCCCGTCAGGGTTTATTTATTGAATCTACTTTCTTCAAAGAATTCAACTATTCCATTTATAGCCCATACACTTCCCGCGGTAAACATACCGTCAAAGAAAATAGATGGTAACCAATGAATACCAAAATGAGTTGTCATTCCCCCGAGACAGATTGAAAAGAAGAATCCAACCCATGTTGATGTACATAACATACAACTAATCAATCCTGAAATAAAATTTCCAACTCCTTGTAAAGGAGCGTATTCATTTTTGGCCCAATTATGTATGGAATCTCTTACAGAGTCAAAAATAGAACCGTAAACGATTATAGTGCTCATTCCATATGCTGCCATAATCCAAATAAAAATGTTTGTCATGTTTGAATGTATTTTATAAAATATATGAAAAAAAAATCAATAAAAAAATTATTCACCATATAAAGATGAGAGGTTACTGTCCTTCATAAATTTACCCTTTCTGCCGAGACCCTCTAATGATTTTGTTAGACTTTCCAATTCAGACTTTAATTTCTCATTTTCAACTTTTAAAGTGTTTAATTCTTCGTCATTTTTTACCTCAATAATCTTTTCAATTGGGACTTCTTTTATAACCTCTCTTACTACAATCTGAGTATCCCCTTTTATCTCCACCGGTACCTCTTTAATAACTTCAACAGGTACCTCTTTAATAACTTCTCGAATAATTTCAATTGGTTTTTCAATTATCCTATCTACGGGAATCTCTTTAATAATTTCTTTGATTACTTCCTTCTCTACTATCTTTTCACCAGATGAAAATCCAAATGGTACTTCACCGTACTTTACAATATTGAAACCTTTTTTAAAAACTTGTTCCGCAAATTCTTGAGGATTCTCAATTTTGTTTAATTCACAATACTTTATGAATTCATTATCTAATATTAAGTAGTTTTTCTGATTCATTGTCAATATCTAATATGTCAGATATGGAGAAATGTAGAAAAGGTTGTTCATTCTCTATATCATAAGTATGGTATTCATCGTTTACCACGTCATAAACACCGTATCCGTGATAATTAACTGTCTCACCAAAATTTTGTTGAATCAGAGAACCAATCATGATAGCTTTACCTCCGTTGGGTAAGTCAAACATTTGTCTTTTATGGATATCACCACAAAGTAATAAATCCAAACCAACAAAGTTTAATGGTGAGTAGGCATTTTCAAACTCGAACCCTAAATCAGTGGACAAACCTTGTATTGGTCCATGAAATAAACCAACATAAAATTTATTATCCTCTTTTTCAAAATCGGGTTTTTGATTGTGTTGATATAAAGAGTAAACCACCCAATTAATGTTCTCATCCTCATATACCCCACTGTTTTTGAAATATTTGACATTTTCATTATTCAACATTTCAACAATTGGGGTAATACTATCCAATCTACTCACATTATTTTCTAAAAAATCATGGTTTCCTGGTATTATTATAACAGGTCCGATGTTTTCGTGTAACTGTGTTAGGAACCAAGATGTGAGCATCATTTGTTCGTTTGAGATATTAATTTTTTGATGAGCAATGTCACCAGTAATGACCACTCTTATCTCATCGTAATTACAATCTTCCACTCTTCTCATCGCATCGTCAATTACCATCTTGAATTGTTTCTTATACATGTCATGTAATTGAAAGGTCCTGATGTGTAAATCAGATATGTGTATAATTTTTCTTATCATTTTAAGTATTTTTTTATATCCATTTGTAAAATCGAATTGGTCATGTCCGATGGGACTTTGTATTCCGTAAACGTCCCATTATCTTTAAGATGTGTAATGACACAACCTAATAATTTGATATCTGAAAACTTACTACCTTCCAACATTTTTAATAATAGTTTACCATACAATGGTAGTTGAACATAATAGTGACTTAGAGCGGTATCATAATAGTTTTCAAAAGGGTGTAACATTTTTGAAGTATAGGGTTGTATTTGAAAATTCTTTTCTTGGTTTGTTTTCCAATCCGTAACAACAATTCCAAATCCGTCTTTTTGTTTGTTCATCATCAGCCAGCATTTATCAGGTTGACCAACATATCCTAGTTCAGGGTCACCCAACACCATTTCAGTATCTAAGAGTACCGCACCTCTTTCTTCCATCAAGGTTAAAAAATCTTTACCCGCTGATATCATACTGTCACTCTTCATGATTTGTTGATTGTCACATTCAAAAATTGGTTGTCTCACATCTTTATAATTACCATATCTACCAACTAAATCAGTTTCTAACATGTAATGAACCCTACTACCTAAATTTGTAGAGTAATCACCCGCTTTCTTCCATTTTTCTAACAATAAACGAGTTTCTTCCTCGTCACCATCTGTCATTTGGTAAGCTTTAGATTCTGCATCAAATGGGATGTAAAATTTTTTAATGACTTTTGATACGGATGGAAAATTATTTCTATGTTTTCCATCTAAATCTCTCATAAAATAAATGTGTTCATCTTCATAAAAAGTAAGTTCTAACTCCTTTTTTCTAATTTCAACACACTCTCTGATTTCCTGTGCTATTTCTGTTAAATTCATTTTAATCTAATTTAAATTCTTTGTATTCGGTTAAGTTTCCTTGTAAATCTGCAATGTCTTTGTCTTTAGGTAGTTTCACGATGTTTATCTTACCCAATAGTTTACCACAATTTAATTTGTGATATAATTTTTCTGCGTCGTCCCACGCATCACCATCTAACAATATTGTCACTTCACATCTAAGGTCATATATTTTATTAAAGAGTAAATCACTTATGTACTTACCTAACATTGGGACGGCATTATCTAAAAAAATAGAGTCAAACGCACCCTCGACTAAATAAATTTTTTTTGACCAATCTATCAAACTTTCATTAAAAATAATTGTCTCTTTTTGTACGTCAGGATTTTTATATTTTAATTTAGTTTTTGACAAAAATGAACGTGCAACAAAGTAATTGATTTGTCTCCATTCATTATAAGATGGAATTATTATTCTATTCTCATATGGTCCTGAGAATGCAAACCCTATATTGTGTTTTCTTATTATTTTGTCAGTAACGTTTCTCTTTTTTAGATACGCCATGGCTTGTCTATAGTGGTGAGTCAATTTAACACCGTCACTTGGATTGTTAAGTGCAATAAATTCTTTGGGTAATTCAACTTGTTTGAATTGTTTTACCACAAGTTCTACCTCATCAGGTTTTAATAACTCATATCTTTTTAGATGTTTTTCGTTTCCATATTTTTTTATGAGTTTGTAAACCGAGCCATGGGTATTGTATAATTCAGAACATGACCAACACTTATAAACCAACATTTTGTAATTGATTTCCAAGTTACCTTTACCATCACCGTGGTCTAATCCTTTGATTTCGTGGGAACATACTGGACAATCAAACGCCAACTGTCCTTTGTATTCGTTGTGCATTCTACAGTCACCAAGAATATCTTCAAGGATGTCAATAACAGGTTTGTATTCAATGGCAACTGATGGCATAGATAAAATATACAAAATAAAAATTGTAAAACCAAACCGCATAAAAAAAGGTGGGGGTTATACACCAAAACCTCCCACCTTATGTCAAAATACTAATGCTATCTTGACATTATTAGTTATTGAATCAAATTCTTTTCAAAGTATACACAATCATTTTCATAAAAACAAATTTTAATTGGAAATACCTAATTTTTGCATGTTCACAAATCCAATCACCGCTGTTGCCGCATCACTCATATCGTAGTTTTCTTTTTTCAATTGACCGTTTTTACCATACAACCACTCTACCTCAGGACAAACGGTATTTACGTTTTCCCATATAATGTGTTTCTTGTCTATATCTTTAGGTAAACCACCAAATAAAACATTCTTACCCTTATCGTTTTTACCAACTAAGCTTGGAAATGCATATTTTCTTGCATTGTAGGTGGTAATGAAAGTAGGTACAATACCTAAAATCTCATAACACGATTTGAGAATCATTGTGTTGTATCTCAATAATGTTCCAACAGTGTAAATGTTATTTGAATTTAATAGTGGTTCCTCAATAACAACTCGTGTTATCCCCACATCTTTATAATCTTCTAAATGTTTTTTAAACGCCTGTGCCTTCTTTAGAAGTTCCTCAATCTTATCTTCAGGTTGAGGTTTTATTTTAGGAGAAAAGTGTGTCAATTCTAAAAGTCGCGAAGAATTAACATCAAATAGCGCCCATCCGATGGTCTTGGTTGAAATGTCTAATCCCAAAATTTTGGGTGCATTCTTAAATTTTATACTCATATAAAAATTATATGAGATATCATTTAAATTGTAAAGAGTTAGAAATCTATTTTTATTGCGAATACTTGTGTTCCGCTTCTTTTTACAGGATTGGCGGTCTTACCTATTGCCAACACTTCTTTATTTTCGTTCAATAAAGCAACTTCTGTAATTCTCTTATCTTGACCTGTAGTATACGTTGGATTTTGTGTAACATTAAATTGACTAGCCGGTAAGTTCACCAAGAAATTCATTTTCTCAATATCCGTTGCTCTTACCAATTTAATACTACCAGGAAAAGGTTGTTCATCACCAAACTGTGGTGCTGTTGATGGTTGATTTGGTATCTCACCAATATAAGATTCTAAATCAAATATTGTAGTATCATTATCGTACATGTCAAAAGTAACTTGAAATGAATAATCAACTAAGTTCGCAGGGTTAATTGTGTTACCAACAGTATGATTTGGTATATATTGAGTCATATCCAATAATTTCCAAAGATTTGGTTCAGGTAAATCACCATAATTGGTAACTTGAATTAATAATTGGAACTGATTAGCTATAAACCCATTTTTAAAATTACAAGTACTACCTGTTACCATATCTGTGAAATAACCATTTGCGAACTTGACATATAACTGACAGGGAGTTGTATAATAGGTACTACCTGTTGTTGTTTCGAATTTAGTATAGTAGTTACAAGGTAATCCATTCATTTGGGTATCACCCGTGTAGTTTAACATGTATGTTAACCATATAGTCTGTTCAGTTGAACCAGAATAAAAAGATTGTGCGGCTGGTAAATCACTTGGTAATAAGTTTATTTTTGGTGAAGGTAGTGTGTACTTTCTGTTAGATTTATAATCCATAACAGCAACCAACTCTTGGTCGTCAATGACAACTACTTTATTGTTTACGAAAATTTTACCAACTCTATTTCCAATCTCATCTAATAGATATCTGTACTTGATTTTTTGGTATGCGTTTTTCTTCGAACTAACAAAGTAATCTGTTGTGTCCATAGTAAGTAAAGCACCTATTGTTGTACCAGTATTTCTATGGTATTGAATAAATGGGATATATACTTCAAAATATTCTAAATCTGTTATCGTGTTACCAATTGAGTCTTCTAACAATGCTTGAGATTCCGTATTATTTGTGCTTATATAATCGTCGTACTTATAGAATCTTTCAGGGTCATTTTTTAAATCTCCGAGTTCTGAATAATGGATTACAGCAATACATCTTTGTTCCTCAGGAGTAACTTCAATCACTTCATTATATGAATTTTTATAAGAAGTGGGGTTAGTTACCGTGGTACCTGAACTTGTTGTAAATGTTTGACCACTTGATGTTGTATAACCTAAAAATTGTTTAGTTGATACGTGTTTGTTTGATGTAAAACCTGTTATGTTTTCGTCCACACCATTAACGTCAAAACCGATTGGTTTCATACCCCAAACGACATTCATGGTCCATGAATTTAATTGTTGTGTTGGGTCAATTTCCGCGGGTTTACAGTTTGGATTATATGTTACACTTACAGGATATTCATTTTCACAAGAATTACATACCACTTGAGCGGGACCTGTACATCCTGAAAAATTAGGTGTCGCTCTATCAAGATAAAGTGTATTTCCTGTTACACCTGTAATTTTATATGTTAAACTGTTTGTTTCACCAGTGATTACAGGATGATTTGGGTCATTACCACAAAATCCACCATAAACTATTGTAATATACTCACAGTCATTAAAACTAGCACCTGTTAATACGGTCACACTATTATCACCTGTCATCGCGGATAATGATATTTGTTGAGTTTCACACTCAACACTCGTTCCTGTACAATTACTACTATCATAATCAATATACTCGGTTACAAAACCGGCAGGACCCATAACGTTTCTTAAAGTATCGGTGGTTGAAGATTGTACGGGAATACCATAAACCGTAGAACCCGTGTTACTACTATCTAATTTATAGGGATATTTTACACCCCCTTCTTTATCAAAGGGTGCAAAGACCATTTGAAATGGTTGTGAGTTTAATCCTGTAAAATTATCAAACGGTGATGTGTAATCAAATTCAGAATCCCCAATTTGAAAATATGCGATGTTAAAACTACCTTTTGCAATAGAATTTCTACCCTTTTGGGTGATTCTAACTGATAAAAATTCTGAATTATTATTACTTAAAAAACTCATGGTTATAATATAAATACTTTAGTTGAGATAATCAATTTTAATTACATGTTCCAGTGCTTGTAAAAGTACCGTCACCATCATTCGTAACTTGAGGTGTTGGTGTTAAATAACCACAGTATGTCTCAGTTGTACCATTCCCAACAGTAATAAATTGAAGGGTACCGGTACAGTCAGTATAACTAAATGTGGTATGACCTCCTGTTCCTGTCGTTCCTCCATCGAATTCCCATAGTATGTCACATGGAGTAGCCGAACTGGTTGGGGTGAGTGTTGGTGTTGGGGTATTTGTTGGTGTTACTGTATTGGTAGAAGTCACGGTCGGTGTTGGTGTTACAGTTTCAGTTGGTGTAACTGTATTAGTAGGTGTTACAGTATTCGTTGGGGTTACGGTCGGTGTTGGTGTTACAGTTTCAGTTGGTGTAACTGTATTAGTAGGTGTTATTGTTGGTGTTGATGTGGGCGAACCACCGGGTGATGTTGTAATTGTTGGAGTTACTGTATTAGTAGGTGTTACAGTATTCGTTGGGGTTACGGTCGGTGTTGGTGTTAAAGTATTGGTGGGTGTGGGTGTTACAAGTGGTATGATTGAATCGGAGCAAATACCCACCCTAGAACCTGAGGCACCACCATTACCTGATATGGTCATCGAGATAAATGGTGTTGAATTTGTTATTATGAATTTTCCACCACCATTGACAAAAAGTGGTGCGGTTGAGCCACCAATAATTGTGTTACCTGTTATTGTTACATAACAACTTAACGGTGAAGATATTGTGGGGGTACCTGTATTTGTTGTAAATGTGAAATCTTCATCACTAGTACCACCCATACCGGTTATAAAAACAACTAAATCATTTACTGGTGAACTAAAATTGTATCTATATGAGAAAGGTCCTGAATTTCCTAAAAAGTTATGATAGTCGGTCATTACAATAGTGTCACCAACACAGGATGACGTGTATCCAGATGTATTTTCGGTAACACTACCACTATATGTTGATGTTATAGAAACACCGTTCACTGTCGAGGGGACATAAACGCTATCGTTACAAGTATACCCTGTTGATGGTGTACTACTAACAGTTGGTGTTGGGGTAAGTGTTGGTGTATTCGTAGGAGTCGCACTCTGAGTCGGTGTTACTGTTGGGGTGGGTGATGATATCGGTGTCGACGAACTATCACAACAATCATCCAAATTAACTCTAAAAACTTGTTCACAACAACCTTCACAATCAATTCTAACATATATCTCCATTAATGTTGGGTCTATACCTGTAATATCACAAATATCTCCTGTGGACATACTTGTACATGAAGTTATACCTGTTATGTTAGTTGAAGTTAATCCGGTATAGACCGTACAATTTGTATAATTAGAACCGGAATTAAATGAAATCTTAACGCCTTTTGGGGTGACCAAATCGTTTACACAACCTGAAGGTGTAACAGTAGGTGTAGGGGTTTTTGTTGGGGTGTTGGTGGGTGTTGGGGTTGGCGAACCACCAGGTGTTGATGTAACTGATGGTGTAACGCTAGGTGTTAGAGTCGGTGTTGATGTTACTGTAAGTGTAACTGTCGGTGTTAAAGACGGAGTTGTTGAAGGTGTTTCACTTGGTGTATTAGAGGGTGTTGCCGATGGTGAAGTAGTTGGTGTGGGCGAACCTCCTGGTGATGAAGTAACTGTAGGTGTAACTGTATTTGTAGGGGTTGATGTATTGGTTGGAGTTACTGATGGTGAGGTAGTTGGTGTGGGTGTAGGTGAATCGCCTGGTGATGAAGTAACTGTAGGTGTAACTGTATTTGTGGGAGTTGATGTATTGGTTGGTGTAGGTGAACCGCCAGGTGAAGTTGTGACTGTAGGTGTAACTGTATTTGTAGGAGTTACTGTTGGTGTGACAGATACAGTTGAAACCGGCGAACTTGTTGGTGTTACTGTTGGTGTTACTGTTGGTGTGACAGATACAGTTGAAGCTGGTGAACTTGTTGGTTCAGGAGTGACTGTAGGTGTGACTGTCGGAGTACTAGTTAATGTAGGTGTTGGGACCGGTAGTGAGTCACAATTTTGGTAGTCCTCACAACCACCATTAGGATTCACAACTATATTAGTTGGGTCACTGAATGTAATTGTTTGATTGTCAAAACATACACATTGATAAACCGTAGCAAAAGGTGCGATGGTTCCGGAAGTTTGAAGCAAACCATAACAATCAGTATATGAATATGTAATTGTATTTCCATCTTCACTTATGATTTGTTTACACACACAATCCGTACATATTGATGGTGTTGGTGTTGGGGTGGGGGATAGTGTTGGTGTTACAGTGTTAGTTGGTGTGGGTGTAACTGTTTTAGTAAGTGTTGGAGTTGGGGTTGGGGTTTCTGTGGGTGTTTCTGAAGGTGTTGGGGTTGGGGTTTCTGTGGGTGTTTCTGTTGGAGTTGGGGTTTCTGTGGGTGTTTCTGTTGGAGTTGGTGTCGGGGTTGGTGAAGGACATGATGGACACTCACCAGCTGTACAACTTGGTTGTGAAACCCACGTCCCAGTGTCGTCAACTGTTGCGGTTGAAGGGCCCGACGCAACCGCAATATAACAATCCGTATTGTCAGTGTATACACTACCTACTATATAATTTAATCCACTTTGTACTTCATAAATAGTGCCTCCTTGTTCACAACATTTTTCAAAAAAAGTGGTTTCTTGACATTGTGAACCACTATCATTTGCAGTACTATTCGATGCGGTTAATGGAGAATCGTTTTTAAAATAATATAAACTAGGTAATCCATTTTGTATGTCGGTACAAATAGTATAACTACCATTTGAAAAACTTGTTGTTGTAAGTACACCATTACAGTTGTAATAAGCAACATACACCTTACCATTATTAACAGGGTTAGTGTTACCGGTGGCATTACCGGTATCCAATGAACTTATTGTGACGTTATATAATTGACAAGCCATTTATTACGTTATTTGAACAACATTAACATTAAATGCACATGGGTAGTAACAATCACTACATCTTAAATCAACTAATGCTAATTGATAACCACCTTGCAATTTTGGTACCGATGATGGTACAGGGTTTATGTGTCCGTCACAGTGTTCCACAAATACAAAAATTTGTGGTATGTTATCCAATAAACTTATATTAAACGTATATCCCGTTGATATTGGAATTAAAACTTCAACCCCATTGATATAATTTGCATCATCAATATTATGTGTTAACCCTGTGTAGATATAGTACCCGTTACAAGGTGTTTGTCCTGAAAAATTTGATATTGTTACTGAGTATGTTACTAATGACGGCATTATTTCATAAATATAAATTCAATGTTTAATTACAATAATCGGGATTTAAATCACAATCTATAAATGCAATACCACAATAGTTAGGGTCTGTTATGGTTCCACTTAAACCGGTTTGTGCAACTAAGTATTCACCAGCACTTGGATTGAGTGTAATATTTCCACTATCCTGTGATGAACCAATGAATATTTGCCATTGTGGTGATGTGTATACCGCAATTACCACCCCTGAACTATTAACCTTATAAAAAGTAATTGGGATATTTGAAGTGGCGGTTGTTACACTACCTAAATTATCTTTTAGTGTCCAAGTAACTTCATATTGTATATTTTCATCTATCGTTTCAATACTGTACCATAAACAATATGATGAAGGGGTGTTTTGTGTTGGAGTAGGAGTTGGAGTCTTGGTAACTGTTGGGGTTGGTGATAAACCAGGAGTTTTTGTTGGAGTAGGGGTTGGTGTAATTGAAGCGTTCGGTGTCTTAGATGGTGTAGCGGTAACTGTTGGTGTTTTTGTAACTGTAGGTGTTGGGGTTGGGGTTCTTGTAACTGTAGGTGTTGGAGTTGGACTTATTGGTGGGTCACACTGTACCTCAACACTAAAACATAGTGTATCATAACAAGGAAACGCTTTACTATCGTGAGTGTAAATATTTTTAATTATATAACGACCTGTAGTGTCGTCTGTCATTTTAACCCAATATTGAGTATTAAAACTTAAGTTTGTAATTGTAACAGCTGTAAGAGTTAAACCTGTTGCGTAAAGTGTAAATGTTGAATTGTTCGTTTCAGGATACGGGCTATCACCGGACTTGTATCTAATTGAGTACGTACCATCATTGATTATATTGTATAAACGAACATTTAATCCCATTTTTTAATTATTGATTTCTATATTTGATAAATATAAAAAATCCTATTTTATAGTAAAGTTATTTTAACATCCATCACCAATTGTATACTGAGTAGTTACCGAACCAGAAACTACTTCATAAATTACACTTCCAATTTGAAAAAACCCATCAAATGTTGTTGTTAAGTTATTATTCGTGTAGATGGTAACACCTGAATCATAAATATTGACCACATTTGGTAATGTGTATAATGTTACACTATACGAACCTGAACACAACACAACCCCACTACAGTAATTTGTACATCCAACCATATTCCATTCTTGATATGTCGGACTAGGTGTTGGTGTAACTGATGGAGTTTTAGTTGGGGTTGGGGTTTTAGTTAAAGTAGGGGTTGGGGTTGGGGAAACCGCTACCAAGGATGAACCACAAATTTCGTATAGAGCATTATCATTTATACCATATATTGTATTTGTCGGTACATACAAAGGTTTAGAAATACCGTCACCAATAATTTCACTAAATATACCTGTTGTCGGGTCTAGAACACCTAAGAATCCATCTGACAATGTTGAATATCTGCTAATATATAATTTACCGTTATCAGGATTATATATCATAGACCTTGTTGAGCCAAAAATCCAAGTTGCTCCCGATATTGAATTTAAAGTAAGTGTGGTGTTTGTTGCAACATCTATTTTGTATACCGTAGACGCACTAACTAAATAAATAATATTGTTCGTCACATCCAAAGCAATTAAACTTGCTGAGGTGATTGGTAGTGATGTACCATCTAACGAAATAGTATTACCAGAACAAGAATATATTCTACCACTCTGAGCGAAATATAATTTATTATTATTAGGATTGTAAACAGTCGCTTCAGGGTTTGATAAAGTTATACCTGTAATTTGGTTTGTAAAAGTATCTGTTGAACCATCTATGACACTAATTTGTGAAACTGAAAAATTTCCACCTGTTTGACTAAATGCATAAATTTTATTTAAAACAGAATTATATTCAATTTTTCCTAAACCTGATGTTATTCCCGAAATTGATATTGACGATGTTGTGTTTGTGTTTAAATTTCTTATTAACATTTTAACAGGAAATGATGATTCCCAACTGTATAATTTGTTGTTAGTTGAGTTATATCCTAATAATAAACTACTTCCTGACCATGTAAATTCATTTGTTAAACTTGTTGAATTTGGGACAAAAGATTGTACAACACTTGATGCGTTTAGAACGTATGCTTTGTTATTTGATGATGAATAAACCATACCTTGTCTACCAACGGCAGAATATGAATTCGTTGCGGCAAGAGTATTTCTAACTGAATCACTACAACCACCTGATGGTGTTGGGGTCAGGGTCGGGGTTACGGTATTAGTAGGTGTTACACTTGGGGTCGCAACTGGATTACCGGATGGACTTGGTGTTGGGGTTTTTGTTGGGGTCGGGGTTGGAGATACAATAGGTACAGGTAATGTAAAATTCACAGAATTAGTACACGTACCAGTACTTTGAACTGTAAATGTTGTTATTGAATAACACACAAGTGCGGTATACCCAGATAATAATTGAGATGTTGTCACACCAGTTGCAATTAATACTATAGTTCCTCCTGTTGTTGTTCCCGAAATATTATAAGGTCCGGCTTGCGTTAAAAAATAAATTGGGTGTAATGAGAATGTATATTGAGTACATCCTGTAGGTACTAGTGAAGGTGATGGGGTTACTGTGGGTGTTACACTAACAGTTACCGAAGGTGTTAATGAAGGGGTATTTGTGGGTGTATTTGTTGGTGTAACCGAAGGTGTCGAACCTAACGTACTTGACGGTGTATTTGTGGGTGTATTTGTTGGTGTAACCGAAGGTGTCGGAGTTAGACTTGGAGTTTTTGTTGGAGTTACAGTATTTGTTGGGGTTGGGGTTTCGGAAGGAGTTTCGGAAGGAGTTTGTGTTAATGTGGGTGTTGGAGTTGGGGTCACACTCGGACAAACTACAGTACAGAAACCATTGAAAGATATCCCTGCATATGGGTAACTCGGGTCGTAACAAACATATGTTGGTGAAAATGAACCACTATGATATACACCACAACAGTCCGTATAATACCAATTTGGTGAATCGGTTATACCTGAGTAACATAAAGTTGGTGTGGGTGTTGGAGTAGGGGTAGGAGTTGGACTTGGTGGTGTTAAACAGTCAATACAATTTGTAAAAAGAGCATTTTCAGAAATTAATTGTGCAACAGTATAATTGTAAGTGGTGCTACCAGTGCCTTGTTCATAAACTCCTGTATAGTTGTAACATGTACCATCATAAGAAATTGTTGCACCTGTACTTTGGAAATACTGATTAACTTCTGAATTTTTTAAACCAAAGTAAACAAATGCCCCTGGTATTTGGCAATGTTCAAATTGCCACCCATTAAAATCGTCGTTACATTGTTCACAGGTTGTATAACCACTAAAAATAACCGTACCTGACGGTCCACCTCCGACATTTCCTGTTGAAGACCAACATTGGTAATCAGCAAAAATCGTGTCACCCGATAATACTAAACTGTCATCGACGACAAAATCATAGTATGACGCTGGGTCTAAACAATTTTGAAATGTTATTATTTGTGCTGGCATTTATTACTATTCTTTCTATAAATACTTAAATCATTATTTTATCATTAACATGCTTCTCCACAAAATGTGTTACAATAATCACCACAACCAGTACCGTATGTATATTGCGAAGTATATATTGGTGGTACGAAGTTTCCTCTAAACAATATAAACACATTTGTCACTCTCATAAGACAAACGCTATAATTACCAGGGGCGTTATAACCTTGTGTTGTGAATGTACCATCACAACATTGGTATGCAAAGTATACTTGATTATCATCTGAGGCTGTTAAATCATTAATATCAACAAAAAAGTCTGTACACAAACAATCACCACAAGCACCATCATACGTTATCTCCCCACCATAAGGACCTAATACACTTGGAATACTACATGAACATATCTCAATTGTACCACTTGCTGGGTACACATTTGGGTCAAGTATTTCTGTGGGTGTTCCTCCACCGCAACAAGTGGTATAGTTAACTATATTACCAGGTCCTAATCCTGTAATAATATATGACTCACAAACACATGGTGGAGTTGGGGTTGGGGTCGGAGTTGGAGTTGGGGTTGGGGTTGATGACGGATTTGAAACCGGAGATGGTGTTGGAGTGTTTGTTGGAGTGTTTGTTGGAGTTACAGTCTTGGTTGGTGTATTTGTAGGAGTATTGGTTGGTGTTAAAGTTGGAGTAACTGTCCTTGTTGGAGTATTTGTAGGGGTAAAGGTTGGAGTTACAGTCTTGGTTGGAGTATTTGTAGGGGTAAAGGTTGGAGTTACAGTCTTGGTTGGTGTATTTGTAGGGGTAAAGGTTGGAGTTACAGTCTTGGTTGGTGTATTTGTAGGAGTATTGGTTGGTGTTAAAGTTGGAGTAACTGTCCTTGTTGGTGTATTTGTCGGTGTTTTTGTTGGGGTTAAAGTTGGTGTAACTGTTGGTGTAACTGTTGGGGTTGGTGAAGGACAAGGGTGATAAGTTTCACATTCAGTACATGTATTGTATGTACCATACGCAGTGATTGCGGAACCAGGTACTCCTGGTCCGACTGAGTTTGTAACAAAATAACAACAACCATTAATTGATATATAACGGTTTACTAAAAGATTTGGGTTAAATCCATTTTGACAACCAAATTGAATTGTATATTGTCCTGTTGTACCACAACATCCACATCTTTGTAAATCGAAAATCCAAGTGGCGCATGGGTTAGCTCCAATACATGTTTCACATGTATCAACACTAAATGATGATGGTGGATAATACCCGTCAACCCCACTAAAGTTTGGTGGTGAGTAGGTTTGACTATAACCTTCAACAAAATAACAACATCCATTTATAACAATAGTTTGACCTTGTGAAATACCGCTTTGAACATAGGTCAAATTAGTTGTTATACTTAAATAAGAAATAGTATTACCTAAAATACCACCATCACAACATGGTAATAAATAAACATAACCAACCTGTAAGGATGGTGATGGTGTTACTGTGCTTGTTGGTGTTAATGTAGGAGTTAAAGTTGGTGTAACTGTTTTTGTTGGTGTATTGGTAGGGGTTACGGATGGTGTTCTCGTAGGAGTAACACTATTGGTTGGGGTGTTAGTCGGGGTTAAAGTTGGTGTAACTGTTCTTGTTGGTGTATTGGTAGGGGTTACCGTAGGGCTAACAGTGGCGGCTGGAGTTCTTGTTGGAGTAACAGTATTTGTTGGGGTATTGGTTGGTGTGAGAGTTGGTGTAACTGTTCTTGTTGGTGTATTGGTAGGGGTTACCGTATTCGTAGGTGTAACAGTTCTGGTTGGTGTTGGTGTCGGGGTTGGTGATGGACAAAAATTTAGAGTTTCTCCTAAACATTGTGCACAACTTGTCTGAACAGTAGTGTAAATCGTACCTCCAGGTCCTACCTGTTGCACATACGTTGCACATAACTGAATGTCTTGTAAATAAAATACCGTACCTAACAATGTACCTAATGGTACTTGACCATAATAAACATTGGTGTCACCAGGACAACATGATTCAAATCTAGCAGCAACATACTGAGGACTAGCCGTTGGGGTTACTGTTTTGGTTGGTGTCAATGTTGGTGTAACAGTATTTGTTGGAGTGTTAGTTGGTGTTACGGTTGGACTAACTGTGGCAGCCGGTGTTCTTGTTGGTGTAACAGTATTTGTTGGGGTATTTGTTGGAGTTACCGTAGGACTAACAGTGGCTGCTGGAGTTCTTGTTGGGGTATTGGTTGGGGTAACAGTATTTGTGGGGGTTACTGTGTTCGTTGGGGTATTGGTAGGTGTATTTGTTGGTGTTAATGTTGGACTAACAGTAGCCGCTGGTGTTCTTGTTGGTGTAACAGTATTTGTTGGGGTATTTGTTGGAGTTACCGTATTTGTTGGAGTATTAGTTGGGGTGTTAGTTGGTGTTACAGTGTTGGTTGGTGTATTAGTTGGAGTTAAAGTTGGTGTAACTGTTCTTGTTGGTGTATTGGTAGGTGTAACTGTATTCGTAGGGGTGACTGTATTAGTTGGAGTGTTGGTTGGAGTATTAGTTGGAGTTAAGGTTGGACTAACAGTGGCAGCTGGTGTTCTTGTCGGGGTTACGGTATTAGTAGGGGTATTGGTTGGAGTTACCGTATTTGTTGGAGTATTAGTTGGGGTGTTGGTTGGAGTAACAGTGTTGGTTGGGGTGTTAGTAGGGGTGTTGGTCGGTGTAACTGTATTTGTTGGAGTAACAGTATTAGTAGGTGTGTTTGTTGGTGTGTTAGTCGGTGTTAATGTTGGACTAACAGTAGCCGCTGGTGTTCTCGTAGGAGTTACAGTATTGGTAGGAGTATTGGTAGGAGTAACGGTGTTTGTTGGGGTGTTTGTAGGAGTATTGGTTGGTGTTACAGTATTGGTTGGAGTATTGGTTGGTGTAAAAGTTGGTGTAACAGTTTTTGTTGGTGTATTAGTAGGAGTATTGGTCGGTGTGACAGTGTTGGTTGGTGTTACTGTATTTGTTGGAGTATTGGTTGGGGTATTGGTTGGTGTAAGGGTAGGACTAACAGTGGCTGCCGGAGTTCTTGTTGGAGTAACAGTATTGGTTGGGGTATTGGTTGGTGTAACAGTATTAGTCGGCGTATTGGTTGGAGTATTTGTTGGTGTGACTGTATTCGTTGGAGTGTTAGTAGGTGTAAAAGTTGGTGTGACGGTTCTTGTTGGTGTATTGGTTGGTGTAACGGTATTGGTTGGGGTGTTTGTGGGTGTAAGGGTAGGACTAACAGTGGCGGCCGGAGTTCTTGTTGGAGTCACTGTATTGGTCGGTGTGTTGGTGGGTGTGACTGTGTTAGTAGGTGTATTTGTAGGTGTATTAGTTGGTGTGACTGTATTTGTTGGAGTGTTTGTTGGGGTGTTTGTGGGTGTAACAGTATTAGTAGGAGTATTGGTTGGTGTTACAGTTTTGGTTGGAGTGTTAGTAGGTGTAACAGTATTAGTAGGTGTATTGGTAGGTGTATTGGTTGGTGTAACAGTATTCGTAGGAGTATTTGTTGGAGTATTTGTTGGACTAACAGTAGCTGCTGGTGTTCTTGTT